CTTTTTTTTGTTCGTTCTTTTCCATAGTAATACCGTTTTAGGGGCTACCTTTTTTATTCAACGACCGCCAGAAAGGTAGCTAAACTGAGCCTACTTACGATTAGGATTCCCTGGTGCGCTTCTACTTTACAGTAACTTCTTTAAGCGTGGAATGTACTACGATCCCGTGTACTTAGGGCACATTACTTTGTTAATTTATTTAGTATGATATAAGCTAGACATCCTAACATACCTACTAAACATAGTGCAGTAAATTCTGTCATTTAACTGTATTTATTTCTTTCTTAAACTGTTTATATAAATCCTCAGAGAAAGTATATTCTATTTGTCCTGGTAAAGTAAAGGATCTATAATTATCATTTAATTTATAGTTCTTACTTATCTTACTTAAGTAAAGGCAATTAGAATACTGCTAATCTCTTTGTCTTATGAAATAGTAATTCATGCTTCTGTTATTATAAATCCATACAATCTCATTAGATTCTACTAAGTAGAAGAACTTAGTTTATATACTTCATTTGCAATAAAGTTTATATCATCATTTGAGTACATATTGTTAATAATAAGTTAATAGTAATTCTAAAGTAATGGGACTTACATCATCTACTTTAGTTAATTCTTCTAATATATCTTCTGTATTCATACTGTATTTAACTGTATCTACTGTATACAGTAACGTATATTTAACTATATTAGTTGTTATTATTAACATTTATTATGAATATTTATTTAAGTTTAATAGCTATTTTTTAACATTATTTAAAATAAAAATATATAAAAAATTTTTTTGGTGAAGAAATCTGCGTGTGGGAAGCTGTACAAAATCAAGCCCCCTCTCTCTTTAATCGGGGGAAAGACCCCGTAGTAGTAACATTAATAAGTAAAAGTATGACTAAATCAGATTTCGACAACTCAGTATTCGTAGTAAAAGTGTATGAACACACTACTCCTTTAATCGTAGAAGTATTTCCAGCAACTGAACAAGGTATCAGTGATGCACACCGGTATTGTGAAATTATGGAAAGAACTGGTAAAGGAAGATACGATGTGGTTGTGCCTATCACACAAACCAACCGTTAAATAAAGGGATAATTAATTTTATCCCTTTATCTTTTCTTATTAATATATAGCGCAAATTACAAACCCATAAATATCAGCAACTATGAAAGTAAAAGTAGACTATGACAGAAGTGAAATCGTTGAATTTCAATCTGATGCAGACAAAGGACACAATTATTTAAGATTAATATTTGTGCCAGAGAAAATGTCACTACTAGAAAGAGCGGCAAAAGGACGTTCATCAGAATATCAGATGAACTTCTATCCTCAAAGAGATAACGAAGGTACAATAAACCAAGAGTTTGAAGATGCTATCATTGATGCATTTAACAACAAAGAAATCGACAAAGAGCCTGTTTATGTAGACAGAGTAAGTGTAGAGATTGCACCAGTTGTTATGACTTATCAAACAGATAGTAGAAGAGGAAACTATTCTAAAGGTGACGTAATCATGGAAGGTAACAACGCTAGAATTTACACAAGCATCCAGCTTACTTGCTTGATGAAAATTGTAAAAGGTGAGGAAGTACCAATGATGAGTGAAAACGAGCTTAAAACTCGTGCAAATGCTATCAGAGCATATCGTATTGATGAAGGTCAATGGTATGATGCTGAAGAATATTTAGCAAATACAAATGACGAAACAGAAGAGGAAGAACAACCTGACATCATAAATGATGAACCAGAACAACCAAAACAACAACCTCAGAATCGTCAACCAAACAGACCTGTCAGAAGATAAACTAAAGGAGCGGTGCAAAAAAGCACCGCCCTTTTTTAAAAAGAAGCAACAAAACCAGACAATGATATAATCAATACATCATGAAAATTCTAACTAAAATCATTAAAACAAGTGCAGCAATTGCAGCATTATCAGCAATAGCAGCAATTATAACAGGAATAATATTTGAGAGTGCGAAACTAACAAGTTATTTTCTTGGAATATTCATAGTACTTAGTTTAATCAACCTAAATATCTATATAATACTAGGCATGTTAGGTAAAGACACTAAAGACTTAGAAAATTAAGAAAATATCTATGATAAAGCTTATAAATATTATAACACAAATCATAATAGTACTAGGATGTTGTGCTATATTAATATTTACATTATCTATAGCAATAGCATTTACCAAAGGCGATTTTGCAACAATAACAAATATATACGATTGTGTATACATGCAAAACATGCTAATAAAGCTTAGTAATATATCATTTATAGCAGTAATATTAATGCTGCTTAATATGATTAACAATACTATCTAGATTTAATTATCTCTATAGTAACTAAACAGAAAACCAGCGCTATAAAAAACTATAAGACAGTCTAGTTCCTCTTAGGATAAGACGTCTTGCAACACCAGTTTCTTATAATAAGTCTAAGATGGAAATGCCGGTTACGGTTAATAGCACCATTGGCTCATCCTTATAAGTTTTAGACGGTTGACAGACGGGAAAGACCGTTCTTGTGCTTTTCGCGTTTCGGGTATTGAAATATAAAATGCGACGTAATTGCTCCGTTCAATTCAAAGAGCGTTAGAGAAAAGGCTCATAGCTGGGTGAAAATCTATTCCCGGCATTTTTAAAAAACTCAATAACTTCGGAGTAGCGTAAGCTACGGAGTTGTGTAACAATCCCAAGACATTGAGGGCACCAGTTTCTTATATTAGCGTAAGGCTTACAGAAGAAGTCATAGTTCCTATATGGATGAAAAGATGTACTCGGAGTTAATAACTCAACGTTATGACAGTATGCAGCTATAAAGATATAAGTTTTAGGTGTAAAATGCTAATTATTTATTTCTATATTATAAGGATACAGCCATACTATCCTTTACTTTATTATTACTTAACCATACACTACAGTCTGTGAAGATAGTAGTGTTTTTAAACAGATTATTAACTTAAAATTAAGATAAAATGCTAAGGTACACAATTTTAGATATTGTTATCAACAATAATGATAATATATCACAAGAAACATTTGAATGCTTTATAGAAGCTATTGAAGAAAATCCAAAAATTGATCTTATAAAAGAAATAAATCAAGAAATAGGAGAAGTAGGAAATATTCAACATCGTATAATTTTACGATACGAGAATGAATTCATACCTGTAATAAAAAATATCATTGAAGACTTTAATCTAACTAATAATATTAAAAGTTAAAATTATGAAAACAAGAAAACACTTTATCAGAAAGTATGAACTCTTAGCAAGATGTATTCAAACTAACTTAGAGTTATTTATACTACAATAGTAATGCAGCCATAGACAGTGGCAAGCCTGTAAATGCAGAGCCAACTACATGTAGTATTAGTACTAATTTTTAATTTAAAACAACTAAAGTATGAACTTAGAAGATATCAAATCGTACAAAGATGCGTGTAAAATCATTAATCGCAAGCCTAGACGTTATAGAGATAACCATATAAACATATATGAACAACTATCTACAATTACGGCAGCTGTGAATTATATTGAAACAGGTACGCAGTGGAAACATATAGTAAAACCAAATAATGAATTCTATGAGATTTATTATTGGAAAACATTCAGCACTCACTCAAATTATAAATCGGATAAAGGTCTATTCTATCTTGATTCCAATGATGGGGTTGGTGGTTCCTATGCTGATATCGGTTCTGATTTACGATTTGCAACAGCACGTGGTGCAGAATATGTTAAAACAACTTTTGAAATACTATTACGTCAGTGGTTTGATCCTGATTCTATTAAATAGTAGGGGACAGCATTAGCTGTCCTCTTTATATGTTTAATCAATAAACTAAAGTATATGCAACAATTAGTAACAATATCTTTCGCAATTAAGAACACAAAAGAAGAAAGAAACAAAATCATAAAATATATGAATAGGCATTTTAGCATACCTGTGCAAGAAACTAATAATTTACTAGATATTGCGTACATAGCAGAACTAGTTTACTTTAGAGCCATAGATTTTGAATTAGACTTTCCTGATGAATATACAGAGGAGGATATGTTTAAGAAACTAAAAATAGCACTCCCTGATGTATCGTTTACTTGTCAAATCAATAACAAAACTTTTGAACATGACATATCAATTAAACCTGAAAATAAAAAAGTTGAGCCGACAAATAGAAACACAACTAATATTTCAGTTACAATTGAAAAAGCACTAAAAGAAGAGTTTGTCATTATTCATAGAAAAGACCTTGAAAAATTAAAAAGAACTGAAAATGGACTAAAAGACTTACTAGGAACTATCGAAAATTTAAACAATAAACTTAAAACTTTATCAAATGACATTAGAACAATTTCAGAATCTTAAAATCGGCGACATAGTAGTAGCTAAATTAGTTAACTCAAAACAAAGTCGCGTTAACCCTGTCACTAACATTGACAGAGGAAATCTAAAACTACACATAGGTAGAAGTGGAAAATGGCGTAGCTATTCACAATTTGAAGTATTAACTGCTGAATATGTAGTTAAATGGATCAAACGAAGAATAGATAGTAAATCATCTCCTCATTTTACTATTGAAATTAAGAGTGATACTGAAGTAACATTTAAAGTTCATAAAAAAGTACAATTCAATCAATGAAAAAGTTAACAGAACAACAAAAAGTCAGAAGGCAAATATTATTTAATATGCCTTATTTATTGCTTACTTTTCTTATCAAAGAAAAAGTATTAGATAGCTTTTTAGACGGCAGTAGTAAATATGCTCATGATAATAAAATAAACCTAGAATCATTTTATAGAATATTAAGAATTCCTGATATGGCAATTGAATGTACACTTATATGGAGATATACAAAAGAAGGACATCATTTTTGGAGAAAACTTCACAATAAATATAAAAACATATGGGAAATGAACGATTCTGGCGCATTGTTATTACTATCAGATTATTAGTATACTTACTAATATTATTAGCAGTAGTAATAGCAATAGTATTTGTAGCAAATAGTATTTAATCAATAAATAATTATTATGCAAAAGTTAATGTATTTTTTATTTGGACTCATAACTGCATTATTTGCAGCTGTAATGATTATTGAACATCAAGGAATATATTTCTTTGATGAAGAAGTGTACGGACTGTTATATACCGATTATTGGAATTATTGGTATTACTCTAAAGTAGTGATAATCGCACTATTTATATTCTGCGTATTATCTTTTGTATATACACTTGGTAGTGGATATAAAGATAAAGACAATGGATACAAAGAAATCAAACCAAGCTGATTTAGCAGATATATGGTGGAATAAATTTGAAAACTGGTATGAAACACATCCAGTAACAAGAGTATTAATTGTAATAGATGCAATATTAATAGCATTTATATACTTAGTATTAACTTAAAACATTATCAAAATGAGTGAATTTTTATTATTACATGACAATGAATCAGGAGGAAAGCCAGCCACTGTAAGAAAAAGTATTATTTCTTCAGTTCTTCCATCAGGAGATTATTCAGAAGGATCAGCTATCTTTACTAAACTTGATGATGGAGAAACTATGATTCTCGAAGCAAAAGAATCAGTAGAAGAGATTTATAACATGTTAAAAGATTAAACAACATTTATCAAAAATGAAAAGTAAATACGTATTTTGGCTAATTGCAGCAATAGCAGCATTAGCAATTTTTATCAGTTGTGCAAGACCTCGTAGTCCTAAAGAAAAACAAATCCCTAAAACGGACACAATTGAACAAGTAGTAGCACCAACAGTACAAGAAGTGCTACAGTGGCGTGAAAGTATGAGATTAGACAAGTATGTAGATAGTGTGTTCTTGGTTATGCCAGAACAAGTACTAACTCAAATACTTGTAACCAAAGGTACAGATTTATCAAATCATGAAATTGTTTCTATTTATATTAGTAACAAAGACTTTTATGATAAATTAATAAAGAGGAGTATGGATATACAAAAAGAATATATACCAGATAGTATGCCAAGGTCCTCATTACCACAACTTAATAGTGACTCAATTCATGCCGCAGTACATTAGAAAATTAGTGTTAAAACACGAAGATGAATCTCTAGAGCAATATGAAACTAGAGTAAACAAAGAATTAGAAAAGCTTGAGAATTATAGTGAAGATGAAGCACATACTCATTTATTTGCAACAGATTCACAATACTTAGCTACTATAATGTTTTGTAAAAAAGATGATTCTATAAAGAAGAAAATAGGATTTTAAATATCATCAGATAAAGCTGTATTGGTTCGTGAGAATAGATGCAGCTGCCTCCTTACTGTGAGAATCAGTGACAAACATGTGGGGCTTATATCTAATCATTTCAGAGGGCAGCATTGCTGTCGTTTGAAGGTAGGTGGAGGAGATTAGTATTAGTGCAGACGTTAAAACCATGTACTCCAATAAGATTAGTTTGACAGCTATATCTGCTTATGAGTTAAAACTAAGTGAGAGTCATTTTAATTAGTATTTCAATTAAGCTGTATTAATGTAGAAGTTACACAACGATGTGAATCGTCAAGCCTGCAATATACTGCAATATATTGTATAAACTGTTACATGCCTTCTTTATTTACTGTAAGCGTACAGTAGAAAATGTGTGTTAATATATAATTAAGATTGATAAAACCATCTAGTTGCAGCTAGACGTCCTCAAAATATTGTATAATTAAAACTATTAAATATGAAAGAATGAATATTTTTAAGAAAATCAAACTGAAAATCAGTAGTTACAGAAGGCTAAAAGCCTATCATAGTAACATTAAACGACTTGCTGAATTAGAATTATTAGACAATCCTAAAAAGCAAAAAGAAGTTGCATTACGTTCACAATGTTTAATTCATGGGCACAAATGGAAAAATGAGCCTAATAACAATGAATTAAGCATTCCTATTACTAAAAGAACTTACTGTGAAAGATGTGGTAAGTACTATAGTCAAGAAATTTATAAACAACTTTAAATTCATATCAAATGAAATCTTTAAACTTTGTAATTATTGGAATTCCTGCATCAATCAATCAGGAAAGTATTGTAACAGCAGTAGCTCTTATGGCTAAGAAACTTGGTTTATCAGAAGTACATACAGAAATACTTGAAACAAGTAAATTTGCAACTAGCTCTTCAAATAAACAAATGATTGAAAACATCTTAAAAGACGTTATTACTGTATGTACCGCAGCTGGTCTAATGAATATTGCTGCAATCAATGCCAATTTTTGGAAATTGATTGAAGATGGTAAATTAACTAGACCACAAATTGAGATGATGCTGGATGAAAAAGAAGTTACAATTGAGTATCTCAACAAAAAGGGATGTGCTTATATCTTTGATCTTTTAGTACAAGCAATTAGAGTGTTATAATTATGGGAAAGACCTATAAAGAATCTCATTTTCCAGGCTCTAAGCAATCAGGAAAAGCAGCTGAATATCAGTCTAAAAAAAGAGTTAGACATTCTAAAATGCAACCGTATAAAAGGGAAAGAGCTATAGTATAATTTTTGTTATAAGTGAAATTATGAGCAGAAAACAAAGAAGTTTAGCTAAAAAGATGTATAATAAACTATATCTAAATGAGGCATTATTAAGTGGAAAATCTGTTCTTGAAGTATTTAGAATACATCATAGAACAAGTAAAACTAAAATTAATGATCTAGAAATGTATTATTATCGTCTTTATGCAAAGCTACAAGAAAAAGAGGAAATGAAGAAGAAATTCTTAAGTGAAACACTTCCTCGAATAAAAGAAGCAAATAAACGTCGAGAAGCAGCATATTTAGCAGCTATTGGCAAGTAAACAGAATTACTAATTAAGTAGTTATGATAGAATCCAATCAACACAGAAGGTTATAACGCCAGACCCCTAAAGGTGATTAATACCTACGGACTATACAACGGTCAACCTTATTTAAGGTCAGGAGAAGGAAAAGGGCTAGCTATCAAATAAGGCGTACGAATAGATAGTATAACTTTCTATTTCTTTATTATTATGTGGACAAAAGAAGAACTAGAAAAGAAAACAAAAGAAGAACTGATAAATATTATTATTAAAATGCAGATAGATATTCGAGAAGAAAGAGATGAAATCTATCGCAGACATTTATCAGATACTTTATGGGGTTAATTCATTCACTTAAATAAATCAATTATTAACAATTAAAATCAAAAGAATTATGAAAAATTTTATGAACTTTGAAGGAATTATGTTAGGTGCAGCAATGTTGTGTGATAAAGTAACTGATGAAGGTTACAACTTTGAAGCTGGAATGAAAGCTCAAGAAGAAAAAGACGGTAAAGTTGAAGCAGCAGCAGTTGCAGAAGCTAAGAAACAGATACAACAAGAACAGTTGGAACGTGATTCTATGGAAGTAAAACGTAGAATCAAAGAATGTGACAAAGCTGTTTCTAAAGCTGAAAGAAACGGACGTTTTGCATCAAAACATAAGAACATTATGAAGGACTTTTCTGAAGAACTGAAGAAAGCTCAAGCTGAATTTGAAGCTACTGGTGATTACAAAGCTTGGGACAAAAAGTACTCAGAACTTACAGATAAGAAAGACGAAGCTATCGCAAAAGCGAAAGAAGAAGTCTTTGGTTCAAGATACGAAAATATCTATCTTTAATCAACATCCGTATTCTAAATGCTTTTATGCTAAAATAGAATAAAAGTCTAACCGCAAACTATATAAGTCGCATTGTCGCATTAAGGAGTTTGGGTAGATCGAACTGAATTGACAGTTCTATTTAATGCTTTTATGCTAATAATAGGAATACATGCCTACTGATCATGTGCTATAGTAGATCATTTCTTCACTCTGTATGCTTTATGCTCTAAGGGCGAAGAATAGTCTTATAGACGAAAAACAGTAAGTATATCAAAATACATATACATATAGTACTTATATGTCTATATTTCAATCGAGTCTCTAGCTTGCTAGATGAGCACTTGGTATAATATGTATTCTGTCAAAGATCTTTAAATTCTAAAGTAACAGAAGCTTTATGCTGTTATATACTAGATTCAATGCTTTATGCTCGTAATCAACAGTATATACTATTACTTTAGGATTACCTTATTAAGTATAGAGAGTTTGATCGCTCTCTATACTACTAAAAAGAGCATACTATACTATTATACTGACCCAACAGTATATGAAAATTCGTGTATGATGTATATCTCTCTAATTGAGGCGTTACTAACAAAGTATGAAGGCGCAGAAGTGTATAGAGCTCTTTTACAATATTGACTGTTAGGTCATTGGATGAATCGTTTGGACGAGGGTTCGACTCCCTCATGCTCCACGTTGGAAATTATGATAATACAATACGCCCATGCTTGTTTTAACACCCTGCTATAAGTAATTGTTATTAAGTAGACGCAATAAAGGTATTGTTTATTGGGTTCTAAAGTTTCTTTCCCTAAAAGAAGCAAGCGGGGCATTATGGTTTTGACAGCGAGGATGAAAATGAATAGGTCAATAACGTCAGAAATGACAAATCTTTTGTAACAGACTATACTCATATTGCAGCGTAATATGATTAGTCAACGGCTAAGCTAATGTCGTAAAAAGCTGGTTAAGAAATACTATGGATGTAACGGGTAACATCACAACACTGATAAGGTTGAGTTATAGGTTCGAGTCCTATTAGTATTGCAAATTATCAAAATTAAAAACAAAAAGTATGAGTATATTAGATTTATTAAAGGAAAAGACTGCCAATGAAAAACAGAACTTTTTAAATTCTATAAGAATTAAAGCATCTACTAAATTAAAAAACACAGACGATAATAAAATAATAGATATAATAAGTATAGTAGATGCATTTAATTCATCTTTATCTGTTACTAATTTAATTGAACAATCTTCATGTGTTCCTAAACAGAATATAGTTTTACCTACAGAAATATTAGGTCAGGGTATAGATCAAATACCTTTACAAAAATATGACATCATTAGAGCGAAAATAGGTCCAAGTACACACTATGGAGTAATCTATAAAATAGATCCTGAACTAAATATTGCTTGGACAGTAAGTATAACTAGCGATATTACTTTAAATAATCTAATTCCTATTAAAAGAAGCAGATTGTTTAAAACATTCTTTGTAGCTTATTTTCATCCTGTATTCTTAGACAAGAACAACTACACTTTTTGTAATGTTTTTGATAATAAAGAAGAATTTGATGAAGCTATAAGAATTATTAAAAAGTATTATAAAACAAACTTTAGAGTATGAGAATAGATTATAACAAGGTATCAATTATTCCTTTAGATTATAATAAAGGAGATAAAGGTTTATGACTAGCAGTCAAAAAGAATAACAAATATATTCTAAGATTACTAGCTATATTTGAAACAGCTCTCGTTGAACAAATCAAAATAAGTAACAGAGATTTGTTTGATTACAATGTATTTTGTAGTTTAAAAGAAGCATTATTAGATTATGATTTTACTTTAACTAAAAAGAATTATAATCAATTAGATGCTTTAGCTTCAATAAATGAAAAAAGATATTATGAACAATACTTAAAAACATTTTGTAGATGAAAAAGACTTTAAATCAATTAAAGGCAAGTAGAAGAAACCTATCTCTTATGCTTTTAGCAGGTATGATTACTAATCTGAAACACATTAAACATTTTGTTAGAGATACGGAAATAGTAATAAGAATAGATACTCTATTAGCAGCTATAGAAAGACTTCAATCTTCAATTAAAGAAACTACTTATGAATCGTGGTCGGCATAAAAAGAGTAAAGAAAAAGAATTCAATACTCGAGCAGAAATCTTAGACTTTATACAAAAAGAGCTTTATAGATTACTAGCAATATGTGAAGATAGATTAGCATATCGTATATATGATTATTATGCAAAAGCGAGGATTAGTAGTAATGATGGAAGAAACTATCATAGTATAGTTGGATGGTATATTAATAGTACGTATTATCTTGATGATTTTATATGTAAAGTTAAAATAACACTTGATGGAGCAACTATTAAAAATAGTATCTATCTAATTAAATTTGAATTTGGAAGTAATTCAAAAACATTTAAATATAAACATGAGTAAAAAAGGCTTAAGAGGTTTTATTAGGAATAAATTGCCTAAGACCTGGGAAATTGTTCTTACAAGAGAACGTAAACTTACTGCGTTCATTGAGTATGTATATGAATCAACTCCATCAGTAATGAAGGGAGGTAGAGGTTGGCGACGTGGTGTACATAACATTACAGTCGGATACAATAGATGCAAAATCTATGAAATGTTTCAAGCTGAAAAGAGTAAAGAAGGCTTGATATATTGGGTAGGCATCTATAATAAAATTAAAGATCTTGAACATCAAATGAATTAACATGGAAATTGTTCAATATGTTCGCTGGACTGAACCAGGAGAGCGAGAAAGACTACAAGAAGTAATGCAACAATGCAGTGGAGAGATGGAATTTAGAAAGAAAGTAGCTTCTGAATTCAACATTAGTCCAATGGATGCAGCAGTTGTAGTAAAAAGATTCAAAAACGAATTTATCAAAATACTTAAAACAAAAGGATTATGTTAAAAGCAGGTATGTGGATCGCACAAGGTCCAGAAACTAATGTATTACTCCTTTTAAGCGGAGTAGAACCATTATTAGAAGTAGTAGGTGCAATTGATCTTAATTACTTTAAACAGAATGGTAAAGCTAAAGATCTTACTAAAGACAGTCCTGAAGTGGTAGATATTATGATGTATCCTGAAAAGTATACATTCGCATTGCCATCTATTACTGAAGTAGTTGATAATGTAGGTATTGGTGATTTACAAACTCTAGAAGGCTTAGGAGAAGATTCTAGAAAAGATAAAATCATTGAAGAAGGTATCGCTTACTACAAATCAACTTTACCATTATATGGTATAGAACAGGCTAAAGTAAGAACTAGACTGCATTTAAAGAAGAAATACAGCCTGAAAATGTCTCAAGCTAACTATGTATTTACTGTAATTTGTAAAGCACTTAACAGAGAACCATAATGAGCGATTTTAAGAGACTTATTGAAGCACTCAATGCTGAATTAGAGGAACCTTATAGGTTTACTTTAGACAAGATTGTATCTTCTGCTAATTTTGATACTAAAGTATTAGGATATGCAGATAGTGTATTAGATGATTGGGCAAATATACCACCTGATTTAAAATCTAAAATAGTTACAAGTAATACTTGTCTAAGTATCAATAAGTGGATAAATAGAAGACTGTGGATGGATATTCTTAATAATCTATTAGAAGATAAAATATTAAGTCTTCAAACAAGATTAGTAAGAGTAAGGATTGCTATTAATATGTCATTAAAAATGGCATATCCTCTCAATGAGGAAGAGAAAGAAGAATGGAGAGAACATATCTCAGATGTATTCTATAAAAGATGTCTAGCAGTAAATAATTATTACTGTAAAGAAATCATAAAACTTCCCTTCTGAATTTAAGGATTGTAGTTATTGGGTTAACTACAATCCACTAAAGTTTAGCTATATGACACAAGAAATAATAGATCTAGTAGAGCAAGCTAAACAAGGTTCTCAGAAAGCATTTAGTAAATTATACTATAAGTATAAAACTGATATTTGGTACACTATTATGGGTGTAGTCAAAAATACAGATATTGCTGATGATTTAACATCAGTAGTATTTACTAAAGCTTATGAGAAATTATCTATGTATACTCAACATATTTCATTTAATATGTGGTTAAAAACTATTGCTGTAAATGCATCAATAGATTATATACGTAGAAACAAAAAAGAGCAATTAAATAACTATGTTGATGAAGATGAAAATCCAATTCAACTATCTGCTTTAGAAAAAAGTCCTGAAGAAGATTTGATTCTAAAGGAAAAGTTAGATATAGTCTTACAAGCTATACCTACTCTTAAGAGAAAATATAGAGATTTAATTAATGCTCGTATAGATGGTTTATCTTATAAAGAGATAGCCAATAAGCTTGCAATGAATGAATTAGCTGTAAAAGGTGATTTAAACAAAGCAAGGCAAAAACTTAAACAGAAAACAGATTATTAACAAACACTTTCAACAATATGACTAGTTTTTGTTTACTCCTTTTAGGAGCATTAGCATCTTTTATCATTTCTAGAATGTGTAAAAGTGCTAGTTTGTACGTATTCTTAGTATGCGTACTTTTACTAGGCTTTGTTGTAGGTACTGGAGTAAAAAAGGTAGTTGCAAATACCTCAAATACTCCTTCTCAAGAGTTAGTTGTTACTATGGCTCCTAATCCCACATCTCAAGGTTCTACTGCTTTTGTAGGGACAGTAGATAACCAATCTTATGAAATGGGTCAGGAAGACGGAGGTGAGACGTTAGTAACAACTGATAGAGAAGATATACCTACCATGCCTAACAATGCAGAGATAGAAGATGACAGTTGACTGCACTTAATTTCATAATTTAAGTGTATTAATTGTTAAGTTATTAATTTATTTAAAACATAATCAATATGGCAAAAAGAAATAAAGGTGGAAAGACTCCAAGTGCAAAAGCAGCAAGAAACTTAGAAGCTTTGAAAAAAGCTAAAGAAGCAGTAGAAGCTTCAGCTAAAGTAGAAACAACAAAAGTAGAAGATTCTAAACCAGAAGAAAAGAAGCCTGAAGAGAAACCAGCTGAACAAAAGAAAGGTGGTATCTATCAGACTCCAATGGGTAAATCAGCATATGAAACTCATATGTTGTGCACAAAATCACCGTATATGAGTCTACTTTCTCTTAAGATTGAGAAAGACAGCAAAGGCATTGAAAATATCAAAGCCGAGTGGAAGAACAACGAAACTAGTGAAACTACTAGTGTCCTCTTCCCAGTATCTAATGTAAAGAAGGGAGACGGAATTGACGTTAAACGGATTAAGGAAGGAATTAAGAATCCTATTCCTGCTGAAGTTCCTGAAACTAAACCAGTTGAAGAACCAAAGAAGGAAGATCCTAAACCCGCATCTACTGAAAAGAAACCTAAACAGCAGAAGTCGAAGAAGGAGAAGATAGAAGAAGTAGAAGCTGAAGAAATTGACATCAACAATACTCCTACTATTAAAACAGCCGCAGCTCCTGCGCCCAACATTGTAACTCAGAACAGTGACAGAATTGATGCAAATCACTCAGTAGATTTGATGAACGCAATTCTGAAACGCCGTGAAGAGATTAAAGATGATCGGGCAATGTATCAAGCAACAGGAAAACAGGCAGACCTTATGATGTTTGTATTAATTCAGAAATGGAATGACCAATTCAAGAATGATGCAAAAGAACAAGGTTTTACTGTAAACGAAGAAATGTTTGCATATTTGAATGAAACAGCTTCTTTGTTCCTCGGTGTTAATTTGCTTCCTAGCAAAACATCTGATGGACAGCTCGAGATTAACTTCAAAGATGCTGTCGCAAAGACAAATCCTGAAATGCAGAAAGCTTTAGAACAAGATGCTAAAGTTCCGCAGACTCAGAAAATGCCAAAACCTGAAGAATGTGTCACAGATGAACAGAAAGTAGCAGCAATGTGTACTATTATGAACATGCGGCACAAGCAGAAGTCAGGAGGTATAGGTAAGAACGTAGCAAATATGATTGAATTTGCACGGGAAGCCTATAAACTTGACAAAGATGCAGAACCAGCACAAGTATTAGCAACTGTATTACTTAAGATGAAGGAAGCAGGACGAAACGCTACATTACTTGAAGGTTGTGCGAATGCTATTTGGGGTAATTTAACTGGTAATTTGTCAGTTTTAGCATCTCATGCTTGGCTTAAGAATCAATTAACAACATACAACGATGCGCAAGTTGCTAATGTTGTGAAAGTATTCTTAGCTAAGAAGATTGCTGATGAAACTGCAAAAAACAATAACTACGAAGAAGAAGCAAAACGGTATTCTCAATTAATTAGTGGAACTAATGACGATCTGATCAATCGTATTATTACTTCTGCTAATAACGAAGGTAAAGATGAAGACAAACTTGTATATCCAGAAATCAAGGGTCTAAATCTTAAAGGTAAACACATTTCAGCAATAAAGACTGTAAACAATATGCGTATTGCTTATGGAGCAGAAATGAATGATAAGATGTTGAAACAAGTAATGCAGAAAGTATCTAGCTTGTATACATCAACTTCTTTAAATCCTCTTACTTTCTATGTTGAGAAATCTGCGTATGCTACTAAAAAGTAACAATTAACGCATTATCAAAATGAGTAAAAAACCAACAGTTTTATTTACGCTAGCAATGCTAGCTTTCGGTGGATATGTAGGATTTGTAACTAACTATACAAATACCGCCACCGCACACGAGTATGTGATTCCGAAGTTCACAGATGTACCTCGGACAAAAGACTTTAATATTGATATTAATTTGAACAATAACGCTATAAAATTAAATGGACAAAGCAACCCAGAACAAAATATCAATGTTGAAATCAAAAAGAAAGACAGTATCATCTATCTAACTTCTGTTGTAGAGAAGGAAGTACCTAAATACATTAAGGTAAGAGAACTGCCATCAGTTAAAGAGAATAAAACCACTTGTACGGATATTCTCCAAAGACTGAAACAACAACAATCAGAGAAGATAAATCTGAGTCGCAACTAGAACAGCCAATGCGATTATAGAGCTATAATGGTGTATATCCAGAGATATCTAAATCAAAGGATTAGAAAGTAAATGGTTAGATTACTTTCTTAAAATTAAGATAGTACAGAATATTAGTAGGAATAGAGTATAGCTACAACTATAGGCTATTACTGAAAGTATAATAACTTATTGTGTCTATATACTATCTATAGACTGAAGAAGCAATAAGATAGAGGGAGAGCGTGTACAACCCTCTTGTTTTTGGTGAGAACCGACTGGAGACAGAAACAGAAGACGCAATTAGTAGAGAGCAGTCTACAAAATTAAACAGTACAAGGGGAACGAAATCCTCTTAAGTTACTCGCAGACTTATCATAGTTTGAATCAAGAAGGAGTAATAAACACGATGATGCCCAACAAATCGTAGTGTCCAAGACTACGTGCTGAACATTATCGAGCATATAACGCTCTAGGGTAGCTCCAAACTCCCCTTTATAGCATAGACTATATAAAAATGGCAGTATAGTGTTCTATACTTATCTAAACAGTTATATTGTAACTTAATAAGTTTAGAGATAGTATATATGAAGGTACTTAATTATAATATTATAGCACTACTTATTGAAAAATATTGATAGATTACCTGGATTAGGCGTAAAGCCTATGCACAATGTTATGTTAATCAGTACATAGCTAATCCTAAGCTTGTATTACTATACACTCCAGTATAGAGAGATAGAGTGACAAAGTGAGTAGTAGATTGTGTGCCTATTGGCTGAGTAGCAATGATCCGATATTAATAAATAAGGAATCCTGCAACGGACCTCTTTAGGAAATAAGGAGTATGTGAATTCAAGTAGTATTATAATAAACTCAGTTGTTATCTTATCTGAGTATAAACCTAGAGTGCTTTGCAACAGGAACATAAAGATAACTAGCGGATGAAGTGCGCAATAACACTATTTCAATACTAAGCGGAAGACATAAAGCTTAGAAGTACTAAATAATTTTATCCAGAAGCATAACTGGAGTTTTATCAAATTTGCACAAGGTGAGATACTCTATCCTTAAGAGTATATGTGAAAGTGAGCATCGCCCTACTCCTAGGTTGAAGAGAAGCAGACACATTAAGAGACGGACACGAAGCAGACCGGAGAAAAATCTGTGCATTGCACTAAATAGTAGTCTTAACGGGAAGTGACAGAATGTAAATCTATTTAGGAAGTCTCTATTCACGAGAGAATAAACATGTTTAATTTAACTAATGAGGAAGTTCAATGGTAGGTTTTAGGACGAGTAGTGATAAGAAGACGAAAGTAAATCCGAGCCACCCTCGACTGTACAATATAATTGCTGACATTTGAAACATTTAAAGTATATTGCGCAACAATATATGTAAAGTGACGCTGATTCCTTACATTAAAGGATGATAGGTGGAAATCCTAAAGTTATGTGCAGAATAAGAACAAAGTCGTAAGTACACGCAGCCTTAGAATAAACTATTAGGCTATAGAGTGGGTGTTTTGAAACATAAACAGCTCAAAATAAAATTCGGTAGAAGTATTACCGATAGTGAAGTAACCGTTGTAAGTTATGAATCATATACAGTACTCCTTACTATAACAGGAAAAAGAGCACGTTATAGTTACTGTTAGGCTCTTTAAACAATCAGAAACTAGCATAGCATTCGATTTTCAGATAATTTCAGTTATAATGTTATTTGATGGGTATAAATCTCCTACCGTTGGAGTCCCGTTGTATCTTTTTAGGTATTAACTAGCATAGCATTCGATTTTCAGATGTCGAATTACATATCTTTTCATAGTTTAGTATTGATAATTTTATGAAGAACGGCTGACTCATCTGTCTCATGAGTAAAGTCCTACGGGGAATGCCGAGTGAAGTAATAACATCACGTTCTAGTAGTAATGTTAATAATACGAAAGCTTATCTTATAGTTTTTTCAGATTACTTATCAAATCTTAGCAGAATTTCGTTATAGAGTTTTACTGTTTGAATACAAGAAGTGGTTTTTAAGTTTTTAATAAACGAATAGATATTAGATGCTATTCCACTTAGATAAAAGAACTCTATAGCTTACTTTTTAAATTAACTTAGTATTAACTTACTCCGTAGGTGGAATCAACCACGGAATCAAGAAAGGAGAAATTATGGAAACAACAAAATATGAAAGCGTGTTCAAAAATCCAGAAGGTTTTACTCAGCAAGAAATTACTCAGTTACGTACTAAAGTAATTGCGTTTAGCCGTGCTTTAGTTGGTCGGCGGTTGGCAATCCCCGTAAGTGATTATTTGGATTTGAATTACAAGAAGAAACTAGCTGGTGATATGCCGGGTCTTGTACTTGCAAATCCGATGAAGAAGTATATGATTGAAACTGTTGATTTGTTCAACGTAGATATCGTGCGGACTGCAAATGGTAAGATTGTTATTATGTTTAATAATGACGAAAAGTTGCAGTTTGATTTACGGGCAGATGTAGATATCGTATTGAAAGCTGGTCCGAAAGATGTTCAAGATGCTATCTTGAAGTTTGAAGCAACTGGAGAACGGTCTCCGTTCTGGAATGTTAAGATGGTAACAGAAGTTGTCACTCAGTTGAATCAGAGTAATTTGACTGATCTTAACAATTTTATTGATGAATTGGCAAATCAGGGAGCTTCTCTGGAACAAATCAATAAGATTACTAAGGACGACACTACTGCTTACTACAAGAGCATTGACGAGTAATTAATCTTAAGTACATAAAGCTATGGCAACAAATAAAAAGCCAATAGATTCATATCACTTGCAGATGTTACAGCTAATTATGTCTGATCCTCGTATTCAAAATAATTTGCTAATGGATGGGAGCAAAACAATTAAAGTTGGATATGATGGAACAGTATTAATAGGACGCCACAAATATGGTTGGGTAAATAAGTGGTTTAATTCCTATTATGTAATAGACTTTTTTAGTTTAGTACAAAGAATAGCTTTTATCATCACAGGTGTAGAAAGTAACAATTGTGATAAGTCAGGTTTGGTTGGGTTTCTGACAGAAGCAATTGATAAAGTACTTAAGAAAGATGAAAAAGAAAAAGTAATCGAGTTATTATTGTATTACTGTACATTACTTGATGAAAACAGTCCATTGAAATTGACCTATGATATTACAAAAGATAACCCAGGCTTTGATAAAAATATGGGTAACAACAGCAAGCGACGCAAAATGGTTGGGGTAGCAAATGCTTGCATAGATTTTGGGTATGAAAGAATACCTGTCAGTTTACATGTTGAAGGAGATTTATAATCGAATATATACATTTGGTTGGGTTCGTATTGAGTAGAAAATAATTGAAAATCAACATAAAATCAGTAAGAGTATATACATTTGGTTGGGTTCGTATATACTCTTACTTACTTGCCTCTGATAATGTTACTAAGGTAACTAAGTGTTGGAAAGCCGAGAGAAGAAGAATCGGATGCCGTATCGAGATGTGACAGAGGCGCTAACTCTTTGATCTTGTCTGTCTTATTTCTTAATTTTATTGTTATTCATATCAGCGGTCTGTGAAGATAGCTGATATTTTAAGTTATTAGACTTTGATCGGTCTATTAACTACACAGGTAGACTTTCTAATATACTATGTAATTAACTAATTGTCAAATTATTAAAATCAAGTATATATGAAAGCAAATAAATTTATTGAACAGCGTGATAAACTATCAGCAGATATTACTAAGTATTGGAATATTATTTCTATTGAGAATGTAGTAAATCGTAATTATCAGCGTACTTACGATTTGAAAGAACTTTATAATACAATTAAAGGTCTTACAGATGATCGAGTAATTGTTAAATTAAAGATACTATGTATCAACATGGGTATAAAGAAATTTAGTGATTTGCCAGCTGATTGTAATCAATTGGATGTATTTAAGCTATGTGAATTGCAAGAAATGAAAGTACATCTAAGTCGTATACGAACTTTGAACCCTGTTCTTAAGTCTAAGAAAGGTAAAAAAGCTCTGAATAAGACTGAAGTTTTAACTTCAAACTGGGTTAAAGCACGAATAAAAGAACTCGATTTAGAGATTCTGAAATTAAAAGAGAAACTTACTAAGTTCAATGAAGAAACAGAATTTGATGATTCTGCTGCTCCAATGTGCTTAGCTGCTTAAAATATAACAAGGAAGCGATAGGGAGAGTACGTACGGGAAATCTTAAAATATTAACCTATTTAGCTTCCTTTAGTTTTTAACTATTAAAATCAATTGTTATGAATCAAGAAACTAGAAATAAGAAAAATGCTAAATACCAGCAAAACTTACAGAAACGTTATGGATTAACTAAGTCCTCAGATTATAAAACTATGTGTAGTAAAGGGATATCTTTGTCAGAAAATATTAAGCCTATGACAAAGGAATTTGTAACTACTCGTCGTCATGATAAGATAGTAAGTAGAGAAGTATATACTTATAAGTGGACTCCTGAAGCTACTAATGCACGAAAGGAGTATCATGAAGCTAAAAAAGGTATAGCTAGTATTCCTAAGAAACCTATACAGGTGTCTGATAAGAAGGATAAAAAACAGTTATTAGAAGAACGTCCTTATTCTGGTTACCATAAAGAATTGGTACAGAATCTATATGGTAGCAATAAAGCAGAACGCATTGCTAAACAACAAGCTTATAAAGCAGCTCATGAAGAGAAAATTAAGAAAGTAGCTAAACAACTTGAAGAATTCAAGATGTCTAAGAAGCTACAGTATTTAGAACAAAGACCGTATAAAGTAGTTATAGCTACTACAGACGATAAAGAGTTTAAGACAAGCTACTCTAATCTACCTATTGAACAACTTACTGAAGTAGTTACTAAATTGAATACAAAGTTATCCGATAAATATAGTAACTACGAGTCTATTACGATAGTAGATAGAGCAACTTTAGAAAAGAAATGCTTTGCTAAACATTTGCCAGAGATAAAGCAAGCAGCGTAGAGCGACAGACTTTTAGCAGGATAGTCTATAAAGAATCCTGCCTCAAGGGGTGTTCAGCTAGTAGGCAAGCGCAGGGTACAGGGAGGAATATTAGAGAGACTCTAATACACTATTTATAGTGCTGCAACCAATCGGCATCATGGGTTCGATTCCCATACACTCCACTAAATTTATACGCTATGAAGATAAGAGGAAAAACAGTATATGTCTATGATATTGAAGTTTTCCCAAATGTATTTCATTGCACAGCAAAGAATACTGAATCAGGGAAGTTTCATAAATTTGAGATATCAAGCAGAAAAAATCAATTATCAGAATTAGTTGATTTTTTTCGTGTACCAAATATTAATGCACCATTAAAATTCGGAGATCTCTATACTACTGAAACTCAAATTGATTCAAATAAAATCTTTGCAGGATATAATAATTTACATTATGATAATCCTATTATTAACTATATAATAGATTATTATGATATACTTAAAAATAAACCATATCTAAGGATATGTGATAGTATTTCTAACTTAAGTAGAACTATAACTACATCTCAAGCAGATGACAACATAGAAGCATGGAAAAAATGGAAATATCAAGTATGGTATGATTCATTTGATATACTTACTATGTTATATTCACAGAAATTGCGTGTTGGATTGAAGGAAATGCAAGTAACTATGCAATATCCTAATGTTCTAGAATTCAATGGAGACTTTAATAAGTTTCTAGAAGAAGATAGAATAGAAGAGATGATTGAGTATAATGTGAATGACGTTAATTCTACTGAAAAATTATTAAATCTGTGTTCTGAAGATATAGAATTAAGAATAGCTATCGAAGATGAATATAAAGTAAGAGTATTAAGTAAAGATGGAGTAAACATTGGAATGAAAATTCTAACGCAGAAATATCTTGAAAAGACCGGTCTATCATGGTGGGACATCAAAGATTTGAGAAGCCCAGCAGATGTCATAGACCTAAACAAAGTAATATTGCCTTATATAGAATATAAAGATCCTATACTTCGTAATGTACTATCTGATATGAAAAAACAGATAGTATCACCAGGTAGAAAAGGATACGAAAACAAATTTGTATTTAGAGGATTAAAATATTCTGTAGGAGTTGGTGGTATTCACTCTGAAAACAAACCTGAGATAATTATTCCTAAGGAAGATGAAATGTTAATAGATATTGATGTTGCATCTCTGTATCCCAGTATGATAATAGAGTATAAATTCTACCCAAAACATTTGGGTTCTGAATTTCTAGAAGTTTATAATCAAGTTAAAGATGAACGAATAGAAGCAAAACATAATGGTATTAAGACTAAAGATAAAACGCTTAAATTAGCATTAAACGGTCTTAGTGGTAATCTACAGAATGAACATAATTTCTGTTATAGTCCTTTCGCAGTAATGCAGATTAGAATAAATGGACAATTACTATTACTTATGTTAGCAGAAAGATTATCTGATATTGGCTGTAGAATAGTACAGGCAAATACAGATGGTTTATTTGTTCTTCTTAAGAAGAATCTGTATGAAAAATTACAAAGTATATGTAAGGAATGGGAACAACAAACGAGACTAACCCTAGAGGAAGATCGTTTTGAAGCTATGTATCAGTATGCTATTAATGATTATATAGCTGTAAAAGAAGGTTATCAAGCAATGAAGAAATTGTTTGAAACTGAACCAGAAAAAGCTCTAAACAAAAAGAAAAAACCTTATACTTCTTTAGATATGATTAAAGATGATTATATTAAAGAAAAAGGCATGTTCATTACTAAGGTTTCACTTGGTAAGGGAATGTCTGCAAAGATTATTCCAGAAGCTATTAGAGATTATTTTGTTGATGGTATTCCTGTAAAAGATACTATCTACAATTGTAAAGATATTAAGAAGTTCCTTACTTACCAGAAAGTAGATAAGAAATTCTCTGTAGAATATAATGGAGAACTGATACAAAGAATCAATAGATTCTATGCATCTACTAATGGTCCTTATTTATATAAATGTAAAATAGTAAATAGAGATGTTGAGATACCGCAATATCTTGTATGTCTCAAAACAGGAGAAAGTATAATAACTACAGATCCAAATCAGTTTTACTATAATTCTAATGTAGAACAGATATTACCTTATAGTTCAAAGATTATAACTAAAGGTACTAGAGTAGACTATACTAATCTACTTACTGCATCTGGTGTTACTATACTAAATAAATTTGATAATAAACCTATAGAAGAAAGAAAGATCAATTATCGCTACTATTTAAAGGAAGCGTTAAAGATCGTTGAAGAATTAAAACCAAGACAACTAACGTTGTTTTAACAAATATTTCCAGATTGTATCAAAAGTTAGTTCATAAAGTACTATATTATGATACTAGAATTAGATACAACATTATTAGATATTTTTGGAGAAATATCAATTAATCAGTTAGTATTTTTAACTCTTGTGTTGAATGATAATCAAAGTAATAATCAAGACGTTCACAAGTTTCTCAGCCGAATAAGTGAAAACGACATACAAGAGTTAATCGACAATGACCTTATCTCCTTTACTACTTCAGGAGATAATAAAATTTATAGTCCTACAGAAAAACTATTGTCAAGTACAAAACAAGATAAGACATGGTTTGATGAGTTCTATGAAGTATTTCCAGTGTATGTTTTAAGACCAGATGGTACTAAAGGTTTTTTACGATCTAATATAAATAAATGTCGTAAAGAATATAACCGTATTGTAGGTAAATCTAGAGCAATGCACGAACACCTTCTTCAATGTCTTCAATTTGAAATTGAAAACAAAATGATAACTGGTAAAATAGGTTATATGAAGACGATGTGGAAATGGCTCACTCAACATGAGTGGGAGGTTATTGAAGAGCAAATGAGTTATGAATCTGAAACACCTGTAAGTTATGGAGAATACGGAACAGAATGCCGTTAAAATACTACCTTTTGAGTCAATATCTCAGGTAGCAAATAAATCCATAAACTACATTAAAGCTAGAAAAAATCATAGTATAGTATCATTAAAAACCAGATGGGATAAGTTCAATAAAGCCACTGGTGGAATTGAACCAAATATGATATTTACTATAGCTGGTATATCAGGTAGTGGTAAGAGCTCAGTTGCAAATATGTTAGTAATGGATTTGATTGATCTTAATCCTAATCAGGATATCGTAGTATTATACTTTAGTTTAGAAATGGTAGACTACAGAAATGTTGGTCGTGTAATAAGTAATAAAACTAAGAAAACTGTATCTGAATTATATAGTTCAGTAGAAACACTTAGTGATGAAGACTTATTAAAAGCTGAATCGGCAGCTGAAACCATTAAGAAATACAATATATACTTTGTTGATAAAGTATGTAATGTAGAAGAAATAGGTAATACTATAGATTACTTTCATAATACTGTAGCTAACGGTCGTTGGCTAATAGTAGTATTAGACCACGTTCTTCTAGTAAATGGAGAGGGTGGAGAAAGAAGTACAATAGTCGATTTACAGAAAATGTTTATACAGAAGAAGAAACTTTCTAATACTAGTATAATACAGCTTTCACAGATGAATCGTAATATTGAAAGTCCTGATAGAATTAATAATCCAAGCACTCACTTTCCAATGAGAAGTGATTTATCAGCATCTGATGCAATATTTCAAGCTAGTGATTTTGTTATTGCTGTTCACAGACCAGAGATACTTAATCTAGCTATATATGGAGTACGTCGTCTACCTGTAAAAAATAAGGTTTATATGCATTTCTTAAAAGTAAGAGATGGTGAACCATGTATATTAGAATTTGAAAACGAACTTCAATATGGTAATCTAATTGAAACAAATACTGCAAGTGCTGAAGAACAAAAAGTAGTATTTAAACAAATTAAAAAAGGCTGATTATGAAAGGTTTTACAATTAAACTTCCGAAACAAAATATTGACCCTCAGGGTTCTTTGAAAAATCGTATATTAAACGAAGTTAAAAACCGCTTACCGTTTGCTAAATGGTATGGAATTCACACTCCGGAAGATCCGGAATACAGTGTATCATATGCAGGTCCTGAAGACTTGCTATGTTTTGGATGCAATCGAAATGCACATTTCTCTGCATTCAATAAAAAATATTATCGACCGACATGTTCATATGATAATTCACTTACATGTCCGTTCGCAAATCGAGCATTTAAATTGCGTCAATATGATGCTATTTCAGAATTTGATTTAGCATTGAAACGACTAGCAGAATATGCTAAGATCATGGAAGACTATGAAGAAGATCGTGGTTACGATTTTACTTACATGGGTCAACCTGTACGTATTTACCAGAAGTTTATTCAGATTGGTTATACAATCATTCCTATTGATAATCCTAGTCTGTTTTTGAATAACTATCGTAAAGCAGATAAAAATAATATAGTAAATGTTATTATTAATATTAGTAACAGTACTACTGTTAACAATATTCTCAACAATGAATAACGAATAACTTTACATTGTGTAAAATTTCAGTTTTTGTCAGATAATTTCAGAATCTCACAGGTAAAGTGTTAACCTATTTTAATATGTTAATACTACCAAAAGAGAAAAACAAACCAAAGGTTAACAATCCAAGATTCTTAATCTTGTTTGGTCGACCTAAATCAGGTAAAACTACTTTATTATCAAAGCTTGATAACTGTCTTATTATAGACTTAGAGGGGGGTTCAGAATTTCTAGAAGCTCTCTCTATTCAAGCTCGTACTATTGAAGACTTAGGTAATATATCTAGAGCAATTGGTGAAGAAGCAGCTAAAACTGGTAACAAACCTTACAAATATATTGCTATAGATAATGCTACTAGATTAGAAGAAATGTGTCTAGGTTATGCTAAGGTATTATATCGTCAAACTCCAATGGGTAAATCCTATAATGGAGATGATATACGTACATTACCAAATGGTAGTGGATATATGTATCTTCGCATGGCAGTTAGAAAAGTAATAGATATGTTTCGTAATCTATGTGATAATTTTATTCTTATTGGTCATACTAAAGAAAAAATGATTAATAAAGAAGGAGAAGAATTATCAGAAATGGCACTAGATTTAGTAGGAAAACTAGGTGATATAGTATGTGGCGAAGCAGATGCTGTTGGTTATGTCTATCGTAAAAAGAACGAAACTATTATATCTTTTGAAGGTGGAGATAATTCAGTAAGAGAAGCTAGAGCTCCTCACTTACGAGGTAAGAAGATAGTTATCGCAGAAAGCGATGAAAATAATGATATTAAAGTTCACTGGGATAAAATTTATTTAGACGAGTGTGCAGCCTGATTTAAAAACTTAAAAATATTGAAATTATGACATATAGTAAAGAACGTGCAGCAAGTATTAGCAAAAGTGATATTAAGTATATTCCCGCTGGTATTATTGAAAATGTAGTATTGAAGAGTGTAAAAACAGAGGTTTCTCCTAATGGTAATCAATTCTTAGAAATTGTTTTTGAGAAAGATGGAGCAACATTAACTCATACAGAATGGAAACCTACACTTGGTGGATTTGTAACTACAGAAGAACAGCTTCAAACAAAAATGGATAAGCAGTATTCTCGTATGTTGCAGATACTTAACTGTTACTATAAGGATGAAGAGCTTGACTTTAATGGAGAAAGCTTTGAACAGTTTGCTCAGTGGATTACTGATATGCTGAACAAAGTAGATAAGAGTAAAAAACTTAGAGCGAAAATAGTATATAATGATAAAGGATATACTACTTTGCCTAATTATGCTAAGTATACTTTTATTGAGCCTATGGAATTGCCAGAAGGTCAATCATCTTCTATTACTATGCTAAATATTGACCAATTTACAAAGCCTGTTGTAGCAGATAAAGAAGTAAAAAACGATAACCCGTTTAGTGCAACTTCATCTACTACTAATACGCAAGCTTTTACAGATAAAACAGACGATCTACCATTTTAATATAAAGTAGATCATTATTAATAAATAAGGGTAGTGTAAAAGCTACCCTTATTCTTTTTTAATCATTAAAACAAATCATCATGGTAGAAATAGAACATATTCAAGATATAGAAAAAGATCAACCTGCAAAGTCTAGCGCAAAAGAACAGAAGTTAAAAGATCCTAAAGATTTAACTACAGAAACTCAAGATACTGATGCATCTGAAGCTACAGAGCATGATGAACAAATTGAAAATCAAGAAGACAATATATATGAAGATAGCGCCTTAGTTAATCATAATACAGATGTTCATGATTTAAAGCCTGGAAATAGATTTTATGGTAGTATAAAATATAATAATTCTAAAGGAAAACAACAAGCACAACAAGGTATTTTCTTAGTATTAACTTCAGAAGTAAAAGGAAAGAGGGGACAATCTCGAGAATATACTATAACAAATTGTACTGGACAAGAGTACAAAGTGTGTAGTGGAGCTATTAAAATAGCTAATATAACAGATCTTAAAAAAAAGAAACAAATAGAGAAAAAAGCACTAGAGCAATTTGGAAGTAAAACAGAAATCAAAGAATTACTTAACAAATTGAAAAAAGAATTTGAAAAGAAAGAGAAAGAAGAAAAGGAAAAAGAAGAATTGAAGAAAATTCAATTTTCATTTAGTTCACTAGAACCAGAAGATAAGCTTAAAAATCTAATTAAAGCAGGTATGAATAATATCTGGATGGTTGGTCCAGCTGGTTGTGGTAAATCAACTATAGCTCGTAATACGGCTAAAGAACTGGATGTTCCTTACTTATGTATCTCTTGTGGTATTGGTACTTCTGCAACAGAATTTACAGGATATAAATATCCTACTCGTGAAGCAACTAAGTTTGCTGAATTCTATGCTAAGAAGTCAATAATCCTTATAGATGAGATGACTGCGCTCGATCCATCTGTAGCACAGGTTATTAATGCAGCATTAGCAAACGGTGAAATAGAGACTACTACAGGTACTGTTTTACGACATCCTGAATGTATCATTATTGCTACGTCAAATACTTTTGGTAATGGAGCAGACCGTCAGTATGTTGCTAATAACCAATTAGACGCTTCAACAATTGACCGTTTTACTGGAGCAATAATTGAAGTAGATTACTCTGTTAAATATGAGTCACAATTTGATCACGAAGTGGTAGATTATATTTATTTACTACGTAACTGCATTAAAATAAATTCATTACGTCGTATTGCTTCTACTCGTATGATTCAAGCAGCAGAAAAAATGAAGAAAGTGGGTATGTTAGACTGGAAAGACATGCTTATCATCAACTGGTCTGATACTGAAAAGAATATAGTAAAACAATATATTCAAAAAGTAGAAGAAAATAAAGCTAAACAAAGCACTGCTTCAATAATTGAATCTATGCGTAAAAATTTTTATACTCCTACTTTAACAGCAGAATTTAAAACAGCAGCGTAATGAAAAAACTGAATTTAAATGTTAATATAAATTCATTAGATGAATTTTATAGAGAATGTGACAATATTGAAGGAGGTAATCCTGCTGAAATAAATAATATTGAAAGGAACGATGACCCTAGTTTTAGGGGATTATCTACAGCAGAAATACATGATTCTAAATATAGTTATACCAAAGGTTTAGATAATCTAAAGAAAATAGAAAAGGATATAAATCTAGGAGGTCGTAAACATAAATATAAGTACGACGATTCTGATGGAGATGATATGAACTTTGATCGGTACATAGAAGGTCTACCTTGCCTAAAGAAAAGAATACCTACACATGGTATAGGTACTGGTAAGTTCGTTAAGCTTCATATTTCTATATGTGAGAATTGCTGGTGTTCAGCTGAAAATCTTATGATTCGTGCATATACTGCTATGAGAATAATAGATATGCTAGAATCCCAAGGATATCGTGTTCAAATATCTGCATATGCAGATAATGAAGATCCTGGTTATTTTAACGGAGAACCTATAGGATTTCTTGGAGTTGAAGTTATAATTAAAAAGTTTGAAGATCCTTTAATCAAAGGACAAATACTTACAGCAATATCTCCTTGGTTCTTTAGATACTGGATGTTTAAATTCTGGAATGCTAAATTTAAAATGAATTGGGGATACGGACATTCAGTTAGACCAATGAAGAAAGAAACAACTTCTGATATCTACATTCAGACAGGTGAAGCTTTAACTGATGAAGATGCAGAACGAACTATAAAGAGAATATCGAAACTATTTAATAAAGAAGAATAGTTTCAACTACTAGGAGGATCTGTTACAATCCTATATGGCACTATCAATTTAAGGATATTAGATAATTTATGGAAGCGTGAGCCTGCACAGCAGAAATAAAAATCTATCTCTGGATAGGCGTGGTTCGATTCCACGACTAGTAGCAAACTAAAACAGATTGCATATGTATAGTAGAAAGCGAGCAAAACTCCCAGATAACATTACTCTAGATTGGATACTTTCTAAAGTAACAGAATATGATATATATGCAAAATATATAGGTCAATTTAAAGTAGGTATGATATACAATAGTCCATTTAGGAAGGATAAAAATCCATCCTTTGGTATTTACTATAGTAAACGTACTAAACAACTACTTTTTAAAGATCATGGAACAGGTGAATGTGGTAATGTAATTAAATTTGTATCATTATTTACTGGTAAGACAGAATATAATGATATACTATCTGATATAGTAGATAAGTTAAACATTACTAATAACACTAAACTCGTTAGCTCTAAGCAATATATACCGCCAACTGAAACAGTAATTGGTGTAGTACGTCAAGAATTTACTGATGTAGATATCAATTACTGGAAACAGTTCAATATTTCTATAAATACTCTAAAGAAATTCAATGTAAATAGTATTAAATATTATTTATGTAATGGCATAGTAAAGGGTACTTATAAACGAGAAAATCCAATGTATGCATATAAGGTCTATAATAACTTTAAGATATATAGACCATTAGCAGATAAATATACTAAATGGAGAAACAATCTTACAGACTATGATATCCAAGGCTATGAGCAGTTGCCTCAGAAAGGTGATATATTATTTATCACAAAGTCCATGAAAGATGTTATGTGTTTGCATGAGATGGGTATACCAGCAGTTTCTCCATCTTCAGAGAGTACATTTCTACCTAAAGACGTATTAGAGCAACTTAAGACGCGTTTTAAGCGTATTATAATACTTTTTGATAGAGATGTAGCTGGAGTAAAAAGAAGTCGCAAATTAAGCCGAGAAACAGGCTTAGAAGCAATGTTTATTAACAAAAAATTCAAAGCTAAAGATGTATCTGATGCTGTTAAAGCAAATAGCTTTGAAGAAATAAAAAATTGGTTAAATGAAACTATTAAAAACTATAGGTAAAGTAATAGCATTACCTTTTGATTTAGCTCTAATACTTGGAAAGTTATTATTAATTCCAATCAAATTAGTGAGTGTATTGTTGCATGGAGAATTTACTGAATGGAATAAAAAACGTAAGTTTATAGTAAATTCAATTAAAGAAATGTTTAAAGCTTTTAAACATAATAAAGATTATTCTTTCTTATATTCAGTAGGATTTACAGATGAAAACGGTAATTTCTATGAAAGAATTGAAACGTTTAAAATAACTAAAGATAGTGTACAAAATTATATTGACTATGCTAAAGCAAGCCTTAAACAAGAAAGTGCGTAATGCTACTAAACAAGAAATAGATGGAATAGTATTTCGATCTAAGTTAGAAGCTTATACATATTAGAAACTAAAGGAAGCAGGTATATCAGCTGAATATGAACAGCATAGATATACTTTACTTCCTAAGTTTGTATATAATAACTCTACAGTTAGAGCTATTACTTATTTACCAGACTTTGTAGGAGATAATTTTGTTATAGAATGCAAAGGATTTGCTACAGATTCTTGGGCAAACAGAGAAAAACTATTCAAGTATTATTTAAGCTTGAATGAACCAGATACTAAGTTTTACTTAGTAAAGAATAAAAAACAAGTTGATGAATTAATCAACAAATTAAAATCTTAAATTTTCAGATTATGACAAAGAACGAATTTATTAAAATAGGAGAACAGATAATTGCAAAACCTAAAGGTGCTGATTATGATTTGATACCTGGTAAAGTATATGATCTGAGTTGGAATAGATGGGAAGATTCACCTATATTTAAGGAGAATGGTGAATTAAATCTACCAAAGAAAATCTATTCTACTAAAACTGATGACGTATTTAAGAAGCGTATTATAACCTATTTTAATAAAGCAAATACAAATACTACTGGTGTAATGCTAGCTGGTACTAAGGGTACAGGTAAGACTGTAATGGCAAAAATATTAGCTAAGGAATCAGGTTTACCTATTATTGTAGTTAATCCTGATTATCCAGAAGGCAAACTTATTAAGTTTTTTAAGTCCTTTACTACTCCAGTATGTGTTTTGTTTGATGAAGTTGAAAAGAACTTCAAAACTGAGTATATGCTAGATTTCTTAGATGGAGTTGAAAAGACTGCACAGAAACTAGTAATTATGACTTGCAATGACTTAAGCCGAGTTAGTCAGTATATGCAAGATCGTTGTTCACGTGTTCGTTATTTACGTCGATATTCTCCTGATGAAAATGCTGCATTCTTACCTATGCTAGCTGATGATTTTGGTATTAAGAACAAAGAAGAAGTGGTAAAATTCTGTAAAGAAAATATTAAACTGCTTTCTATGGATAACATTGTTTCTTTCATGAGTGAAGTCAAAATGCTAGAAGATGAAGACATTAGCCTTCAGGAAATTATAAACATTATGAATATCTCTACTGAAAACATACCAACTAAAGTTAGTGATACTGTAGAATACGATGATGAATGTGATGACTGTGATGAATGTAATGATGGATATGACGATTATGAATGTTGTGATGCAGCGTGAGAACAAATAAGGCTAGATATATTCTAGCCTTTTAATTTATATAAACATGAAAATATGCGGTATAAGTGATATACATGGTAATCTTATTGAGAATATACCTGAGTGTGATGTACTATGTATATGTGGTGATATAGTAACATTAAATGCTCAAAGAAATATTGAAGCATCTAAACATTGGTGGGAAACAAAATTCATAAAATGGATAGATAAATTACCTTGTAAGAAGGTAGTTGTCATACCAGGTAATCATGATTTTTACTTAGAATATAAGTATAAATTAAATGAATGGAATTCTTTTAAAGATTATATGCAAGTTTTATCTAAAGGCAAATTAGTATTTCTTATAGATGAAATGTATATATATGAAGGTATTAAATTCTACGGATCTCCTTGGATTAAACCAATTGAATTTCAAGAGGACAGATGGGCATTTAGTAGATTTGATACTTATGAAGATATACCACAGTGTGATATACTACTAACACATGATAATCCATTTTGTAATGAAGCTCTAGATGTTTTCTCCTTTGGAAAGAGTAAATATCATTTATATGGGCATTGGCATGATGGATCTAGTGATGTAAATTCTGGAAGATACAATTGTTCTAGATTGAATAATTGTTATAGTTTTAAAAAGAATTATGAATTTGTAGTATTAGATATTATGACAGAAAAAGAAAAGAAACAGGTAGAACAAGCATTCTTAGATAAACTTATTAGTCAAGCATACAATAATAATGTAGCAGATTGGCTTAAGACATTTAAAGAAGTTGAACTACAACAAGATAAAGAAGATGAAGTAGTTTGGGATACTTCGGCAGAAGTTCCTGAGTCAGCTGTAATTAGCGATATGGAGGATTAATTATGATCTTACTAAAGAAAATTATAGATAAAGCAAAAGAAAAGATAGACTTACTTTTTCTAACAAGAAAAGTAAATTGCTTTATAGAAAGTAAATCTATTTCTACAGAAGAGGGAATTCATATTTATACCGAAAACATTAAAAAATATATCGAACTTGGAGATATTGAAAGAGCTTTTTCACAATATGAAGAATTAAAATATAAAAAAAGACGGCTAGAAGATCTAAAAGAATTTAAAAAATATTTACTAGAAGAACGTAAAGAATAGCAGTATGAATAAGATGGTAATTGATACTCCTTACTATGAGGATATGTCTCGTTACTCTAATAGTGATATTGGATATTTTCTTAAAAATGGACCGAAAGGTTTAAAAGATTACAAAGAAGGTAAGATAGCAAAGTTAGATTATAGCTTTCTTGAAAAAGGAACTATGATACATGAATATTTACTTCAACCAGATGAATTTTGGAAGGATTATATTATTCTTGATTTTGCAACACCTAAAGTAAAACAGCAAAAGGATTTATTAGATGAGTATCATAGACTTATGCAAGTAAATCCATTAGAATCTCAAGATAAGCTTAAACTATCTGCTTATAAAAAAGCTTATAGTAATAAGAAATCTGATGAGAAATGTATTGAAGAAGCTGAAGGTCTTATTATGATTTATCAAGATTACTTAGAATATCTAAGTAAAGTAGATGAAAATAAAAAGATAATTAGCTTTGCCGATTTACAAATGCTCAAAAAGATAAAAGAGAATATTCAGAATCATAAAAAAGCGAATGAGCTGTTGTTTAATTTACCATCTACTTTTGAAACTCATAATGAGTTCCATATTAATTGGGAAGTAGAAAAGTTTCACAATATCAAATGTAAATCTCTATTAGATAGAGTGTGCTTTGATCATGTCAATAAGAAGATAATTCTTATTGACTTAAAAACTACTGTAAATGTATACAATTTTAAACATTCAGTAGAAGAATACGATTATTATAGGCAAATTGCTTATTATGGATTAGCAATCCAATGGTATATGCAAGAAGTATTAAATCTTAATTCTGAAGAATATGATTTTGAAGCATATATTATTGCAATAGGTAAAGATGCTAACAATGAGATTAGAGTATTCAATATGAAAAATGATACTACTCTCAATGAAAAGATCGCTTCAATATCAGAAGCTCTCCGAAGAATCTCAGAACATATCAGTACAGATCAATGGGACCATACACTTGAGTATTACGAAGGTGATGGAACAGAAGAACTGTAATGATAATTGGAAATAGAACATTAACTACACGTTATATACTTCCTTTTCTATTTGATTCTAATAAACTGTTTAATGATAAATATAAGTTTGTAAATGCTTATATTTCTGATATTAATAGACCTCATTTAGATAGTCATATATTTGTTTTATTTGAATATGATACTAATATATATAGTAGTGTTAATAATTATATGAAAGAAAACAAATATTTATATGATAGTAAACTTATATCTATTAATGGTATCTTATATCAAGAGTATATATTTGTAATTCCAAATGAATATAAAAATGTTATTCAAACTATTAAAGATGGTTTCTATAATGATATATCTTATGAATATAAAGAAAAGATTATTCTCTTTTGGAAAAATATATGCTTAAGCTATCTAAAAGGATTGTTAGAAACAAAACATGATATTACAGAGTACAAAAGTTTAGAAGAAAAGGGAGAAATAGTAGGTGAAGAAGATCCACCTGCAAATGAAATAAACTTTTGGACAAGAAATATTTTTGCTTATTAGTTATATTTATGGGTATAAAAAAGCCGTAGAATCTGTGAAGACCTACGGCTTTATTTTTAATCATTACTATTAGTTGTCTTATCTAATTGACTATCTAAGTATTCCCATTTAGTTCTAATATCTTTTGATTCCCATATTCCTCTTAAACCAGGAACAGATTTTATTAACGTTCTCTACCATTTAGTCATTTCTTTATATGGACCTTTTTTAATTTCTTCATCATCCCAATTATTCTCAATAGAGAATGGATCTAATAGTTTTACAAGATTACTAAAGTTTTCTACAGGTGCTATTGCAGCAGAAGGAGATTTAATTTGATTAAAGAAATCCATAGGATTATATTCAGCTCTTTCTTCAAAACTCATTCCTGCTACTCCATAACCAATTAACTGTAATAAGTATTCATCTTCATCATTGTCTGCCATTGGTTTTAACCAGATAGCTGATAATATAGAATACATCATTACTAGGGCTATCTATATAGCTGTTCTTCTAAAATTATATGATTCAATACTGTCAATACCTTTTCTGTGTTTTTTTCTACTTTCTTTATCTTTACGATATTTTATACTGTTATATATATTATATGCAAATTTATATAGAACTCTAAACGTAGATTTATATTTAGCTTCTATATAATCTTCTACATATGGGTTATACTATCTTGTAGTTAAAAAGTTATCTTCAAGATTATTAATAAAGAAAGAACGATGCATGAAAACTGCTGCTCCAAAAGCGTTAGTCATCATCTTAGTCTTATCTTCTGTAGATAACACACCGTCGATACGATTAGTTAAGAATTTAGCTATATTTTTAACAGAATTCTACAAATTCTAATCATTAATTAAATCAGAATATTTATTATACTTACTTTTTATAGACAGTTTGCCATCTTTTACTTCATAAACATCTAACAAAGTAAATGTATTGATTTTGTCGAATTCTTTATTACCTTTCTTATAATCATTAGGATAGTACTAACGTATATACTGTCTTCTAGATACTATACTATTCATTTGAGGAATATATTTATAGTCAGCATATACAGCATTTACTACAGGAGCTTTAACTATATAATCTACAGCGCTCCATCCACCCCATATTAAGTATTTTCTAAACACTCTAATAATACGATTATACTGTAAATACTCTACTTTAGAATTTACATCTCTTGCAATTTCATTATGTTCTAGTATAGCTAGACTAAGGTTATTGTGTTTAGTATCTCCTAAATGATATAACATATTAGGTATATTAAAGGTATTAGCAGCTAAAGACTTAAAGTATTCTTTACTACTAAAATATCTACCAGCTAAAGCTTCTACTACTGATTTATGAATGCCCTAAAATAATGCTTTAGTAATAGCAGGAAAGTTGTTACCTAAGTTAGAAGCTGTAGCATAAGCTCTAATGTTATCTAATATTTTAGTAACAGATATATTATAACCTAGTACATTTATTGCAACAGGTCTTTTATACTAACCATATAAATTCATATCTAGAAAATCCTAGTATCTTTTATATAAGTTACTCTTATCTCCAGTAATATCTTGTTTAGATCTAGTAGTAAAATTAAACTTGGTAAAATCTCTTTTAGCTATTTCATTCTTTATTAGTTCAAAATCAGCTTGTTTTTCATTCTTTAGACGATAGTTTTCAGCCATTCTAGAATATTCAACTAACATACCTACTAAGTTTCTGGAAATATGTTCAGGATCATCTAGAGCTTTTACATAGTGTGTTGGTACAAACTACAATTGAGAGCCATCTGGTTTCTAAGTAAAGTTATCTAAACTATATTCAGCATCATCCTACTTAGCTATAATATTATCTAAAGCAAAAGATTTTATACCTTTCGCAAACTTATTACCTCTAGTAGTAAAATCAACTACATCGCCAGTAATCTATGGTAGTTTATAACTTTCACGCTTCTTTAAAAAGCTAATTTTATTATTAGCTTCGTCCATAGTATTTACTATTAGATTGTATATCTCTTTTTTCTACTTAGTATTTGTGGCTTCTTTAAAAGCTTTTGTATTATCATATAATGATTTCTTTGGCTGATAGTATTCAGGATCTTCAAAGTTATAGTTTTTATTGACTAATTCTGAATCTTTATCTAATTCCTAATTCATTCTACTTAATCTCATTTCTACATACTAAGTATCTTTAGGAACTAACATCTTATAGTAAGATACAGGGCTAGGTTTACCATTTATCCAGGTATGAGACTTTTCAAACCATTCATCATATTCTTTTGTACCTAAACTTTTATACTTCTTTTTATCTGCATAATATTCAGGTGTTTCTACTATTTTAGCTACCTTAGAAAACTCAGAACTACTTCCTTTATGTTTACTGTATAACGCATTTAACTCTATATCTATATCTAATAATCTAGCTTTTACTTCTTCCTATAGTTTATAAGCATCTGTTAAAGGCTAATTATTATTTCTACCTAGGCTTAATAGTTTTCTTCTTTCTTCTGTTAAATCATCATACTTTTGCTAATCTTCTCCCATATTAGCTCTTTCCAAACTCTAAAGTAGATTAGTAAATTCTTCAGTATACTAATAGCTAATATTACGCTGCATCCATTTATTGAATAAATCTTCTGACAATTTCTATTTCTTTTGATCTATTATATTCTATATTTCTTCTTGAGAATACTTAGTTGATTTAATCTTGCCTTGACCAATAGTTTCATAAAACTTCTGCAAGTCTTCTGCTATTTCCTTATCTTCTCCAGTCTTAAGTTCTCCATTTTGATAATAATCATTAGCCAAGTTTCTTTTTACTGAGTAAAGACTATCTAACTATAACCATTGTTTATTTGTAAGACGTTCTAAATGTGGTCCAGTTTCGTCAGTAACGTCTTCGATCAAAGTGTTTATTTCAGTGTTAACCTACTTTAGGCGCAATCTAGTATTTGGATGCAATTCGTTATACGCTCTATAATACTCTGGTTTAAATTTACGTTCACAATGCTACTCTAACCACTCTTCTTTTTCTTTGAGATAGTTATAATAGTCTTCTAATTCTAAAGCTGCATAGTTATTATCTACTACTCCATACTTTGAATCTAGATCTGATAAGAATTTCTTCATATCCTATCTAAATTGTCCATAATTTCTATCTCTAACTAAGTATCCAGTAGTATTACCATTATTATCTTTTTCAAAGTAAAGTAAGCAATCCTTTCTATCAATTTTATCAAACTCTCTTATCAACGTTTGAGCTTTATCGTTAGCAAATCTACCCACTTCATTATTGATATCTGTCATAAGTCTATGAGCTAGTCTGATAGCTAAATCATCTACAGACTTAGTACTCTATAATATTACACGCAGATAATTAATATCAGAATTAGAATTGTTAAGTCTATCATTAATATAAGATTCTACATCTTCACTAGGTACTTTATACGCTTCTGAATACTACTTAATTAAAGTTTCTACTTTACTCTTTAAAATACTGTCATACTTACCAGATATTTCTAAGTAAGCTCTATAAATTAGGTTTAATCTAGTATTTAACTAATTGTGTGTATCTTTATCTAGATCGCTGAAGTATCCTTGTAGATTTAATCTCTTGTTGATTTCATTAATCATAGGACCATAGAAATCTAGAAAGTCATTCTAGAACTAGAGCAAACGTTCATTACTGATTAAATCAGGATTCATATATGCATTTCTAATACGCTTTACTACTGGTTTAAATGCTACTGAAGATTCTTTAATAAAGTCAATTAATACTTGTACATCTTCACCTTTCTAAAGCATATCATGATACATATCAATCTGCTGCTGTAGTTTAGCTAATTGTAATGGTGGATAGTTTTGAGTTCTTAAAGATCTATAGCGACCATTTAAACCACTCATAATCTTATCTAGTATCTTTTTGCTATCTTTAGATAACTTATTCAGTTCTGGATCACTATCTTCCATATAGAATATACCATCTCCAAGTCTGTTTATATCTGGGTTACTATTTCTATCTTCAATAATATCTGATATTTCATTGATAAGTTTTACAGAAGTGTACCCTTCTATTTTATTGGCTAATTTATTCAATCTTAACGCTTTAACTATGTTAGATAAGAATTTACGCCATATAGACATATCATGTTTACTCACTAAATCTCTAAAAGCAGTATTAGACATTATTTCAGATATGAATTCTTTGGGTGATTTTAATCCATAATAAAGTCCTTTACGAGGATATTCTTTCTAAGGGAATTTATTGATAAGCTTATTGTAAATACTATCTACATTGGATCTAAAAGTACTATTATTATCATATTCTGATACAGTATAAGCATGAATTAGCTCATGATTGAAATGTTTAGTAATATCTTCTGGAGATTCTCTATTAAAAGTTTTATCTAATACTTCTATTGTATTTATATTAGCATTATAAGCCATAGCTCCACCTAATTCACTCACTAGCTTTACTTTTATATTCTTTAGAAAGTCTGGTGAGAACTACTATACTAAATCTTTTGAGAATTGATTTTGATAATATAACTCACTATTAATCATATTAGACATAGTATCATTAGCATTTGTTTCAGTAAACTATTGAGGAAACATAGCAGCTTTCATATCAGTACGCTATTCTACTTCCTAAGGTACATAATGCTAAATCATAGCCTTAATAGCTAATTCCCGGTTGCCATTAAACTGTTTTAGATACTACAGAAATACAGTAGACTAAGCTCCATCAGGAGCCTAGTCAATTGCATAACCATTATTTTCAGATACTATATAATATGCAGCATCTTCGCTGCCTAGCACAGTAGCTAATTCATCTACTGCTGCTTTAACTTCTTTATTTTTTAAATTCAAACACTGCATAATTATTATCCATTACATTCGTTCTTTCTTTGTTTACCTAATTCTGCTAAGTTAGCAACGCTCTAATTAAAGTTTATATCAAGTTGTTTTGGCAGATTCATAAAATTATTTACATTTAATTTAGTAAATGGTTTGGTTACTACTACTTTAACAGATTTGTTTCCACGATAGTATTCTATTATATCACCTACTTTAACCTTACTCCAATAATCCATATGACCATCAGAACTATATCTAGTTGTAGCAGTTCTCTCACCATTCATTATAGCTTCTATAGTAGAAGTAGATTTAATATCTGATCTTTTATTGTCATTGTAATCGAAATTCATCTAACCTCTAAAGTCAGCTTTTACATTTTGATCTTCTGCTAATTTAAATTCTACTTGATAAGCGTCATTATTTTTCAACATTTTAGGTAATACATTAGATTTAAAATATTCTTCGCTCCACCCTTCTTTCTTAGACCATTCTTCTATATGTTGTTGCTATTTATCTGTATTAGCTGCATTTGTAGGTGCTTCTTCTACAGTAGTTTCTTTAGGAAAAGTTACTCTATATACATCTTCAATAGCCTATCTGCCATATTCGTTTATTTCTCTAGTTCCGATACCAGCAAAATTGTTAGTGAGTGCAGGAGTATCTGATTTAGACCACTTTCCGTCTATATTTTTATACCACTATAATCTCTTCTGATCAAATACGTATACAGGTTTTCCAGCCTATATAGCCATTTCTACAGCATAACCTGTACCTCCTGTAACAGCTACATGAGATGCCAACCTAGTATCATTTTTTTTATTCGGGAATAGCTTCTATCCTTTATTTACTAGATTACCTATAGCAAATATAGCATCTGCGTATTTAACCTATGCCCAGTTTCTAATCAATCTGGGATCTTTCATAGTAGAGTATTGGTATCCGTAATTGGCTTTGGCAGCTTGTGCTACTTTATATCTACCCTCTTCATAATCTTCATTGCTAATTTCAGTATTACCAGCAGGAGCGTTATATTGAGAAGTTTCTCCAGTGTAGTAATGTTTTGATATTACTCCATATTTTTCACCTATTTCTCCCCATACACTATCTGAACCCTAAGCGCCACCTGAATGATTAATATAGGTAGATGAAACATTTTTAGCAGGAATGTTCTCGTTTCTAAATTCATCTCTTATTTCCATAAGTAGTCTACTAAATCTACCATTATCCTGTTCTACACCTTGCTGATTCTTATGAGTAATAATAGCATCTCCAGTATTTAACAACCTCTGTTTAGCATCAGGATTCTATTCAAAGGATGCCTTCATAGCTTCCTTAAGTATTTTGTCAGCATCTCTATCCCACGTTTGCCTTTCTAGACTTAATATACTTCTACCTAACTTTCTTGCTTCAGAACCTGTAGCATTAGCAAATTTATCCTACATTTCTATATATCTATCAGACATGCTAGAGTTTATGTAGTTACTATAGTTTAATTTCTGTGCCTAGAACGCACCTTCTACGGTATTGTATTTAGCATTTTGGTAAGTAAACGGTCTTATAGCAAAATTACTTAGTTCAAGGTTCTCATTAGTTCCAGCATATATATTTATTGTTCTTGTAGACTGTGTTTCTGCATTATCTGCAACTATAGGATCGTTTAATTTGTTATCGGTAACTATATATACATTTTCTCTAGCTCTAGATACAGCCACATACTTAAGCTATTGTTGAGTATTAGCATCAAACTTAGCACCAGTAATAGTATCATAATATATCATAACTTTATCATATGTACCACCCTATGACTTATGAACAGTGTGAGCATATCCATAGTCTATAGACTTCCTAATCTTAAGTCTACTATTTTCATGATAATCTTTCATAGTTATAGTATTCAACTTAATATCAGATAAAGCTTTTTGAGCAATACGTACAGTATCGAAATCTCTAGACATAAATGCTTTAGATATCATCTTATTGATACTTTCTATTTCATTAGCTATAGCTTTTAAATTCTAAGTACTAGTATTGTTATCTAACACAAATACCTTATCTGATACTGTTTCATTATCCATAGCATTAACTAATGTGACTTCATATCCTTCTACTTCCGCTATTACACTACCGTTAATAACAGATACAATCTATTTATTTATCTTATTGCTAACACTGGCTACTTTATAGTCTATACTATTGCGTATTATTTCAGCTTGTGCTTCTCCATCATTCATAGTAACATTATCATATCCCATAAGTAAATCACCTACTTCAATTTGATTAGGATTATCTCCATATAATTGCTTTCTGATCATGTCGTTTACTGTAGGTATCATAGCATTAGTAGCACTAAGTATTCTAAAGTTAAAAGGATTAGTTTTATATTCATTAGAACTAACTATATCTTTGATAATCTAGTTTGGTTGTTCACCATCGTGCATATACTCAACTCCAAATCCATTTACTAGTTTAGTAGTAAAGGATAACGATTTACCATTTCTTAGATTAGTAGCTTCTTCTAGAATAGGATTATCACCAGTTCTTTCTACTTTAGTAAGTTCTACATTAGTAGCTTTATTCTAAAATACAGGAGATATTGCATTATCTGATACTGGTGATAATTGAGCAGGGTCTCCTATGTATATTACTTGAATATTATTTTCTTTTTTGAAATCTTCAACAAAGTTATACAAACCTTTACTAACCATTGAGGCTTCATCAATTATAAGTAATTGACCAGGTTTAATTTTAGGTTTACGTATTTGTTCTGTTTTTAATTTCTTAAGATCATAATTGCCACTATCTAAATCAACGATAGGAGATAAGCCAAATACAGAATGTAAAGTAATAACCTAAGATTCTGGATTATTCATTTTAGTAACTGCATTAGCTCTGTGAGTAGGTGCACTGAATAGTGGCTCTATTCCTATACAGTTTAAATATTTATTGAATATACTAATAATACTAGTTTTACCAGTACCAGCATATCCAGATAATGTCACGCTATTATCATACTTGTTAGGATTGTTAATAAAATCTTCTAATACTAATAACGCATGTTCTTGTTGTTGATTTAATTTAAACGGAGTATTTACAACCTTACCGTTTCTAAATGTAATATGATCTCCAATAATATTAACAGTAGAAGGTTTATATTCAACAGTTTCTAAGGCAATAGAAGTAGGAGCAGTAGATGCATGATTCCTAGTTGGCGAACTCTGTAATTCTTCTATACTAGTTTTCAATGCCACTGTAACAGGTTTATAATCACGTACTAATTCTATATTGTTGATAATATTAATCCACTTAGATCTATTCATTTTGTTACCTAAGTTAATGATATTTTTGATATCGTCAACGCTAAATGCTGATTTAGCATCTAACGCTCCATCAATATTATTAAACTCAAACATAGAATTAGAATAATTATCATATTCTTTTACAACTCTACCTTCTTGATTTAAACCTTTCTTCTTAGTCATTACATATATAGGTCGTTCTTGATCTTTATCGTCAAATATATTTCCAACATATTTATATAAAATAGTGTTAGCCGGATTGTTATCGTATGCTAATTTTACCTTTACATATGGAGTATATACATTCTGTTTAGACTCATTTCTACCAACTGGTCTATAATTAGGTATCATCATTACTGGATACTTACTTCCACTATAGTTTTTATTTTCACTAAATAACACAGGGAATTGTAATTGATCTTCTACTTTATCTGTTTCAGAACTAAATACCTTTTTATATAATTGAACAGGTTTAACAATTTTATTATTTGTCCAGTTATTTAAGAAGAAGTTATCAAAATCTAAATCAGTAACATTAAATCTTTCTGTGACGCTTCTCATATAATCTGCATAACCAGTACTTTGTATAGCACTTATTGGTAATAAGTTAAATATACCATTCTTAGTAAAGTTACCAGCAGTAGTAGCTAATTGATATCTTATTAAATCTTGAGCAAATTGCTTTATTTCAGGATAATCTGATTCTAATAATTCTTCCCAATATTGATTAAGATTCTGCTTCAAATACTTATCGTCATCTGATATTCTATTCTTTATAATAATATCTGGAGCATTATATTTATCAGTACTCATTTTAGTTAAAGTACCAAGATAGTTAAGTAATTGATTACCTATTTTACCATCCTATGTAAGCATTTCTGGATACTTACCTGCTAATATATCTGCTTTGATTTTTGATAATCTTTTAGCCATAGTATCTGTACCATAAAACATATCATACAAATCTACACCTTCTTGATTTAAGAAAGAATATCTTAGTGACCCTTCCAGTTCATTAGAGATAGTTTTGTTTAAAGATTCATCGTTAGTATCTATTCTATTTATCATAGTAAGTACTTGACTTATGGCAGATTTAAAATCTCTCTTTCCTCTAATCATTATATTACTAAACATATCAGAAGGACCAACGATACCATTATTAATCTTAGTCATTAAGAATGTACTATTCAAATAGTTTAGTATATCATCTTTGTTAAACAAAGTAGAATTAGCTATGAGACTTTTTAATCTGTATAAAAATCTATCTTGTTCAATAAAGTTACCACCAAACCGTTTAGTATCTACCTAAGATAACTAAACTAATTTAGACATATCTTGTGCTAAATCATTAAGTTGAATAAATAACTCTGATATCAGTATTTGATTCTTATAATAATTATAAGCTTCTTCGTTAGTAAGATTATCTTTCTGACTTAGTTGCAATTGCTGTATTAAGAAATCTCTATCTGTAATATCAGTAGCAAAATCTTCAATGGAGTATAAACCAATAGATCTACCTTCACTATCTAATTTTTGCATTACGATATCTCCAGTTTTACCCATTTCGAGATCCAACTTCTTTATACCTAATTCTGTAGCAGCTTTCTTATATTTGTCATAGTATGATTTGCGTATAGTAGTAATTTCATCTTTTACTATAGCTGTCTTACTTTTGCTATCATCTACTCCATATATACCAGATGCTCTATCATATGCACTAGCCATATCTTTAAGTATTTGCTGTGGTAAGAAATAGAATGTATCTTTACCATAGCCAACTCTAAGTAAGAAATTACATATATTGTATGTATATTGTCTTACATTAAGTCTAATAACATATGGATCTTTAGCAACGTCTACATGAGCGTTAATCATAGCAGATATCCAATCTAATATACGCAATCCTTCTTCTTGGATCTTTATAGGATTACCTTGTTCATCTAATAGTATATTACCTTTTTCATCTCTTTGATATACTATTTCATTTCTACTCTTAATACCATCAAGTCCAACAAAACCTAATCTTTGTAATAAAGATATGTCTGAGAACTTAAGATTAGCCAACTGAGTTAATACATGATTTTTATTATTAAGAGCAAACGGACCAATACCAGTCTTACCACCAGAATATTCGTACTTTTTATTCATTTGATAAGTAGGAGATAGCTCTCTAAATGGTATTCTATCGCCTAATTTACCTTGCCCATCTACAATAGGAAGAATTTCTTCTTTAATTATTCCAGTTACTTTATCAAGAGGTAATCTAGTTTCATCTACATTTTTCTTATCAGTAAGAACTGCTAAATACGTATCAAGTAACAAGTTTTCATTAGCTTCTCTACTATTAGCTTCATATACATTTGTAGGACTATTTATACTTTCTAGCCATCTGTTATACAAAGTAAAAGTAGCGGAATAGCCTCTAACTGATTCTTCTAATTCTCCACCTTGTTCTTCTGTGTATCTTCTTCTTAAATATGCTTCAAATGTTTCATTACTCTTCTGTTTCTTAAATTCTATTTTATTTCCTTCTTTATCAAAGTTATATCTTGCTATATACAACTTATCAATATCGAAGTCAGAACCAGTTTGAGTAGTAAATTCATCTGGTAATATAATAGTATCACCTACTACAGAAGGAAGTACATCAACAATTCTAAGTCCAGCAATAGAAGATAGACCTTGTGTAGGAATACGATAACCCATAGCCATAGGACCTGCTTCTTGACCAATAATCTTATGCTTTATCAACCAATCTCTAGCTTCTACAAAACTTTTATTTTTATAATCTGGAATTATATGAGAGAACAAATTGATAGATATAATAGAATCCATACTACCATCTTTGTTTATGTTAAGTAGAGGTTTACCGTTATTAATAGCTCTACTACCTACAGCCTTTATAGATTTAAATCCAAATGAAGACATCTGAATAAACGCTCCACCAGGTAATTCTAAATCAATGGCTTTTTTATTAGTAGTAGATGTTAATTTAGTTTCTACCCATTTACTATCTGGTAATGCTGATAAAGGTACTTTAAAGTCTGTACCATCTTGATTTACTTCAAGAGCTTCTTCTACATCTTTACCCATATTAGATGCTCTAGCTTCTTTAATCAACTGTTTAGAAGCCTTAGCATAATCAAGAGCATTATCAGATAAGAACATATCTTTTACTTCTTTAAAGCCTTTATTAGATATAGCATTAATAGTACCAAATAATTGTTCTTTAATCTGCTGACCAGTTATTTCATTATCGGTTCCTTCTTGATATACTCTGTTCATTACTAGGTTAGATACAGCAACTGTGGATACCTAAGTACCAAATAATGTTCTGTCATGTGTATGAGGATCTGTTATAAGCTGTCTTCTAAGATTTCTGAATTTCTAAGTAGTAATATGCATGTTACTTAGATCATTTATCTCATCGTTCTTATAATCCTTATATATATCAGTAGCACCTTGTATACCAACTTTAACGGCAGATTCAAATGCTACTTGATCTATAGGGGTAAGTCCTTGATACTTACCAATAGCATTCATTCTATCGTATATTTCTCTATTGTCTCCAGTAGCTAATACTTTAAACATAGGAAACATAGCCATCTTATTAAACACAGGTATACAATGTTTTAGATTAGCATCATAGGTATAACCAAAGTAAGTAGTCTTTAATGGCTTAATTAATGTCTTCAAAGATTTAGCATACAGCTCTGCATCATTTAACCAGTCTGCATCACTTTCCATTATGTTAAAAGCTTCTTCAATTTCATCACTCCATTCTCCAAGCATTTTAACAATATCTCTATACATCTGGGGTCTAATATACACAGCAGCATCGGCTTGATTGATGTTACCTTTTGTACCTTTTTTATTCATACCATATGCTGATGCATCTTCTACAGCTAAATCTTTAGCTAACTGGAATATTATAGGATACTTTTCCTCTGCTGATTTAGGATCTTTCATTAACTCATCTACTTGAGATTCTGTTAAACCTTCTTTTTCGATAAGTAATTTTCTAGTATTAGAGAAAGTAAATAAATCTTCCAGTTCTTTATGCTGTCTACTAGGTATTTCATTATCATTAATAGTAGTATTTGTATAAGTCTATCTATTCTATAATCTTCTATACTCTTTAATATTCTTATCTACACTAGTATACCATTGAGTTCTTAGATTATCTCCAGTAGACAATACAGCTCCTAAACGTTTGATCTTATCATCATCATTTTTAAAGAAAGCAACATCACCAGTAAATATCTTTTCTGTTTCTAATACAGATATGTTATAATTTATCATATGATTACCAATCATAGTTAAAATAGCATATCTTTCTGCTTGATTAGATACATTATTATTAGGATGTGCTAAGTATATTTCTTTGAATTTATTTAATACAACATTGTCTAATAGCTTATTCTTGATAACCTTAGGATTCTTTTTATCTCTTTCTATTATACCTAACTTTTCACAAGTATCTATTTCTTGTTTAAGCTGCATATGTAGATTGTCATTAATCTTCTAGAAAGTATCCTTTGGAGTAGTAAATAGTTCCTATTTAATCTCTTCCAATGTCTGTATTATATTACCTTCTTTTACAGAGTTTTTAATTCTTTCATTTAAATCTATCCATTTAAGTTGACCATCTATTTTTGTATAGTATCCAGTAAAGTGTCTAAACAGACCGCCTTTGCCAGATGTATGATAGTTCTTAATAGGTTTCTTAACATCTGGAAGAGAATTATAGTATTCTACTATAGTATTGTATTCATCTTCCCAACTGCGATATAAGTGTTTTAAAGCTTCTCTATTAAACTATAACTTTAAACTATTGCCAACTTGCGTAATTGACATTTCTTTATTGAATAATCCTACTCCACTAATAGTAAACCATGTCTTTTTATCAGCCATAGTTGGGAATATAATATGATTATTATAAGTAAATGTCATTTTAGCTAAGTAGTCTTCAACTGGTGAAATACTTAGATAATCTCTACCTTTATCGCCTCTATTCTCTCCATAGAAATTAACAAAAGTATTTAGTCTAATAGGACTATTATTATTAACAGCAGATAGAATCAAAGAACTTCTGCAATAAGTATCAGCATTTAAATCTGTTAACGTAGCGCTATCGTGACTATTAAGCCATCTAACTTGATCTGATACAAAACAGTTCAAAGTCTTAGTAAAAATAATATTATTATTAGGACCTAATACTGATATTTCAGTATCACTAGGATGTGTTACAGCTTGAGCTTGAGCTAATGTGTTAATGAAGTTGTTCTTACCCAAGTTCATGTATATCTAGTCTAATTGTCTTACTGTAGCTATACCTTTTTTATTAGTATATTTTGTCTTATTATCTATAAGATTCTGAAGTGTTCCATTAAATAAATATTTCAACGCACCAGCTTCATTGCCTAATATTAATTTAGATATACCATAAGGTCTGTCATTAGGTAATAATCCTTCTATAGTATCGTGATCTACAGTAATACCAACAGAATTCAATATATTGACTAATTTATTGATATAAGTATCTACATCAGTATTAGTAATAGTATTTCTATTATCTTCTACCTACTTATATAACTCATTAAATCTACTTATAACTGCGCTTATTTCAGATTTATTAGGTTTTGTTTCAGTTTCAGTTCTTTCTACCAAAGAAGAATTAAAGAACAAATCTGACCAAGTAGAAGGATACATTTTAGTAGCTCTTTTGTTTATTCCATCATCTACTACAAATGATGTACCTTGTTCAGTTTGTTGATAATGTACTTCTACAAAATTCTAATCAAAACTCTTAACAGTTTGTAATATTTGTGTCTGAAGATTTATATCAATATCTCCATTCAATCTCTTATATAAGAAAGCAAAGAAGGCATTACCTTTAGCTAATCTAGCGCATCTACCTAATAATGAAGTTTCTGGATCTTGTCCAGGTTCAGTACTAAATGATTCTACTGTACTTAAGTTTTTAAGAATTAGAGCGTAAGCCGTATCATAATTAACAATCATAGGCAATCCTGTAATAGTATTAATCCTAGTACTAAGAGTCCTAGCTTTTACTCCACTAACATCTTTATAACTAAAATATGTATCAGATAATGTAGCGAAGAACATTTTTGCGCTAGCTAATGCATTATTCTTCTTATCAAATTCATACCCAGCTTTATCATAGTTCTGTATACCATTACTTTCTCTATCTAGGAACTCTTCATCCATATTTTGATTTATAGATCTAATTCCCATCTATTCCAGCATTGGTTGTAGATGATACATAAATACATCAAAGTTATCTACTATTTCTTGTAATGCTTCCTTCTGTTCAGTAGTAGTTCTATTTGATTTAATAAATGACTGTAAAAGATCTTTAAGTTTAGTATTACTTAAATTCTATACATCTGATATATATTTAGCACCATTGGCTATAAATAAACAAGCTTTTAAACTATCTAGTGCTGAATGGAAGTCTTGTAAAGTTGGGAAGTGTTTCAAAGTTATATCTTTATTAGGACCAACTTTATAATAAGCTCCATCAGTATAAGAATCTAAGAAATCTTTAAGAGATTCTTCATTAAGCTGATAATTAGAAAAATCTCCATACTTAATAGCATCAAATATTTTATTAAGATTTGTAGGATCAATATTAGAATTAATATGCAAGAATTTTTTAATATTGCGGAATATCTTATTGATATAGTATCTTAAAGTAGATTCTTTATCATTAAGCATATAATCCATGAATCTATCTGCTATTACTTCTTCTAGTTGTTTATTGTCTAGATTACTATACTGATTATTTTGTTTTCTGAATTCATCATATAATTTATTTCTAGTATCTCTATCTAACATAAGTAGAGATACTCTATGCCAGGCTTCGTGATACTATACTCCTTCAATAGCTTTATTAGATATAGCAATTCCATCTGCTCTGGCTATACCATACACAGCAGAACCGTTAGCAAATTCTCTAATAACTCCATCAGTTACTTCTACTTGTTCATCAGTAAGACCTAACTTCTTTTGTAACCACTTTTTAGCCTTTTTAGTATTGATAAATTTACTTTGTTTTAACTGGTTACTATTTAATATTTTAGGAGCTCCATCTAATCCTAAGAAACTAGATACAGCATCAGAATCAGCATCTGTAAATTCATCATATGATTTATCTTCCGTTTTGCTACTTAATTCTTCACCAGCATCAAAAGTAGGAACTTCATACAAACTGAATTTCTTTTTAGTAGGAGATTGAGATTCTGCTTCTAACTTCTTTTGTTGTTCAGTAGGTTTAGAAGATATTACTGGAGAATCAATATATACATAAGGTCTAGTAAACAATCTATCTTGTAGATCGCTCAATAACTTACCGTGTTTAATTAAGTAAGCTAAAGTGGTTAATCCTTTTGGATTATCTTCATCAGTTATTAATTTACCATTTACTCTCTTTAATCCAACATCTTCTAAATCAAATTCTAGTCCAGGAACTAATTCTAAATGATCTACATTATCATCTATCATAGCTTCTCTAAATGATTTAGGCAATGGTTCCCACAATAGATTTTTTTCTGTATTCCAATGTAAATTATCTGTAATAAATTCTACTAAGTCTTCAAATCCAGCATCTGTTCTCAATTTAGATAGAAGAACTTGTTCTCTACCTAACTAAGCCCAACCTTCCTTATAATTTACAAAGAACTATTTATCTGCTAAAAATGCATATCTAGGATCAGAAGGATCTAATATAGTAGAATTACCATAGTTAACCACTAGTTGAATTACATCTTCTGGATACACAGCTTCATTACCAGTCTATCTGTATAGTATTACATTAGCTAAGTATCTAGCTAATTCTGAAGGACTATTATCTTCATTACTGAATCTAGCTTCGTTAAGTTTAATATTTCTAGTAACACCAGCTGGGGTATTTTGTGCAGGTGGATATACAAATATTTTACCAGATCCACCTTTACCTTCCATAGGAAGACCATTTCTATCCATAATTATAAAATGGTCTGCTACACCTTTACCTATACCAAACTTAGTTTCTGAATCTAATATATTGTGTAAATCTCTAACTCCTAAAGATTCTATATCCAACAGGTTTCTGTTTATTACTTCTCCTTCTTCTGTTCTATTAACATTAAAGTTACCATTAGTAATAGTAATATTCTTAAATGTTATTTCACAATTTGGATCATTAATTTTAGCTTCAATGATTTGATTACGTAACTCACGGATTCTATCTTCTTCTGATTTAGATAATTCTCTACCATGAGTTCTATATATACCTTTAGCTCCTTCGATAGTTTTCAAAGTAGCCATGAACTTTCGACCATCTTTGGCTTCTATTTCTATATATATAGGAGCTTCATCCCAGGTAGCTTTATTTGCTGGATCATATGATCCAAACTTAGAATCTTTAGGACCAATCTTAGCGGTAACTTTACTTTCAGCTAACATACCTGGAGTAGATAGATATTCATTTAATGATCTTCCAGATTCATAACCTTTGAACATAGGTTGATCATTATCTGGCTGATAGTATAGAGTTCCATATACTAATTCTGTAGGTTCTTCATCATTAATCTAAACATCATCAGTATCATATACTTTGCTATCTTCTACATCTTGTTCAGTAATAGGAGCAGAAGGTTGTTCTGTATTACTAGTAACAGTATGAGTCTATGGGATGATTTCTTCTGTCTACATTAAAGGTTGTTCCTAAACAGAGGGTATATCTTCAGCACTCTATGTGCCTTCATAATCAGATGCGTTTTGATCTACTGTAGCTTCTGGATTGTCTGCTACATTATTAGTATTATCTTCTGATATAGTTTCGTTAGGATTAATTAAATCTTCTTCAGTCAGTTCTTCTTCTACTAATCCTTCATAGTCTTCGTTTGTATCTACAGTTGTACCTAATTCCCAAAATGATTTAGGAGATATAACTTCTTTTTCTTCTTCTTGTACAGGTTGTTCAGAAGTAACTTGAGTAGGCTGAGTAACAGCTTTTTCCTCTTCTTCAGTTTCTCCAGTTAATTGCTGCTATGCTTGTTCAAGTATAGCTGACTGCTGGTTAATTAGTTCTTGAATTTTATCTGCCTATTGTTGTGCTTTATCAATACTGTCTTGTAGAGTTATAGTATCTGAAGTATCTTCTTCATCAATATTAGCATGTTCTTGTTGTGGAGTTTCTTCTTCTTGAATCTGTTCATCTTGATTTATAGTATCTTCAGTAATACTATTCTTATATATATCGACAGCCTTATTTAAGGCTTTGTCACTATTTATAAATTTCTTATACGATTGCTTAGCATCTGTTAATGCAATTTCTGCTAAAAGACTTTTAACTGCATTTGATTCAATATCATCTCTTGAACTTAAAACAATATCATCTGGATTTACAGAGAATCTATCTTTAATATCTGATAAACCTGATAAACGTCTTTCTATACCTTTTTCAGCTATATAAAACTCATCTAGTTTATTTTTGTCTACTATCTAAGATTCTTCTAATACTTTAATGTAATTTTTAATTCCTTCTAATCTTGCTTTGTCTAACAGGTAAGCTTTCAACAGTAAGATATTTTCACTATCTGTATTATCATCGGATAAACTACCTAATACATTATCTATTTCAGAATTAATAGAGTTATAGCTTTGAGCTATATCTTTTATTTGAGTTTCGTAATCAGATATAGCTTTGTTATACATATCAGTTTTGTGCTTATATATAGCAGCAGCAATATGTCTATCTTCTCCTTTAAATTCTCTTACTTTACTGTTATTCTTTACAATATCATATATAGAAGATATATTTCTTTTTTCACTTTCAAGATCTTCTTTAGTCCAACCATCTGGAATATTGGCAGATTCTATTTGCTGATCAATAGCGTCTAAGAACGCTTCCTTATTAAGCATCCTTTTATCTGCTTTATTAGCATATTGAATATACTTATATATATCCTCTTTTGCAGATATATGTTCTGCCATTAAGTTTCTAGATAATTCTGTACCAGCATTATAAGATCTTAAATTGTTAGCAGTACTTACAGCTGTAGTTCCACCTCCCATAAGTAAACCTATAGCTGCACCTACTTTAAAATTATCTACCAATTCTTTGTTTCCATTTAAAGCTGGATCTCCGCTAATACCAGCTACAGCAGCTAAACCTTTTAATGCCATAGCATTGTTTTCCATAAACATAGTAGCTACATCGAGAGGATTATATAGATTGGTATCAGATACATTCTGTTCGTTTATACGATTACCAATCATGTATTGAGTTACTTCTTCAACACCTTCTAATGCAGCATTAGCACTTATTCTAACTGTAGGTTCTAGTATATATTTAGATAATCTATGTTTAGCTACCTTAGACATTTTGGGAGCTACTTTCTTAGTAGTATAGTCAATTGCTTTATCTAATACCTTAACCGTACCGTCAATAGCTCTCTCCGGCAAATTAAGTTTACCAAGTACTTTAGTAAACACCTTACCTGCTCCAGGAATTATAGTAGCAGCTTGAGCTACATCACTAGCTGCTAAAGCCATGTTTCTATTATAGATGTCTTTTAAGTTATTTTTAGTAGTATATCTCAATGCATCTAATTCATTATTACCAGTAGGTATATCATAGGCTAACATATCTTCAAACACTTCGTCATTGCTTCTATAATTTGAAGAATTCTTATCATTAGAATATTCTACGCCAGTTATACGGCTAAGGTTTTCTCTACCTATATCCGCTAAGCTATTGATATCTATGTTATTTTTATTAGCATATTCATAAACATTCTGTTTATAATTATTAGCTACTTCAGATAAAGACTCTCTATCTCTAGACCATATATTAGTACCTACTGTAGCTCCAGCTCCTATTAATGCCGCACCGCCAGCAATTAATGGAGAATAAGGACCAGTAGGAGATGCAGCAACTTGTGCTGCTAAATAATTAGCAGCAGCAATAGCTGCAAAGTTAGCAGCTGTAGCCTATATAGACGAAAAAGAAGTACCTAATGCTCTAGGTACTTGATATGCCCAATTTTCTTGTTCTAATTGTTTCCACTCATCGCTTATAGAGTATATACTATTGGTAAAATGTAATATATCTCTACCTCTTTGAATATCTTCACCTAATTCTTTAGACTTCTGTTCTCTTTCAGAAATACCTTCATTAAGAGCTTGTAATCTTTCTTCTACAGTAGGCTGATATCCATACTGATTATAGTATTTACTAGCTACTTTTTTATATTCGTCTAGCATACTAGAGTATGCATCAAAAGTAGCTTTATACTAAGGATATAATTCATGAACCTTATCTGTATCTTTATCTAAGTAAGCTCTATTAAGTTGTTGATCTAACAACTTCATTTCTTTTTCAGTTTCTAGAAATACTTTCTGAAACTCTAATTCATCTTTTTCTTTATTATTCAACAGCATATCGCCAGTAGGTCTATCTACCATATCCTATTGAATACCATTGATAAATGAGAATACCGGATCTGCTATATAGTTGGGTCCTTTTCCACTTTTAGTGGCACTAGCATCTTCAGTAGTTACAATCTTTTCCTACTTAGGAGTTTCTTCTAAAGAAGAAGTATTTAATGGCTTAGTTTGAGCCATATCAAATTCGTATTGTTCTTCAGAAGGATTGACTCCAGTTAAAGGATTAAATGTATAATCCTTTAACTCTTGAAGCCTACTTCTCATATTATCTTTACTACCCACAGTAAATGTTTGTTTCTTTGCCATATTATATTATTTATTGAAATCCAAAAGATTCATTTTGTACATCTGGATACAATCCAGATGCTACTGATCCTGTCACATTTAGTTTAAGTGCTTGTTGATTTAAATATTCAGCATTTAAATCATCTCCAGATGTTGGTACGCTGTTGCTTAAACTTAATACATAATATTTAATACCAGGTCTAACAGTTCTAGTAGTATTACTACTCCATTTCTTAGCTATTTGTTCTCCTAATTCAGATCTTTCGCCAGAAGTTTTTCCAGATAAGTTAGATGTTTCACTTTCTGATATAGATTGCTTAGAAGTTTGTATTGTAGCTCCAGCTTTTTTCATATCGTCCTCAGTGAGACCAGCATTCTTAATATCATCTTCAGATATAGCTACTTTAATTCTTTGTAAATTAGCTGTACTCGGCTAACCGTTCTTAACAACTGGAATAGTTATCATATTGTCATTGTTAAGTAATATCATATTGTTAAACTTCCCGCCTTTCAAAGCATTTATTACTTTATTACGATTAGGGTCTACTGCTTCAAATCCAGCTATTTCTGATACTACTCTAGACATTAAATTCAAATTCTCTCCACCAGATATAACTTTGCGCCTACCTAAAGGAGTACTTTGTTCATTTTCTGTAATTCCCTATATAGTGCTACTTAATAGATCATTTAATTTAGAGTTACGAACTGTATATCCAAAGTTGTTGAATATATCATTAACGGCATAATCTATATCTGTATTTGTAATTTGTAATTTTCCATCCTTCTCTGTACCATACTTTCTCATAATATCTCTGAACATATTATAAGGAGTAGCACTATCTGCAAGTGATCTGAGTTGTTTACTAGCCACTTCTCTAATAACTGGATCATTACTATTAACATCGTTTCTTAGCTTCTCATAATTAGGATTATTAGATAAGTAATAGTTTCTGGCATTATTAAATTTCTACAACCCAGTATATTCCAAAGAATCGGTTAAATACCAAGGACCGTTATTAACTGTGTCTTGACCAGTTCTAGCAGCTCTTAATCTATTACTATATTCTAGTTTAGCAAATTCATTTGCCTCCCTGTCTTCATATGCAAACTCTCTGCCTGCTCTATAAATTCTATCTGTAAATAAAGCTCTAGCTTGATCAGGAGTAAATCCCTATCTTACTAAAGTATTTATATGCATTTGAGCTTCTGGAGTATTATATATTGCAGATATATTCTTAGCTATCTGTTCATCAGTTCTATCAGTAGATACACCAGAATAATCATAACTACCATCAGATCTAATATACCCAGCTTTTAAATTATCAACATAAGGCTTTACTAAGTCTACTTCTGACTTATAAGCTAATGGAGCAACGTCATTAAATACTCCACTATCTAAAGTATTATAATTAGTAAAATCAACTTCATGCCATAAAGGATTATACTTACCAGACAGCATAAGTTGTTGATTTACTTTCTATCTCTAAAGTAATCCTTCTCTACTCTATTGTAACTAACTTAGTTCGTTATAAGGTCTGGTATTAATAAACGATTGTATTAAAGATCTACCTTCTGCTGTTTTAATCAAATCTGGATTAGCTGCTAATTTATTTACTACATCTTGTCCAGCTCCAACTGTTAAATCATACCATCTCTTAGTGTCTACGGCTGATGGTGATCTAAACTCTGACCACTTAGTAAACTGATTACCTAAATCCTAATAAGCTTTATCTACTCTTTCGTTATTTGCTTTACCTATAGCATATAACTATTCAAAGGGTATTGGTGTATACTAACTAATATACTCACTTTCTATTGGTTTATCAAATCTATTCGTTGCCATTATCTTTTCAAATTATTATATAATTTAGTTAATTGATCTGATGTCATACCATATTCCAAATAAGGTAACATAGCTTCTAGTACAGCAGAGTCTCTTTTAGTTAAACGTTTATCTCTACTTATCTACTATATTCTTGTAGATAAATCACCAAATCCTTTTCTACGAATATTTCTAGTAGCTGCATCATTTTGAGCTTGTTCTACAGAAGCTAAATGTCTAGCATTAGCATACTGTTGTCCCCATTGATTAGCTATTTGAGCATTGTTAAATGCCATTTGATTTTCAGCATTATTTTTAGTAGCATAAGCATTAGCAATAGCTTTATTTCTATTAACAGCTGACTACAAACCAAATGCCATATTAGCTCCAGTATTAGGATTAAGATTAGCCATATTGTATCTAGCAATTCTATCACTTAGTGTAGCTTCTCTAAGTATAGGATCTATGTTATAATCAGTAGGATCATATACTGGATCATAAGTATATGTTTCTACTCTTTCAGGACTACCTGAGAATATATTACCAATAGGTCCAGTTAATGCAGCTATATTGTCTATTAGATCTAACCAGTTATTATCACTTGGATTTTTTGGTTTTTTACTATCTGTACTATATGTATTACCTACTGGAAGTTGCCCAGGATTACCAGTATAGTTAAAGTATTTACTACTTCTAGCATTAGCAGTATCTACATTACCAATAGGAGCATTAATGTTATAAGGAATACCTAATCTACTTGCTACTTCAGATGATGGTACATGTATAGGTCCACTACTTTGATTAGATCTACTATCTACATATGCTTGACCAATCTTATGCCAGTCACCATACTTTCTATCTGTCATTAAAGATCTAGCTTGTTCTACTGTAGGTATAACTCCTTTATTCTTACCTAAGTAAGTAGACATGTCTCCGTATTTACCACCATAGATATCTTTTACATCTTGATCTGTAATACTATTAACCCAGTTTAAGTAATCTTGTGTATAATTATTTTTATCTGAATCCCAGTATTTAAAATCAGACATATTTTTATTATATCCATATGGTTTAATGCCTTTAGTGCCATCTGCATAAGCAGCAGTATTCTTCTTTATTTTTTTACTTTTCAAAGCTTCTTGCTAATCTAATAGTGCCTGATAAGCTATCTAATTATTTCTCTCATTTAGCATCTAACTATTTTCAGCATATATATTATTGGCTTTCTTGTTGCTTTTCTTCATTAATTTCTTTCCCATTTCTGCAAATGTTTTATTTGTTCCTGGAACTTTAATCTTATCACTTAATACTTGAGTTCCAACAGGTACATTTAATAAATTAGAATCTGTAGGTTTACCTTCTTCTGGTATAGAACCTATAGTTCCATCTGGTGTTCTCAGCATTTCACCATCATCTAAGTAAGCCATAGTAGATGGTACTACTCCACCTTTAGATAAACTTAATTCATTATATCCATTTTCCTAATAGTAATCAGCTGCTACTTGTTCAGACATTTGTCTAGCCTGAATACCATTTTTAATTCTACCAGCCTTGTTACGTATATAGCTTTTACTATGACCAAATAGACCAGCTATTCCTGATGGTAATTCATACTCACCAGTCTGTTCATTAACAGAACCGCCAGAACCTATACTTGAAGTAATACCACCAATAGCTCCACCTATTACTGCTCCCCAAGGTCCACCAATAGAAGCACCCATTGCAGCTCCAGATCCTATTCCACCTATTACACCAGCTGCTGTAGGTTTCTATCCACTAGTAGCGTTACCTATCATACTACCTATAGCTCCAACTCCTTGTGTAACTACATTTGCTTTATCTACTCCACTCATGTTTCCCCAATTTGAAATAGCATCAGCGCCGAAAGCATATCGAGGAACTCTTTTTAATTTCTTATTTTTCATATTATAACATTGAATATCTATAAGTTGTTTTAATATATGGAAGCTTAAATTCTTTATTATCGTTGCAATCAAAAGTATAATTGCAAATCAAATATTTTCCTCTCATTCTTCCAGCGTAAGACATATTAGTCTATTGTTGTAAATCTGGTTTATCTTGTTTTTCTCTACTTATTGCAAATCTGTAATTATCCTCTCTAACTTCTATCTGATTATAATCTATTGGTTCAGTAACTTGTGTCTTAGTTTCAAAATGTATATCAGTTATTAAAGTAGGTTTTTCCTCATCTCCAACATCTTCAAATTCAGCTGAAAACCATTGATTATCAAATACCTTTGTGTATGCAATATCTTTATTCACTACAAATCTTATATAAGATATACGTTCTTCTTTCTCTTTACTATCATCTACGTAATACATATTGTGTAAATAGTAACAATTATTGTCTTTAATAGTAACTAATCTAGTAGAAAATGGGAAGAACCAGTTTGGATTATGAGTATAGAAAGATGTAAATACATTTAACTATTCATTAAATATTAAACATCTATCGTATATTCTAAACCATACTTCATTATATTTTTTATCATAGAATGATACTGGATTTTTTCTAGCTGAGTCTGGCAATCTATTTAAATATGTCTATACTTGTTTTACTTTAGATAATTCATTAAATCCATTACCCAATGAACATATTATATTTTTATCAAAATCGTGCCAGTATAAAGTTGTTTCTGAATTAGTAATACTTTTATCATTTATGATACTGCTACCATTTTGTGTAACTAAATAATCATACCTAGTTAATACTCCTCCAGTACCTAATACTAGTTCTCCAGCGTTGTTGTCATTAATTAATGATCTATCATTGACAGAAGCTATACCAACAGAACTGTCCTAAAAGAAGTATAACCTATTCTTGAATACTTTTAAATTAGTAACTGGTCCGTATGTACTATCTGTATCTAAATAATTAGCAAATTTAAATTTAGTCCAACTATCTGTCTATTCATTAATAGATTTTACTTCAGAACAAGTAATACGATTCATGCTCTTTACATTATCTTCAGCGTATATAGAACTTTGAATATAACTTTTAGCGGTATTAGTACTAGAATATGCTGAATTATATGTATACATAGGCTTTCCTTGAGTGTAATTTGTATTTAATGCTCCAGGCTCTGTTAAAAAATAAATATTAGCTTCTCCAGTCTGAGCATTACCTGTAGATACCGTAGTATCTTGAGAAAAATGTTCATCGTTTCTATAGTGCAAGTTTACACTGGATTCTAAAGGTATATAAGCTGCAACAAATCTCTTAAAACCGTTTCTATCGTCTGGGTCATTCCTAGTAAACAACAAGGTGTGTGCATAATCTAATACTCCTAAATATGTATCACCACCGAAACACATAGCTGTATCATATTTTTCCCAAGATGTTTTGACATAAGTATTAGTACTATAATAAGTAGAATAACTTCTACTTATAAATGTATTGCCACCATACTAAGTAGCACTCTTCTTTATATTAACAAAAAGCACAGAATTATATCTAAACTTTCTTAACATTGGTGTTGTACGTATACCTGTAAAACCACCAGAATATACATCTGGGGCACTAACAGCTAAACATACTCCGTGAGGTCCAAGAGCTTCGTTAGAACCAATGCTATAATTGATAAACCCAAATCTATCTATATAGTTTACTATTTGTTTAGCATCAAAAGCTTCTTGGTAAGGAGATATATTAGTAGGTTTAACGACGTCTTTTATAGGAAAAGATTGACGCAAATTAGAATTGTCTTTATGAGCATAGTTCTTACCAAACATCTAATAATATTTACATACCCCTCCACTAAGTCTGCCATCATTTTGCTCAAATCCATCAAATACTCCAGATTCCAATTTAATAGCTGGTCGATCTCCATCATAATCCGATCCTTCTACTACACCACCAAATGAATTTTCAGTCTAATTGTTATCATTTCTACCTAACACTTTTGTGAAAGGTATTCCTAGTCTGTGATGTTTATATCTATTATCATCACAATATGTAGCGGAATGAGCACAATATAATGGAACTATATTCATATTACTAGTAACAATAGAATCTGAATTTTCTTTATTAAAACATATATCAGCTGTTACTAAATCAAATATACCGTTAACGTCCATTGGGTTTATAGCTTGAGTATCTTGCTATACCATTTTGTTATCATATATATGATATATTCCTTGTGCAAACGGTGATACGGTAGTGTCTGTAAATGTTGGCATAATAGTAGGTCTTCTATCTATGCTACCAATAGAATATTCAGCTCTATAATCTTCAGTATTATTCTACCACCCATTGAATCTAACAGTTTTGTTTAGTAATCCCTAAGTAACCACAGTTCTATCCGCTAACGTTCTGTCGCATCTTACTATTTCATAAGCTACTACATCTACAGGAAGATTCTATACATAAAATACTATACCTAACGGATGAGATATTAATTCATAATTACCAGTTCCATCAACTGTATCAGCAAAAGTAAATGGTTCATATCCTTCAATATCACCAGACGGAAATCTAATATCTCCGATCCAATGTACAGGAGATGGTATATTTTTCTAATTATAAAATACTATTCCAAATCTATATACTTCGTCTCTCTAATACCCTAAAAAATTAGATACGTAAAATGGATCGCTATAATTTCTTATTCTAGATGTATTATCATTATTATAGATATATACAGTTTGACCGTTCTCTGGACATTTTAACTTAATAGTAGCGTCTACTCTTTTAGATGCAGATAATTCCATATTATAAGCTAATAATTTATTACCTTCTTCATCTACAGATGGAGTATTGTCAGATTCTATTAAGTCTGTAGTAACAAATCTATAACTTATATTTACTCCTTTGCCACCTCTAACGGTTCTACTATCATCATATCCGTAAGCATATTCTTCAGTTTCATTATTTGGATATACTATTTGACTATTCATAGGGTTAATACAGTCGTGTTCTTCTGGTATAATAAAGTCGTTACCTTGACCCAATAACTAATCAAAAGTTAAAGTTAAAGAATTTTCAGTTATACTAGAATTTAGCTATATTGTTCCATTTTTATTGCACCTATATGCCCTAGCATCGTAAGCTACATCCCATGTTATTTCTTGTAAGTTTGAAGCAAATAACCTATTATTCATTTTAGCTATACTCTTAGCATTAAATTCAAACGGAATTATATTGTTAAACTCTTCAATTGATAACTCATTAATATAATTCTTACCAATATCATTATATGTAAAAGTAATGGTAGGATTATCAGATTTGGGCAAATCTAATTCATTTATAATGTATATTTTTGGTACTTGATTTTTATTAGTGTACTGTATTCCAATTATTCTAATTCTTTCAAATCTACCATCATTAAATAATGTAGCTGACAATAGACACCCTTTGTCTGTACTTTCGTCTTTATTGTTTCCATTAAAGTTTTTAGATGAATTAGTGTTACTAGAAGATACAGGTATCATAGAACTTAGTGATGAAGTTGTAGTTTCACCGCCATGCACATTGAATAGCTAATAACAATACTGTACCATACCTGCTGGCAAATTACCAGAAGTCCATTCAATAAACTTAAATGGGGCAATAGTAGAACTTGGTAACAGATCAAAGTATGTACTATCTGTTATTGGACTAGTCTTACTTGTATTATATTTCTTCTATATATTAATGCATTTGATAGAAGTATTACCGTCAGATATATATACTTTACTAACATTATTAGACTCAAAATTAGTAACAATGGATACGTTGTCTGTAATATTTAATTGTGCAGATACTATTAGAGTCCAAGTTGGACTGATACTATTAAAATCAGTTACTATCCAAAGATTATTAATTCTATTTTGTTCATACAATTCTTTAGTAAATACTATTCCACATTCTTCTACTTTTTCTTTATCTGTATTATACCATCTACTAACAGCCGTACCTAGTATATTTTCAGAGATTTCTAAACCTCCTAAATATTGTCTAATATCTTCTATATTCTATAGAATTCCAGTAGTTCCGGCATTATCTGTTAACAATCTAACATTCTATGCCCATCTATACTACTTGTCAGATAGCATAGTAATATCAGAATCTAGATTCATTCCTTCGAGAAATGTATTTACTTGGCTATTTATCTCCATAATCTATTATAATTCTAATTGTAAATCTATTGTCTATCGCCAGTAGTACTAAAGAAAGTACGTTCTTCATCCATTTCTGGAACTAATGTGTTCCACGTGTACTTAATATTAGTCAATTCATCTTGATTAGGCATCAAAGATTCAGCATATGCTTGCTTTCTATAGAAGTTATAAGAGTTCTTAGCATCTATCCACAACTATCTGTGTACTTCTCCTTTTATATACTTAATATAAAGTATTTTCTATGCACAGTACCAGAAGCAAGCTTCAAAGTAAGACTATACATCTGGCATCATTGGCATACCATCTTCGTCAGTATAGATAGCATGGTATGATATTTTTGCATATCCTTCTGGAACGTTTGAGATGAGATATCCTGGTTTAACATCATATTGTGGCGTATAACTGAAATTAGTACCATTAAAACTAGTGTGCTGTAATCTACCATTTTTGCTACAAACTGTATAATTATTAATTAATGCACTAAGTGTCTATCTAGTATTAGTATCTTTATTAAGTATTTCTAATGCGTCTTTATCTTTAGTAATATTGTGAAGATTCTTTACCAATGGTATTAATACATCATCGTGTACAATCATATTACAACAATCACAATTATCTTTTCTGTCATAGACGCTGAATGTACCTGTACTCTTTTTCATAGGTATCCAACCACCACAATCACATGTAGAGTAAGCTACACTATTCAGTCTTTCTAAGTCACATGGTAACTTAGCCTAATAACCATTGATAGGTATTACTTCTACTTTATGATCTAGTTGATTAACAGAACCTATGTTCATTAAAGCTTCTCCAATCCATTGACGTATATCTGTAATAGGCATTTCGGTTTCATTTAAACCTAAGTCCGCAATTACTTTAGCAATCACGGCTTTACTACTTGTCATTTTATATATCATGGCTGCTATTCGTAATCGTGAATATTCTATTTAATTATTTGTGCTAAATGCCTTTTATTTGCTCTAGTAAGTACAATCTAATACTTACTTTTGTTAGACACTAGCATGTCCTATTTATTCCAGTAAAGTCTATACTTGTAGAATCCTGAGTGTTCATTAAGTAAATAAGTAAGTTTACCTAATTCTTTTGTAGCTTTATAATCTATTCTAAGACTTCTACCATCTAAATGTTTAGGTTGTTTCTTTACTATTTGAATACTACCCATTCTATAAGGTAATTTAACTTCTTTACTTTCTTCTAATAACTAATCTCTTAAGTGATAAAAGTAGTCTGTTACTATCTTTCTATAAGTAGTATAATCTATATCGTATACTGTATCTGGTTCTATACTACTTAAGTAATGGTTATAGAATGAAGGTATAGTATAAGATACCGTTTTATTAGCTGATTTATTTAATTCATTCATCGTCTTATACTTCTGTTAACATTCTAATTCATTACATTCTAAGTATCATCCTTACTATCGTTAGTGGTATCAGATACTTGCTATCTCATAGTTAAGAAATCTTTAGTAAAGATTAACTACTTAACTGTTCCCCACATATAAGCTGGTAAAGGATATTCATCCTTATCAGGATTGTAACATAGTTTATCTTCAGTAGGATCTTCAGCAATTATTTCTACATCAATATATTCTAGTTGATTAGCATCACCTTCTACATATATCCTATTGCCTTTAACATAAGCAATATAATCTTTGCAAGTGTACTTTCTATATCTCTAGAATTTCATCTTAGTTTCAGAACCTAATTGAATAATATTACCATAGGCATCCTTTACTGTTATTACTGAAGTAGTAAGTTTAGTACCAAGTAAAGTAGGTAATTCTTTATCTCCTTGGTATTCTGCATGACCTGGATCTTCTTCTATTTTATCCAAATGCATGCGTATAGTCTAATAGAAGATCTAGTCTAATTGCTCTCCCTTATCTAACTTCTGTTTTAATAGGTAAGCTCGATATGTTTTAATCCACAATTCTATCTAGTATCTACTGAGCTTTTCACTCTCAGCAATCTAGTTGTTTCTAGCTTCTAATAGAATATCATCAATGAGCTCATTTAATGTCATATCTATATATTTAAATTATAATTATAATAGTCATAAAACGCATTTTAAGACTTACTGTAAATTTTTATAGTATCTTAGATACACTCCTTAACAGAAACTAATAGCCTTTCTTAAAAAGCTTTATAATAATTTTCCGAGCGAAGCGAAGGAACTCTGAGCGAAGCGAGGAAATATTATTAACATACATAAACAACAAAAGCTCGTCCACTATACAGTGAGCGAGCCTCGTAGAGGTGAGCGAACGTTGTGAGCGTTGCCGAGTATTATTTCATTGGAGCTGGTACATTAGGCATAGGTGGCATTGGTGGTTTTGGGAACCCTCCCATAAACATCTTCTTAGCATCTTCTATCATCTTCCTAATATCAGCTACATCATTCTTTAAATCATTTATTTCTTTACTATTGTCAATAGTATTTGTTACTATAGGATCTTCTACCTGTGCTTCTAGTTGATCTAAAATATCTTTACACTTATCCATTTCTTCATCATACTTACTTGCTGCTTCTTTTTTAGCTTTGAACTCATTATAGTTCTATCTAACCATATTAGCTATTTCTTCTTTATTAGTAGCAACAGTAAGTCCTATAGAAGTATCGTTGATTATTGAACGTTCAGCTGGTACTGATAGTTTCTTAGATTCTCCATTACAACTAATAAATACATCGACTAATTTACGTCTGTTCTATCCTGGTATTGGAAACTAACCTTGCGGCAAAGCTTCATCATAAGGATTTGAAACCTAAGTAATGGAACCAAGACTATAAACAGTAGTCTTTTTAAATGTTCCTAGAACTTCTAATACGTGCACGTGATCTCCTATTTTTAATTGACTAAATAACATAATTGAATTGGTTTTAGTAGGGCTACCTTTTACAGTAGCCCTAAGTTTTTTATTAAGCAGCTGGTGCTACAATATGATTTATAGTCTGAAATACTCCAGTACGTTTATCATAGTATATTAGATATTTATTACCAGTTGAAATTTCTTCTGTCGGCATCTAATCACCAGAACCATTTAGTAATGCTTTACCACTATTAGTATTTACACTAGTTGGATTAGATGATACCTAACTAGAACTAACAGAAGTAGCTACAGATACTAGTGATCCTTCTGTTGCACCAGTAGCAGTATGATTAATATTTAACAATATTAAACCTCTGCATGGCAATTGTCTCCATTGAAATGGACATATTCCATAAGTAACAGTATTGTTAGTAGTATCTACATTAGAGAATATAGTATCTAATGTAGGTATACCACCTTGGTCAATACGTCTTACACGATAAGGATTAAAGAAAGGATTAAACATAATTACCTCCTTTCTTATTAGCAACCACAACCGCAACCGTCGTTATATCCGTATCCGTAACCAGTGAATCCACCGTTACATCCGAATGGGTTACAAGTTAAGTAAGCAGGTACTGGACAAGGACGCAACTGATTTACGATATTAGCAGTTTGAGCAGATTGAGATAGACCTAATTCAAGAGCTGACTTCTCAGCACGCAATGTGTCAATCTTATTCTGCATTTCACGCATCTCAAGTTGACAGAACTTATCGTTAATCATTTGAGTTTGTGCATCTATCTTAGCACCAATTACATTAAATTTATTAGTATTATCTGTTAACAAGTTATTGAAACCACCAGTGATTGCATTCTGCAAAGTATTAGTTTGCTGACAGATAGACAGTTTATTATCAGCACTCATTTGAGTCAAGTTCAAATTAACAGAGTCAATTGAACGTTGAGTCTGGCAGCAGCAGTTAGCCAATTGAGAAGCTAAGTTAGCATTACCAGAAGTAATAGCATTAATTACTTCACAGCTAGCCAATTTAGTATCACAAGCAATCTGACTTACGCTAGTATTAATAGTATTCAAAGCTGTCTGTACAGCGTTAATATCACAATTTAAAGTATTAGACAAAGAACTGATAGCATCTTTGTTACCTTGAATAGCCTGCATTAACAGACTTGTATTAGTATCGGTATTCAACTGAGAAGCAAGACGACTAGCATCATCGCTACCTCTACCAAAACCGTTACCTCCAAAACCGCCCCAGCAGAAGAAGATTAGGATGATCCAAATCCACCACCAACCGCCGTTTCCACCGAAACCGCCGTTGTTCATCATAGCCATAAGAGCAGCAGGGTCCATATTACCTTTGTTTGCATTCTGCAAAAGTGCAGCTACACCTGGATCTATACCAGCGTTTTGTACTAAAATTTTTTCAGGTTCGTACATAGTTCTCATAAATTTTGATTAAATTAATATCTTGATATTCTTCTTTCATACATAGGTTCATATCTATGCATTCTTTCCTCTTCACGTTCACGATCTAAATATTCATCGTCTTCGTCATAGTCATAACCGTAGCGAGTCATTCTTCCTCCTCTACCTCTTCCACGTCCTCTACCACCACGAGCGTAACGATACTCATGCTCTTCATCTTCATCGTCTTCAAGCATTAACATCGTCTTAGCTTCTTTGCGCAATTTATCACACATAATATAGCAATAGTAATACCACATCTTTCCTTCTTCTATGTCTTTATCATTCAACCAAGCTTTTGCTAGTTCTACAAAGTACTTAATGTGATCACTGCTTGTCATAGTAACAACTGCACGATAATAGTCTGAACGTATCATATTGAGAGCAACGTACCAATCATACTTGTTGTATTTCTCACCTTTCAGATTGATTCCGTACTGGTTAGCGATTGAAGTAGTTTCTTCTAAACTCCAATGTTCTCCACGAGAGCCATCTTCGTTTTCCATCTTTGAGACTGCTTTTAGTGCACATTCTTCATTAAAGTGTGGACCATACATAGCCTCATGACGCTCTATTTTCAGTCTTTCTCTCATTGCATTAATTGATTTAATTATTCGACTTATAAAGTTCATTTTGATAAATCTATTATTCTAGTATTTTCTACATTGATTAACTTGTTACTGTTATCAATTTGGTACTTATAAATAGTTCGTTTTTTAAAATCAAAGTGAAGGAGTCGCTAGAACCAATTCTTATAATTACGCTTATATTCTTTTTTAGTATGAATAAATAGTGATTGTGTATTGCGAATGTCGATACTATGTGTTAGGAGCGTATCTCTTTTATTTATTATGATTGATGTCAAGTTGTTTGGTTTGATTTCCACTTTAAAGTCAGTTGATCTAACTACTATTGTAGTATCGTGTACTACTTTCTACTCCTATATCTGTATCTATTTCAACTCCTTCTCTTTGATTTTCAATTTCTTTACTGTAGCCTGTACTTCTTGTATCAAGCTATCTTTGGTTTCTTTAAATTCATCCAGAGTAAGCTATAGAACTCTATTATCATTCTTCTACTATGTTGCTAGCTATTCATAGTAAAGATAGTTATTAGTTACTCTATCTAGTTCTCTATTCTTCTTATCTAGCTAGTTATTCTAATAAAAACAAATGGCAGCGAGAATCATAATGATAATCACTGCCATTGCTTTGTAATTTCTTTTAAACCAACCGATAATGTTACTTGTTAATCTTTTTGCTAGACTTATCAGTATTGGTATCATTTGTAATAGTATTTTGTTCTTCTAAGATGTCTGTTATATCTACATCTAAATATTTTTCTGCTTTCGACTTTATAATCTTTGTGAAGAGTCTTGTGACTAATGAATTAGGTTTTAATGCTTTCCTAGATTCTAATAATGATATTATTTCTGCAAAACATACTGCTCCTGCTGCAACTTTAGCTAACACCAGATCAGCATATGTCATAAATATAAACTTATCTAATAAAGTAAATCCAGCTATCATTACAGCTGCAAATCCTAGTTTCTCAATAGTAGACCAGAACTTACCAGATTCAAAGTAACTATTATTGGTTACTTGTCTACACACTTTATATCCATAGATTAAGTCTAATATTATGAATAGAAATGACACACCTATTAATGGTGCAGCTGGTGCTAGTATAGTCGCTATACCTGTTAGCCAACCTACTATAGATTGATATCCATTAGCAAATATACGTCTTGCAAGATTCATTATATATAAACTTCTACTCAACACAACTTAAAATAATTTTATCTGAAATAAAAATGCTAGTCAATATTTATTACTGCTAGCATATGTTAAAGTCTCTGCGATTATATAACTATAACGTACTCATTATTCGTATGTTCTATTTCCCTTACGTATATCCAAGTAATCTAATAGCTCTTTATGTTTAATAGTTTTATTAAGTAAAGAATAACAGTTAGCATGTTTAAACCATCCTATATAGCTAGCCATTTTTCTTCTATAATATTTGTAGTTAGTACTTCTTTTATTTAGTTTAGCATTCTTCTTACAGTATCTTTTCTTTAATGCTTTTCTAACTAAAGTAAAGTTGTGATATATTTTATATCCAACAAAATCTATACTTCTACTTTCTACTGGGAATACCTGATAATTATTCTTTAACTATAGTTTTAAGTTATCTTTTAAATACTACTTTATATCTCTAAGTAATGTCTACAAAGACTCTTTATCTTTATAAAGTATTACTATATCATCTGCATATCTATAATAGTACTTTATATTTTTATCTTCTTTAACCCAATGATCAAAGTAAGATAGATACAGATTAGCAAAGAACTAAGATAAGTAATTACCAATAGGTACTCCATCTGATGAATCTATTATTTCATCTAGTAACTATAACAGTTCTCTATCTGCAATCTTTATTCTAATTATTTGTTTTAATGTATCATGATCTACTGAAGGATAAAACTTTCTAATATCTATTTTAAGACAGTATTTAGTATTCTCTCTATCTTTTAGATCATGCTATATCTACTTAAGAACTTTGTGAATTCCTCTTTTCTTGATACAACTATAAGTCTAAGGTATCATCTAATTAATCCACAAAGGTTCCATTATATTCATAATGGCGTGATGTACTATACGATCTGGAAAGTAAGGTAGTTTAAATATTATTCTTTCTTTAGGTTCATATAACTTAAAAGTAAAATATTCAGAAGTTTTATAAGTATGATTGATTAACATATCTTGTATCTACTTACAAAATCCTTCTATATCTTCATCTACTTTTTTTACATCATCTCTGTGAGTTTTATTCTTTCTAGCATTGTGATGAGCTAGTTTTATATTATCTAAATCTGTTATCTTCTAATATAAATTCTTAAACTTCTTCATAGTCTGAAATTACAAAGAGCTTTCGATATTTCACTACTAACCCTTAATAAATTATTTATATTTTTTACCAAGTGGTAAGGTCCTTCTCAGTAGTTGGCTATTATATGATAGACTGAAAATATTATGATACGCAATTTCATTGAACTGATATTAGCATTGGAATTACTAACCTCATTATTGGAATTAAGATTGAATAGACCTGCTTTGCTGCTATTGTCAGAGTTACTACTTTTTTACTTAAAACTAATAATGCATACTCGTTCTAATTCTAGAGAAGCAACCTGTGGGTATTACTTAACTATACCGTATTGCATAATTAAGTCATTACTCCGCCCACGGGAGATATGTTAATCGAGAACCGATATCAGCAGTGGAAGCACCAACCCCATCATGGGAATAAAGAGTGAACAGACCCGCCTTGCCGCCATGGTCAGAGTAACCACCTATTAACAAACAATGTAATGAACCATCCGTATTATCCCAATTATAGTCACACCAGTATGTTGTTTCTGAACCATTGTTGCAAGATAAAGCGAAAAAGTCACACGTAGACGTAGTTACTATTTTTGTTTTGTATCCAGTAACTACAGCATTTGCTGCTATATTTTTATAGTACGGATTATCATTCGAGATAGAATCACCGAAATGATCTGGAGAATCGCACTTATACCAAAATCTAGCGCCGTAACCAGAAATATATACACTAATAACATCGTCAGTGTGTTTCCACACATGCCCAAATGGATTCTCTATTCCTCTATATCTATTACACTTTCTTGTAGTAGTTGTAGTATTAGAGCCAGATGAATCTGTCTATTGTATAGTTACTGTAACTTCACCAGAACCACTACCTAAACTATCAGAACTTCCAGTAGGAATAAACGAGTAAGTTGTAGCTCCGTTGATAGTTACCGTACCTGTAGTACAACCAGAACCCAATCCACCTTGTCTAAATCCTTCAACTGTTAATGCAGTATTAACTGCTTTTTGGCTATTTCTAGTAGCATATTCTATTAAGAATAAATGACATATGGCTCTATGTTCATTATATGTATATATATTCCATGAATTTCCTAAACCATTAGCTCTTGCTTTTGGTCTTACAGTAGATCTTGTGAAATTAACACTAGGTATTTTATTTTTAGAAGATCTATAATAATTTCCATCAATATAACCTTCATATGCAGACACATAAGCTTCTTTATGGTGATACCATCCTGGTTTGGCATGTGGACATATTTTTAAATTATGTGTTTCAGTAGATTCTATATAATCATCTATCCACCAAAATTCAGGTATTTTAATCATTACATTTATGTTATTATCTTCTAGCAAAGTATCTACATCTCTCCATCCTCCAGCAGAATAATTTTCACATTTAGTCCAACTATCGTTTAGCTTTAACATTCTATATAAAGGATTTCCGTCTTTAAAATAAAGATATCCTTTCATCATACTCTATATAGGTAATGATCTATGCATATCCATATTACCAATACGGGTACAATCTGGATTAGATGATGTCTCTGACCAAGATACACCGTACCAATCTGGAGCATCTAGTGTTTTAATATTACCTAATACAAAATTACTTGGTCTCTATGTAGTAGCTGGGCTACTTAATATGTCATCAGCATTAGTAGAAGCATATTTACATACTATATTAGTGTTTGCCCCCCACTAATTACTAGTTCTAATCCATATTTCTACTTTATCAGAAGTAATAACATATCCAGCTATAAACGTAGCAATAGAAATAGTATCCACACTATTCAAAATACGCAATTCTACATTTTCCGTAACTCTGGTAGAAGCAGTCAATGTTGCATAATAAGCATATTTTTCACCAACATCAGTTCCACCAACTATTTCAAATACTACTCTTTTATCCTATGTTGTCATCTAACTAGTTAATGGTAGAGTGCAAAGTTTAATCCAATTTTCGGCATTGGATTGATTTACACTATTTATAGAGCGCTTAATAGATACGCTATCAGTATTAAAATTTGAAACTCCATAACCATCTACCATATCTGCATTCAGATTGGTACATAGAGTAGTAGAATTAGTTTTGATAGGAGCTAGATTAGCACTAGTTGTTAATGATAACTATCCATCTCCAAATGAAGCTTTAGTAACAGTATTATAACCAAGGTTAAGAGTCTAATTAGTTCCAACACCAAGATACCATTTATTATCTGTTTGATTGTTAGGATAGAATCTCATATATGCACCACCATCAGATGCCGTACTAAATAATTCTAATTGAGCTCCTTCTGAATTCTTAATATTCAATATACCAGTCATAGTATCACCAGCTTTCCTTACATAAGTAGTAGTAGGATCTACACCTAATGCACTAGTTACATTATTCTTAGTTATACTGATAGTACCACCATCTGCTAATGTTATATTACTACCTATCTTAACACCACCTAATGCACTAGTTGTAGCAGCAGGTAATACATACTTATTAGCTTCAGCTTCAATAGCAGCTAATTTATTCTTTTCGGGAGTAGTATAATCATTAGTACTAAGACCTTTACCTTCAACTTTATCTACTTTTTGAGTCTACAGTTGAGTAATATTACTATTCAATGTCTCTTCTACACCAGTAGCTCTTTCTACTTCATTTGCTATAGCTGTAGCATTAGCTGATTCAGCGCCTTTAGCTCTAGTTACTTCACTAGCTAAATCACTAGTTAGTTTCTATTCTGCATTTTCTGCTCTAGTCTATTCAGCTGTTACAGTAGTATCTGTATATGACTTAGCCTGTTTAATAGCATTAGCTATAGAACCAGTAGTAGATTCATTACCATTAATAATAGTAAGTTTATCTTCATTTACTTTTACTCTATTAGTAAATGAAGATATGTTGTTATTAATAGTAGTATCAGCTTGAGTTCTATCAAGTATCTCTTGAGCTAAGTTATCAGCTACTTCTTGAATGCTACCTTCAATAGCAGTAGTATCAAATGAACCTGATAAAGCATCCCAACCTTCTTCAGTCCATACTACATTAGTACCAGCATCATAATGTTTACCACCTAAGTTAAATGCGTTAGTAATATTATATACATCACCAACTACATTGTTGTCTTTAGGTAGAGTTTCAAATATACTAGATCCTTTTACTTTATAAGCACCAGATAGTTTAGCATCTACTTGTGCTTTAGTATAAGTATCAGACTTGTCTGCTTTTAATGCTAATGCTGCATTAGTTGCAGTAGTATGATCGGTAATCTTATTGTCTAACTCTTCTTCTTTAGCTTTAGCTCTATTGGTTTCTACTAAGATAGCTGCATTTCTATCACTAACTTCTGTGGCAATAGCTTCTTTTCTATCTTGTACTTCTTTGTTTATAGCATTAGTATGTTGAGTATCTATCTGAGTAGATCTATCAATTTCATTCTGTAAATTAGTACTAATAGTCTATTCAGCAGATTGAGCTCTATTCTTCTCAGTAGCTATATCATTTCCTAATTTAGTTTCAGCAGCACGAGCAGTAGCAGCTTCTTTATCTATATTACTTTGTAAAGTAGCTAAAGACCGTTCCAATGAATCAGAATCAATAGCAATACTAATTACATTATCTTCACTAATACTAACATCTTTACCTGGTTTTAACTTATTAATCAAGTCATTATAATCACCAGATGTAGCTACTGGTTTAAAGTCTGGTTTACCAGTAATATTATCCCATTGTACAGCTAGATCACCAGATGCACTAATTACATTAGTTTCTTGATCAATTTCAATGTTCAAACCTGCAATGAGTTTCTTCTAATACTTTGCACGTATATCAGCAAAGGTATCAATCATCTCAGTATGAAGTTCCTATAACTGATGCTGCTTAACAAAGTCTAAGAAATCTTTAGATGTAATGATACCAGCAGAACTTGTAGAGGCTACTGGTATTGAAACAGTTTTATTACTTCCATCATACTTAAACATTACCATAGTAATATTATTAGGATTAGAAGTATTAAATTGTACATCCTTTATTACATCTTTTACTTCTTCATCATCTACTTTACTATCTACATCTCTAACATCTGCTTTATTATTAAGTAGATTATTTATCTATGTTTTAGTATAGTAGTTGCTAAGGTCAGGTGTACCACCAGAGGCAGCTAGCCTTACCCATTCGGTTCCATTGAAATATTTAATGCTACCACCATAAGGATTATCAGATAAGTCAACCCAATAGTCTATTTCTTCTGGATTAGGTTGAACAGATGTTGCAAAAAATATTATCCTATTTGTTACCATATGTATTTGTTATATTAAGCTGTTGGAGTTTCTAATGCAGCAACTCTTGTAGTTAATGCGTCAATTAAATCTTTTAAAGCTTTGCCTTGAGCAGCAGCTAAAGCTTCTGTAGTACTAATACTTGTTAAAGTGTTATTTATAGTCACTTTAGTATCTGCTGTAGGAGGTGTATATCCTAATGCACTAGTCACATTAGCTTTACTAAGACTAATTGTACCGTTACTATAAGAAATATTTGCTCCTACCTTTACTCCACCAATAATTTCAGCTGTAGCTGTTGGTAAAACATATTTATTTGCTTGTGCAGCAATACCATCTAGTTTAGTTTTATATGCATCCGTAAAGTCATTACTAGATAGTTCTTTTCCTTCCACCTTATCTACTTTACCTAATTCAAGTGCAGCAATTCTAGCACTCTGATCATTATCTGTATCATCGTTTAAAGGTAACCATTTACTACCTCCGGCGTAATACTTAATTACATTACCTTTTGGATCTGCTGATAAATCAACCCAATACTCGAATTCTTTAGGATTTGGAGCTATATAGCTTCTTGTTATTCTTGTCATATACGTATATTTTAATTATTAATTCTAATGTAATGCAAATTGCACTAAATTTTTACATCCGTTAGGATCACAATATTGTATTACTGGTCTAGCTACTCTCACTGCGCCAGTATTATTAGTGTCAAATACTACACTAATATTATCTGTATTTACTATAGGATGTATCCAATCTTGCCCACCAACAAAAGATAATCTACCTAATGTTCTATTAATAGGTATACTAATTACCTCACCTTCTTTAGCTATACGATGAGGGGTCATATTATATGCATTAGCTAGTTCTGGTATAATACTAATAGCAGAACTATCCTAATACATAATACTGTAAAATATAGTTTCTTTATCCATATTATTATAACGCATTTTAAGGCGTTTTAAGCCATTTTCTTTATTAAATGAACAACTTATCCATTAAACTCTAAAAGCTTCTTAGAAGAGTCTTTTGGCTGGTATACGTCGATGTGTGACCATCCATCAGTATTAGCTTCTAATCTAATAGGGTATTCAAATAATTCAGCATTCTATCTTACTATGTTATTCACTGCATTACTATCTAAATCCTTTACATTAAAATCTATTGCTTTACCCAAACAGTGTGCGGATAAGTAAATACTACTTTTATTCTTTACTAGTTGACACATATTACAACGTAATCCTCTCTATGAGAACTATCCACCAGCTTTCCAAGTATTAATAGTAATAGGTTTATTGAATATCTTAGTACGTAGTATATACAAAGTACTAAGTAATTCAGTACTTATAAACTACCATGAAGATTCACCAAATTTAGAATAACAGTGAGGACACACTAATTCCTATATTTTAAAGTACTTACTTACTTCTTTTATTAATTCATTTCTATCCATATAATATTTGGTATAAATTAAATAGAGGTTTCAACAATTATACTACTAGTCTCATTAACTAGTGTGTCCTTCTTATAAGTAGCAGTATCATATTCTCTCTCATCTACGATTACTCCTCTATCATCAACATCGTATTCTAATACTTTATTGCCTAATATGTGGTGCATTGTTGTTGTTTTCATTTCTTTCTCTGTTTCTATACATATTATCTACTAATAAATCAGCTATAACATTTATACCTAACTATTTGCTATCACTAATTAATTGTTCCTACATTACTACTAGGAGCATCTAATAGATGCCCTCTAGTAGTTCTCTATCACTTAACTATTTAATTTGATTGTGTATATTCATAAAATTAAGTCGGATTGTTTCCTATATATTGTGCAAAACCACCGTAAATATCTACATAGAAATTACCATCATTTAGAGTATCATCATCTGCTAATTGCACACTTATGTTCAAAGCAGTAACTCCAGTACTATATGATATTAAAGTTGCATATATTGGATGAGCATTACTACCAGTTACACTTTCTGTTCTATAACTTCCATATACTCGTACATCACACGGAGTCCAAAAATAACTAGTCCCGCTAGTTATAGTTATTCCTACCGCTCCTGCCCCACTTTTAGTACAACGAATTTTACTATTACTAAAGTTATATATACTGTGTATACTAGACGATACCACTGCATATGAACTACCATTATACTAAACTTTAAACTTTAGAATAACACCAGAATCTGAGCAACCATCGTGTGAACAATTTGTAATAAGCCATCCCTATGGAGTACTAACTACGTTTAATATACCGCCGTTATTACCTTTGGCTAAAACTAAAGTTCTTTCATCTGTATAAGTACTTCCTCTACTATCATATGTAACTATGTGCAGATCACCTTCTGTTCCAGTAATAGATCTAGATGACGGATATTGTCTACAAACAATTGTCATTTCAGTACCGTAATTATCTTCGCTAACACTTGGTAATATTAATTTATTTGCATAGCCACTTTTTGCTCCAACCATATGTATAATTTTAGAATAAGAAGGATTAGCATATACGCTTATTGCATTAGTAGAACTAGTATATAATTCTAATGCATCCTCCCAACCATCTGATTGATAAGAATATAACCTACTATTTGAACAATATGTATCACCATATTTAGGATCATCTATATCAGATGAAGATCTATTTAGATGTGTAATATTTAGAAATCTATTTTTAGTAAAACAATTTTCAAAATATAGATCTTTAAACGTACCAGCCTTAGCATTTACAGTACCAGTAAACGTACCATTAGATGCTCTAAATTCACCAGTACTACTGTTCATGTACAGTTTAGCTGCACTAGATGAACTACCTCCATCACCTGACCAAAATACATTATTAGAGAAATGAAATGCACCTAATACAGCATTATCTGCTAATAAGGTATTAATTGCCATAGCACTTACACTAGATACTAATTCCCAATAAGATGAACTAGAACTAGGAGTTTGACCATATACTCCACCAGAATTAACTGTCTTAACTAGATATACACCACCTTTATAAATTACCTAATCCCTAACATATGCATTACTAGGATTTTCATAATTACTTAGACCTATTGATGATGCCGTAGCGTAGTAATATCTAGTAGATGAATTCCAAACTCCTCTAAATCTAATATCTGTATATTGAGTATTAGCAGCTGATCCATCTTGTCCATCCTAACCATCAACTACAACGGTAACGGTTGCAGATGCTGCCACAGGATTATCGTTATAAAGTGGATACTCAGATGGATTAAATGCTACAGTGTAATAATTATATTTAGCAGAACTGGCTATATTGAATGTAATATTAGATACTCCAGACCATCCACTGCCTATTTCTGTACCACTAGATGAACTAGTTGGTGCACTACTATTACTACCATATATTTCCCAATAACCAGATACAGCTGTTAATTTTCCAGTACCTGTTTTCTTGTATGCTCTAAATGTCATACTACTAGGTTCATAAGATGCAGTTCTAGTCAAACGTATTGTAGCTGCTCCTGGAGATATTACATAAGTAGTAGCATCAGTACCAGGTGTTCCTGGGTCTCCCTTATCACCCTGATCTCCTTTATCTCCATCTTGTCCATCTTGACCGTCTTTACCCCACTTAGTCCAAATAAATCCATCTTTCCAATCTCCCCATTTACCATTTTCTTTCTTACGTGTCCAACATACTTGATATGGTATGCTTTCTGTTACGCTTACTCCATTATCGGTATAAGTGAAAGTAGCACCTTTACAAGTCTTAGTAGGTATATAATCATCTTGCTAATAATCACCATTTAAATATTGTGATCCATAAGTAGGAGAAGCTGGATAATATTGCTCATTTCTACTACATAGAGCTGCTTGATCATAACTAGAGAACCTAGCGAATATGTATTCGTATCCATCCCCATCTTTACCTTTATCTGCAAATACAGACCATAAGCCTGGTTGTGAATAATCTCCCCATTTCTAAGTACTCTTATCTTTATATCTTTGAGTTACATATTCATATCTATGTGAATCGTCTACTCCCTATGGATTATCAAACCACTGTGTACCATCTGGTCCAGTACCTGTCCAGTCTGTAGTTTGATTAGAATTTGGTTTTTGAGGATAATTGTCTTTATCATTATTACGTGCGTATAAGAATTCTATACTATTACCGTCTTCACCATCTTTACCATCGGCTCCGGTAAGTCTTATTAACCCAGTCCAAGCAGTTAATGAACCATCTGCGTTTTTAAATCTATGAATTTGCCATACATATTGACCTTCTGGTGGAACCATTTCAGAATCTTCAGACCATCCAGACGCAGCTTGATCAGTAGGTATACTTGGAGTAGTAGCTGATATTTTATATCTATATTGATAATTACCACCACTTAAACCAGTCTCACCCCATTTAGCCCATATAGCTGGTTTTTGAAACGATGACCATACACCATCTGTTTTTTTACGTACGCTTACCCATTCAAACATCAAGTTTTCTCTAACTCCTTGAGGATCATCAGTCCAGTACATTCCTCCAGGAGAAGTAGTAGTTTGTGCTACACCATTAATAAATGCCTGAGGACGCGCTTCATCATCTGTATTATTAGCAGCTACAGGAGTATCAGGTGCAATGTTTTCAGCTTGTGTACGATAGTAGATATATTCATAACCATCGCCATCCATACCTTTTTCACCCCATTTTGACCATAAAGTAGGACCTTGCCAGTTACCCCAATTACCAGTACCTGCTTTAGCAGCTGGTTTAGTACGTTGAGCTACCCATTCATATTGCCAAGTTTCACTAACACCTTGTGGGTTATCATACCAACCATTGTTTGGTTCTGTATAATCATCTCTATTACTATTAGCTGGTAAAGTAGGTGCAGAATTATTTTGTGTAATCTTATATACAAACTCTATATCATTACCATCGTTACCATCTTTACCATCAGCTCCTGTTAAACGGAAAGGTTCTGACCAACCAGAAGTAGACTTATCTGAATAAACAGTTTGTATAGACTGCCATACCCAAATACCTTTTTCTGGATCTCCTTGCGGTGGGTCCATAGTCCAAGTGTATTTATTGTTTGGGTCTTTAGGTGGAACAGTATCACCTATAGGAGTAGGTGGTGGTACGCTTGATTCAGTATATGCAAATCTAGTATACTCACCATCTTTACCAGCTACTGAAGCACCACGGAATCTATTAGGATCTCCCCATTCTACATTAGGATCATCTACTTCGATAGAGCTTTTGGTAGACATCCATATTGCAGATGCTGTGTAATTTCTATGCCAACCGTTGGTAGTACCGTCACCAGTAGGTCTATCGGGTATAGCATCGTTATCGTTATATGTAGTCCATAATGAATTAGGTTGTAAATGGAACTATAATACCACTGTCTTTTTAAATGTAGCATTACCTTCACAGTTAATTAACAAGTCTATATGAGGACTATTAGTAACAGATAAAATATCTGTAATTGTGAATATACCATTAGCCATCGTACACTTAAGACCTGTTGCTTCCCAAGTTAAGAAGTAAGATCCTTCAGCATATACATCTGAATATGATAATTCTGTAGTACCTTTAAAAGCTTGTACTCCAAATGTTAAATTATCTAGCTAGCTATACTTATCTAATATGTTTAATTCATTATCCACAATAACAGATAGGTTGTCTTTAGTAAGATTTACCGAGTAAGCATCCTATCCTTTGAGACTATCTTCTTGTTCTGGAGTAAACTAAATCATAGCACCTGTCATGTAGACATTAGTTAAGTAAGCACCGTCTCCATGTAGTACTCCATCATCTGGAGCTCCAGGAATAGTCAACCCTTCTATTTTACCAAATTGTGATGCTATATTAGTCCAATCTATTGCCCAAGTACTAACATCTTTTAAGAATCTTTTATAATCTCTAGTAGAATACGCACTAGATTGTCTTGTCTCATCTAAGAAATTACCATATACTGCAAATTTCATATTAGCAGTAGGATGTTGAGTAGTATTAGGCTTTAGTGAATATCTAAATTGTTTACCCCTTTCATCTAGAATTTCAATAGGAGTAAAATAAGCAGTACTAAATCCCTACATTTTTTCAAACCCACATTCATCTGTACCTGGAGTAGTTTCATTTACTCCATCAATATTATGCCATATACCTCTACATATATCATTAACATGTAACCCACTGTATTCTCCTTCTTCTAGTTTAAGTGTAGCTATCTAGTTTTTAGTATCTACTGATTCAATTGTACCAAAAGCGATAGAATTCCACAATTCACCACTTACTACATCTACTCTGTTAAAACGTAATTCTGGTACAGATAAGAATTCTCTAAGGGTTAAGCTTCCGGCTTCTATATTGCCGTGTTCATCAATTATAGCTCCATCTCCAAGTAGTCCTGATATATAATTACCAATAGTAATTCCTTTTTTAGCATATATCATACTATCAGCTATTACACTATTCTTAAATGTAATAACACCCAATGCTGTATCATCGTATAGTTTACTTAAGAATAACTTACCGCCTTCTGATGCTATTAATGCTTTAACTACAGCAGTGTCGATAATACCACCTTCGCCACTAATATAATCTGCCAATACAGCTGGAGATACATTATGCCATGTACCATCACTACTATACTATATTAAGTCTCCTTCTGTAATATAAGTAATGGTAACATCTTTTAAAGTAGATAAGTGATTAATTCTTTCTACTAATGTATCAAGTTCACCAACATTGTTGTTTAATGTGGTTACATCACCCTATAAGCTTCGTACTAAACTAGTTAATTCCCTAAGGTCATCTGTTGTTGCATACTATGCCATTATTTCAATAGTTTATCTATTAGTACTAATAATTTGTGTTTCTCTTCTTCTGATATACTAAACGTATCTCCTTGTTTTAGTATATCTTCTACGTAATTTGAACACACTAAATTTAATATCTATATGCGATCAAAATCTATATTATATTTAGTCATATTGTTCAAATGTTTACCCATTCTATAATTATTTTCTATCATAACTAACAACAACCATTATAACAAGACCTACAAGTTTTACACGGTCTACGACAATTAAATATTCTATTATACTTACAACATGTGTGTTCGTTAGGTATATCTAATAAACGACATATATCTATATAATACTATATAGCGTCTTCTGTAAGATTATTAACTTTAGCGTAGTCTAACAGTTGAGATTTAAACTATAGCATTAATATTTTTTCTTTTTGATGCTTGTCTAAGCAAGTGTAACAAAAATTAACTAATGTGTTTACTTTTTGATAGTATAGATTCTTTTCATCATATGCTATAGCGTGAGCTATTTCGCTCCCTACTACTGTTACTATAAATGAAGTAGCGTCATATTCTTCTATGTTGATATTTATATTATTACTGTCTGTTTGAGGTCTATCAATAACTATTTCGTGATCTTCATCACTATTAGAATGATAAGTTCTTGACAGTACACTATCTAAGTATACTTTAGTAACTCCAGCTACCGAATCTAATTTAATAGTTAGAAGGTTATTTTCTATCTTCGCATTAATTATTTTCATATCTACAAAAAAATTAAAAAGGCGAAGCCGAGGATAAACCTCAACCTCGCCTGGGTTTAAATAAAGAAACCGTGTATTATCCAGCACTAGTATCAACACCAGTGATAAATGCTTTAAGATTCTTAACAAACTGAGATGCACTCAAGTTAGCTGCTTCTTCAACGTACAATTCAGTAGTCAACGGAGTAGTTTTAATATACTGATTGTCTGGTGATAAATACAGATTATCATTTTCAATAGTAATGTAATCGTAAGATGCACCTTCGGTAACATTACGTTTCGGTTCAACAATAGGATATGCGTCTGTAAATACATGACCTTTGTAACCTAACATACGTACTTCCGCATCACGTACTTGTTTCCAGTAACCTTTACCAGGTTTACCAGCAGTCTTAGTAATAGTTGCACCAGGTACTGCTTCAGGAACATTAGACAACAATGCACCAGGAATAGTAACATACAGAGAAGCTTCCATAGAAACTACAGAATATTCATTCAAAGAATAAACACCTTCATTATCATCTTTAGGAAGAGCTGTAAGTGTTAATTTATGACTTGCAAATGCAGCATTTACTCTACGATTTGCATGTTTATTAATCTTCTTCAACAGTGCGTTACCCAAATCGTCAGCAGTTTCAGTTGTAGCAACCACTTCATAAGTATGAGTAAACTATCCCGGAGCTTCATACATGTCTTTGTAAACAATACGTAAAACATATCTGTGACCGATAACAACAGTAGCACTAGTCAAGTTGATTTCAATTTTTTCCTGTACTGGTGCAACATATTCACCGATTACATAAGAAGGTTTAGAAGCTTTCTGAATTGCGTTAGAATACTCTACAGAACGTTTAGTAGCACTAGTACCATTAGGTAAAGCGATAGTCATATTATCGCCAGCTACACCAATATATACTGTAGATGCTTTTACTGCACTAGCTTCATTTTTAATTAAGTTCTTATTTTCATCAAATAAAGCTACAGCACCCTGAGCAAGACTATCTACTGTAGTATAAGATGCTGGACATGTTTTACCGATAAGTACGGTATCAACGTGTGTAATCATAGTTTATATAAAAATAATTAATTGTTAGACTTAGCGCTAGTCTAGTTTGTCCTTCTACTTTCCTTATTTCAGATTTCCAGGTCAGACAAACGCATTAATTTATTTGTTATTCCATTGAAGCAATTTCGTTGGAATAAGCATTATAGTGCTACATTGGTTTAGTAGCAAGATAAATCTAGATTGCCATTTTCACAATTTCCATATGTGTATGTTCTGGCAAATCTGTATATTCGGTATTAGTAATATTACTTGAATTAATTTTAGATGGCTTAGCTAAGTATGTAATCTCATATTCACTTACTTTATATTTACCATCTGTATATAATATCACATTATTGTCTTGAATTAACTTTAAAGGTCTAGCTTGACAATATTTTAATCTGTGTTCAGATAATGAATTACTTAACTGTCTATCTAATGTTTCTATTGTAGACTCTAGAGTGTCAGTATATTTTGTTATATATTCTCCTCTTTCATTAACTTCCCAGCATTCGTTTAAATTACTTGGTTGTATGCCAGCTGTATCTCCAAGTAATAACACATAATCTTCTGGTAACTCTACAGAATAAGAATTGCGATCACCTTTATTAATTGAATTTGCAGTATATTTCTTATTTTTAATTAATGTACGCAAATCATCTATTCTTTTCTAAGTCTATTCAAATCCTTGAGCTTTAAAGTTAATACCTGAGTATCTTGTTTTATAAAATTTATCAATTGCCTCATTAATGAATGATATAATAGTGTCTGAGGATAGCTTATCCTTAATAACTAAATTAGGATCCATTAACTATAGCCTACGTTCAAACTCGATTTGGAAACCACGATTTGTCATAATCATTCATCTATTTGGTTCAACTGTGATTTAGTCTATATTCTCTTAGACTCAATATCTTCTAATGCTAGTTCTACAGCTCTATTAATTACTTCAAACTGCATATACTCTGGTATTTCACTCATACCTTCAGCTGGTAAGTCTTCTATCTTAGTAGGAAACTTAACATAGGTAATATCTACAGAATAGCTATTACTACTCATAGCTAAGTAATCATAATAGATATATAGAGTATTGTCTTCTATTACAGCTACTGGATCTTCTATCCAAGGATTGTTATTGTAAGTCTTCTTGAACTTAGTAGCGTCAGAATGATCTATTAATTTTATAGTAGCTTTGTTACTATTGAAGTTTAACACTGCATCTACAAAGAACATTCTGTCACCATTGAATAAGTTAGTAACATAACATCTATTTGAATTTGTTTCAGTATTAGCAACAACGTTAACATCTGTACGTACTAATTTTTCTAAATCGTGAATACGTTTTACAGATCCTTCAAAGCTAGTCTTTAAGTAGTTATTACCAGTAAACTTATTACTGATTTCTTGGTATAAACCTTGATCTAACCAGTAATCTATTTCTTCTGGTAAGAAAGCAGGACAACCCCCAAAGGCTACGCTTTGAGAGTTCTTGTCCATTGCTACTTTAAAATATGAGTGAAATTGTTCTCTAGTCATTATTTAGATTTTATTTCAGACATAATACTTAAGTAAATATCTTGATTCTTTTTGTCTTTCAAATATGCAATTACATCTTCAAGACCGTTACCAATAAGATCAGTACCAAAGTAATATGATGCTCTGTTCTTACGAATAATATTTTTACTTAAAGCTTCTTCAATTACAAAGTTAATTTCTTTATTAGGATTGTCTACCCAAATTCTAATAAATCTTGCTGGATCAGCTTCTACGTTTTCACCAAGTCTAGCTTCAACCAATTCATTAGACATAGTGTCAGCTTTAATTCCAAGAAGTCTAAGACATTTGCGCATATCTTCAAGACTCATCTTATCCAGTGCTCTATAAGCATCACGTTTAACTTTGTTAGCTTTATTAATTTGTTCTGCTTCAGCTTCTTTATTTATAAGTACATAATCAGTAGATGGAGTTACTTTATCAATGCCATTTGCTACTCTCTTATGTCCTAATAGGAATAAATATTGCAATTCTCCTTCAGGTCTATCAGTATTAATTACTAATTCTTTCTTACCAATCTTAATTGCAAATGTATCCCAAAATGTGCTATCAGGATCTAATTCTCCTTCAGCTTTACCCATTTTCTGTTCTAGTTCTCTAGCTTTATCTTGAGTTAGACCTGTGTAACGGCTACCAGATCTTGTCCAATATGAACTCAAGTAATCAAAGCAGTTGGACCATTTTACTAATCCAGTCCACGGGTTCTATTTAGTTATTCTAACGATTACTTCCATAATTATAAAATTAGAGTGTTCAAGTTATTCTTTGTATCTCCAGATAAACTTGGTAGATTTAGTTACTTTTGTTTTTCTATTAGCACTATTAGCTATAGTTTTTCTATCTTGACCTGTGTTTTTACTAGCTTCAGATATACTATCAAACTCTGCTAACAATTTTCCATCTAATGAATATTGTAGTACTTTCTTTCCACATGCTTCTGTAGCTCTTTGTTTTATTAAAGCTAATTCTTCAGCAGTTCTTACTTTATTTTTTCTAGACTCTATGTTAGCCTGTCTACATTTATCAGAAATCTGTGGTTTCCAATCTGGTAGTATAGCTGCTAAAGACGGATCTACTTTACTTGGAATTTCTTTATAATCTTCTTTATATAACCATATATATGGGTTTCTTTCAGATATTAATACTCTTTTCCTTTTTAAGGATGATATTATTAATGAAGTACTTATTCCAGTTTTTCTACTGGCTTCGTTTACACCACTATATTCTGTTATATAATCTCCGTCTAAAGTATATTGTAATACTGGTTTTTTTCTAGTTTCACCGATTTTACCAGAATTCCAATACTTATCTCTACCTTCCGTTCGTACTTTACCAGCTTCAGATAATAACTTTCTAGTATATTCACTAGCTGTTTTACCAGAGTTAGCTATACTTATTTTTTGTTTAGTTTCTTCAGAACAAGGTCTACCAAAAGTACCATCTCCACCTTCTGTCATATTGTATCCCTTCTCGGGATTTGTAGAATCGTATTCTTTTATAAAGAACTTTTCTCTTTCTTTAAGTTCTTCTGCATTTTTACAGAACGATATGATATTGATATCAAATCCGTCTGCTCCATACTTTCTAAGAGCGTTATGGAATCTAAAAGAGGAGCCGTGTTCAGCTTCAAATAGATGCTGTTTAAATCTAGCACCAGCTCCTCTATTAGTTATACCTATATAAACTTTTCCGTTTACTTTATTTGTAATCTTATATACTTCGTAACTTAACATATAATTATCTGTTTAAAATTGTTTATATTTGATAAACGCAGATAACTTAATTAAGTTACTCAGGCTGTCAGGTAATTACATGTTAAAGTTAGTTAATTATTATTCTGCCATCATGATTAGCTCCCCACACGCCCGAGGATCTTTCAACATCAATCCGACCTCACCCAAGAAGTGTACTGAGTAACCATCCTTAGCGTTAGAACGAACTTCTGTGTTAGAGTGAGCGTAACCAGCAGGAGTTACAGAACCAGCTGTACACCAGTTAACGAATTCACGATCTTTACGAACTACTTTAACAATGTTAGCTTCACCATCACGACGACCCAAATCCAAGAATGTCATACGGTAAGACTCCAACGGTTTCAAAGTAACAGGATGCAACTGACGATTGTAAGTAGTATTGTCATACAACGGGAAATACTTCAAAGTCAATTCAATACCATTAGACATTGCGTAAGTCTTAAACTGACCACCGAACTTCAAATTATCACCAGAACCAGTTACGAATACTGTGTCAATCAAGTTCATGTTAGCCATCTTTTCTTTAAGTACACGGTCAAATTCACGCATACCCATTTCACCAGTCAAGGCAACGAACTTACGTTCATTAGTACCTAATACATTGTAAGACAGATCAAACAAGAAGTCTTCCAACAGTTCAGCTGTCAAACGAGTGTAGTAACGTCTGTTAGATGGAGCAATCTGTTCCAGCAAACCAGCACCAATAAATGCAGGACGACCATTCTTACCTTTCAGATTACAAGAACCATCTTTGTTTACGTTGTTCTGATTGTATACCAAAGCTCTTTCAAGACGTTTGTACCACTCACGCATTGCAACCCATTCCTGGAATGTAGACCACAAATAAGAAGTTTTACCAGTCTTAGGATCTTTCAAAGCTACTGCCATAACTGTAGAGTAAGCAGAACCTGTGATATCATAAGACAGACGTACTGTAGTCAAATAGTTACGCATCTTGAAGTGAGTATTGTAATTCAGGATATCAGCCTCTTCACTGTATTCTTCATAAGCAGAAGCCAAACGGTTTACTTGGCAACCAGAAGCTAAAACGGCAGGGTCAATATAAGAAGCGGGACTACCATTAGATACAAATACTGTATAAACATACAGGTTGCCATCTTGATACGGAGCGTCCTGAATACGTGCTTGACTCTTATCATCAAATTCGATAGTAGCACCAGGACCAAACCATGCATCTTCCAACCACAAAGTAATAGGAGTATTACCCAAACCTGGAGTAGAATTTTCAGTAATTGCAGCACCATTCCATTTAGCGTCACGAATTGTAACAGCTCTATCTTGGTCGATCATAACACCCCATTCAAATGAAGGCTGATCAATAGTCATTACATTTCCAAGACCACCTGTCAACATATCAAGAGAAGTACTGTAACCATTATCTTTAGTACCAAATACGTATGACAGGATAGTAGATACCTCATAAGGTCTTTGCTGAGAAGCGAGACTAATCTTATTAGTGTCGATCAAATCAGAAAACCATTTACCTTTGTATAATTGGAGGTTATTAAGAATATTATTATCCATAAAATACTAGTAATTTAATTTTTTTATTTATATAATTAATTATTATGATATACGCAGTTGTCGTGCAGCTGAGAACCAAATTGGATCATCATCAGAACCCGTAGCTTGTTTTCTAGATTTAGTAGTAATACTACTAGATTTTAAACTTCGTCTAAACTTATCAATAGCTGAATTATTTCCTTCTCGTTTAGCAGCCTCAATAAGCTTATCAGCATTCATTGTAAAGTATGCTGATTCTATGAGATTCTTAACACCACCCTTAGCATAGTCCTTTTGGTACTTTGTTTTACCGTCTGTGTCTGGCTTAAGTATATAATCCATTAAAACCTTTTTATCTTTTTCAGGGACTGTAATACCACGTATATTCTTTAAGCCTTTTATTTCGCTAACAACGTTATCATAGAATTGCTGTTGTCTCTGTAACTATTCACGATAAGCCTTTTTCTGATCCTCTAATAGCTGTTTCTTCTTTTCCTCTTTAATCTCTTTAAGATCTTCTAAAGCGTCTTGTGCTTCATCTTCAAGTAATCCAGCTTCTTCGTATCTACTTACTAACTTATCAATCTTCTTAGTAGAGAACCCTTTTTCTTTAAGTAATTGTTTTACTACCAATTTCTGATTAGTTTCATCTTCAATGTCAATATCATCTAAATCTAATTCAGCATCAATAGTTAAATACTTCTTTAAATCTCCACCTTGTTTTACGAAATTATCTAGTGCTTCAACTTCTTCACTAGAGTATTCAGGCTTACTATTTTCTTCAATGACATTTTGGAAGTAATTAATTAACTCATCTACACTCTTGGGTTTTTCCTCTCCTTCTTCAAATTCCCAATTGAGTTTTTCAGCCATAGCGTCAAAGAAGTTAGTAACAACATTTTCTTCATTATTATCTTCAACCTCTTCTTCCTCTTCTGTTTCTTCCTCAATAGTTTCTTCTTTACGAGGTCTACCGGGCTTACGTTTTGGTTTATCTTCAATATCTTCTTCTTCAATTTCTTCTTCCTCAGTATCTTGTTCTTCTACTGGTTTTTCTTTCTTATTCTTTACTTCGATATTGTTATTTTTAATATCTTCCAATTCTTCATCGTCTAGTGATTCAAATTCATCAGCGTTAACATTAATGTTTTCATCAACATTTGAATTTCTAAAACCACCGTCTGGATTAGGGATAAAGCTATCTAGTACAGCTTCAAATCCACCTAATGTCATTTTTTTATCCATAATTAAAATATTTAATTAGATTTATTTTTTCTTCTTTTTACCTTTATTCCATTTAGCAGCATTCTAAGCGAATATTGCTCTCTTTCTTGTTACAGGATTCTTACTGTGAGTTAGTTCTTCGGTTGTCTTTCCTGTCTTCTTTTTAGTTGCATTGAACTTACCTCTATTCTCTGGCTTTATCTTTATCTTCTTCATAATTCTAAAATTGTTTATTTACTATTGGATAAGTACCAAGTAAAGGTATCTTGTTAAACCATTTTGTATACTATCCAGGTGTAGCAAATTGAAGATAAGCAGCTTCAATAGATCTCATATCTTTAGGTAATGATCTTATAGCTTTCTTAATCTATCTAGAAGTTACCTTATCTCCTATATTATTAATCATACCGTTCTTAAACATATACTCTCTAAGAGTATTCATATAAGACTTCTATTCTGTACCTTTGCTATAATAATCAGTTTTATCTGGAAATAATGGATTCTTCTATTTTGATAAATCTCTTTTTAACTATGCAAACATAGAGTTGCTATAATCAGGATTTGAACTTTTAGCTAAATTGAAATCTACATAGTGTCCTAATTCATGTCTAGTAGTAGGATAATCTATCTCTGTAAGATTTCTATTTATCTAATACTCAAAATCATCATATCCTGCTGGTTGTCTTCTAGTAATATACCTATTTACAGCTGCATCTTTAGCCTACATTTTAGCCTTAGCGTCTAACTGTTTTATAACAGGATTGGGCAAATTCCAATAATTAGTATTATACTAATTAATTATATCTTCATATACTTTAGCGTAATCATCGCCATATGTATTCTAAATCTATCTAGCTCTTTCCATATAAGCTGGATTAGAATATAGATCTTCAATTATTCTATTTCTAGATTCTATAGCATCATCATATAATTTATATGTACGAGCTTTATCTTCAGCTTCTCTACGGAACAAACTATTTATTTTATCCTACACAGTTCTTCTTACTTCTGGTACATATTTAGAAGAGTATTTAGTTAATCCTCTAGCTATATTAGATATCGCATTACCTGCTAATTTAAATACTGGATTAAGTAAAGCTCCTTCTACATATAAACTACCTAATGGATCTGAATTTGAAACATAACCTGCACCTGGGTTATATCCATATGTAGGATTATATGGATCTCCTTTAGGATCAAAGTTAGTAATAGGTCTTTCACTAGTATTCTGTGGTGGATCTTCATCTACAATACCACCATCTGCATACTTCTTCCAATCCCAGTACTTCAGCTAGGGATTATTCTCCCTAGCCTACTTATACTGTTGCATTCTCTATCTAAATGCTTCACGTTTCATAATTATTTACTTTTCTTTCCACTTTTAGATGACTTCTTGCCACCTTTCTTTCCACCACATGCCATAATTATAAATTTTTAATATAGTTAAACCAATTTTTCTTATTCTCTCTATAGGTCTTTTTACGATTTTTTATTTTATACTTATTCGTATTAATTTCGTAATCAGATTTATCTTCATTTGCATATGCTTCCATTTCATAAGGGATTGTATAGTATGCCGATGATGCTGGATAAGTAATAGGATTGCCCTTAATCCATTCCCATACATAATCAGCGTAATACTTTAACCAACTACCCTTATTCTTAGCCTACTGTAAATGTATATTTTCGTGATTCCAAGTAGTAGTTTTAATATCAGATTCTTTCTTTTTAGTCAAAATATATCCACACCAACTCATTGCAGAGTATCCACTAAAAGGATAATGATCCATATGTTTATACTATACTTTATCTTTATTCTTAGTAGTAGTAAATAATTGTTTTACTAACCACCATGTTTCTTTAAACCAGTTCATAGTTATTTAGATTTAGATTCGCCTACTACTTTATTTCTCAAAGCTGTCTTTGCCTTTAGCTTCTCTCTATCCATAGCAGCTTTATCAGACATACGTTGCAACTCAGTTTCATGCTTCATTCTATCTTTTTCAAGCTGTATCTTCTTATTTTCAGCTTCTCTCTTCTGTTCTATTTCTCTACGCTTATTGTTGAGTTCTAATTGTTTAGTAGCAATATCAGAATTTATCTTCTACTATTCTAGAGCTTGTTTTCCTATTTCAATTGGATCAGGAATTCCATTCATATCTTGATCCATATTCTCAGCACCACGATAAGCATTAAGTTGTGCTACAGTAATTTTAGTAGCATTGTCTTGATCTACTTTATATTTTTCAAGATCCATTTCAGCTTCTTTAAGCATAAGCTCTTCTTCTTTAAGCTGATTCTGTTGTTCTGCCATTTGCTGTTGTGCTTGTTGTTCAGCTTGCTGCTGTTGCTGCATTTGTTCCATTCTTTTCTGTTCAATTTCCTCAAGTCTATTCTTAATCATACTCATATTATCTAAAGTAATGATTTCAGCAATATCTAATAGACTAGCACCATTCTACATAGCAGGTTGTAACAGTTGCTTTAATTGATCTATATATTGTTGATTCTTAGTGCTATCATCTACAAATATATCCATATCTTCATAGAAGAAATTATCAGATAATTGTACAAATGCTCTAGTGGCATCATCCAATATATAATTCAAGTATCTCTTACTATCTTTCCAAGCTGCTTTAGAAGTATTCAACAACATAGTTAATACTCTTCTTTTTACCTAATTGTGATTCCAGAACCAAGGTTCAGTAATATGATAAGACATATTAACAGCAGTATTAGCATTACTTACTAATTCACTAGCAGCAATCTGTCCTTGTCTTTGTGGAGTAATACCAGTAAGCTTAGCTACCATGTCTTCAATCTTTTGCATCAACTGAATATATTCAGCTATTACATTACTCATAGTTAAGTCCCAAGAAGACAACTAGTTGAATTGAGATGGCTTACCTCCTTCACGTCCTGGTATATCCCATCCTTCGTCATAAGGATTAATAAAAGCTACACCTAGTGCACTTAAGTAATGCATCCACTTGTTAACATCAATATTCATAGATTTGGGTATCTAAGTAATATCCATTACTGCTACTTTACCTTTATCTCTAGATAATGCTAATTCAAGTCTATACCATACTACAATATACATATACTGTAACGGTTTCATCATACTTACTAATGATCTAGGCTTACTATTAGTATTGTTATACACTACACCAGTGTAAGGCAATTTCTGTGAATTAGGATTATCAGCAGATATATGTTGATATTCAATAGGCTGAATCCCTATGTACATATCATCACCAATTCTATATCCTTCCCATACTTCAATAATCCAATCCCATTCTACAGATTGTTCAGTACCTGTTACTTTATAATCTTCATCTACTTGAAATTCTTCAGCTTCTCCAGTTTCTGGATTTAGTAAAGTAACAAATCCTATCTTTTTGAAAGATTTCCAACAGCAGTGATATACTGTTATATGATCTACATCAAACGGATTATCTGTAAAACTATTGATCTTATGCAATTTAATAGATTCATAATCCATACTAGTCTTTCTTATTTCTGGATTATTACCAGCTCCGGGTCTTTGATCAATAAGTTCTAATAATTCATTTAGTTGTCTTTCAGACATTTTATCATAGAATCTATCGTATATCTCAGTAGCAGACATAATCATCTTTCTACGACACCATGCGGCATCATCTATGAATTCTAAGTCTAAAGAATGCTCATAATCAAAGTACATAGGGTTTACTCTTTCTACGTAAGGATCGCCATTAATTACACCTATGTAGTATATTTCTTCTCCGCCTATTAAAGCATCTTTCCAACCTTTATAGAATTCGTGGGTAAGATTCAACTTCCTCTTTAGGAATTGTAATGCGTGATAAGCTTCAGTTTCTGCTATATCTTTATAATCTTTCTATAGATACTTAGCTATAGCTTCTGGAGTCTAGATTTCTCCTGTAGCTAATGCTTGTTCATATCTGGCTGCTTGTTCTGGACTTAACTTACTAGCTATAGTAGCCTGAATATAATCCATTAGCATTTCTTTGGCTTTTTCCTGTAGCTCACTAGCAGCTATATCACTTGTACGTTGTGGATGAAAATTAAAAGGTCTCTTAGTTTCTTCACCAAGTAACTGATCTACATATGGTTTGATGATATTATAATCCTATGCCATAGCAGGAAACCCATCATCTTGTTTAAATGGATTAGTTACATATTTAAGATCCTTTTCATTATATATGCTATTATATAAATCATAGTAAGTCTACATCTCGTCAGATCTAGATCTACCATTACCACCAAATCCTGAATCTCCAGCGCCTACTACATAGTCTACGCAGGCTTCTTTCCAGGCTTGTGTCTTCTTTGACATTGGTAGTTTCTGTGCAGGGAAACTTTTAGTATTCTTCATAGTTAAAATGTATATACATTATCGTCATTAGAAAATACTCTAGGAGTATCGTCATTGAACCAACTCTGCGCAAAAATTGGTCCATCAAAGAGCATCTTCTATTTATTTTCTTTTTCTTTCTTTTTAACAACTACATTATACAGTTGTTCTCTATATATCATAACCTACATCAACGCCATCACTCGGTCAAAGTTACCTGTATCATTATAGCTTATTAGCTCTTCTAATAGCGGCTCTGATAGTATCCTAGTTAGGTTTTTCTTACCTGGAGCATACTCTTCATTTAACCATTCTTTGATCATACCTTCACCCCATTGTTTTATCTACTTATTCATATGACAACCTTTTCTTCTTTGTACTTTAGAATTACTAACTATATCGTTAATAATATCAGGCTGATCAGCTAATAAGTAATCGCAATGTTTAGCAGTAAAGTAAGGGAATAGACCTTTGCGTTCATTTTCATACATTATACGTGCATTATAGTATAATGCTAACTTACGTAGATTCTCATAGTACTCTTCAGCTGTTGCAGGTCTACCAGTATATTCAGCTACTATAATATCATAATACTCTTCAAAGTTCTAAAACCTCTTATATACTATAGATGATCCTAATGAATTAGTACCAGACTAGTCATGATCATAAGGGTCTACACCTATTATATATAATCCAGCTGTTGCATCTTTAGCTGGATGTTCCCATATAACTATTGAACCAGTAGGATCATCATCTTTACCAAGTGGATACTTAGTAACATCGCCATGTTTCTTAGGTATCCATTTGATACTACCAGACTCATCGAATATTAAATCACCTACTTGTTTATGATTCTATAACTAAGTATTAGTACGAATAAGTCCTAATTGCTCCTACAGTTCCTTCTTAGGAAATATATTACCGTTAAATTCCAACATTGCCTCTTGTGGAGTAATAGGACGCTCTGCAACATAACGGTCTATAGCTGTAGTATTAGTAGCTGTACTTATTACCTTTCTACGTTCATCTAATATAAATTCAAGGGAAGGTTTAGTAATAGTATTACCATCATCATCCATGTATATTCTATTACCATCATCATCTCTAGTATCTAGATTAGTATACTATGGAACAAAGAATCCACACAATTTATCTGTAGGTGTACTATCCCATATGTTCTCAAATCCTAAACAATTGTATCCATCTGGATTATAGAACATATCTTTCATAGTTTCAAATGCAGAGCCTTCGTCACCACCAGTTCCCCATACAATCATAGTACCAAACGCTACACCGTCTTGTTCTACAGATGGTCTAGCAATTTGCCACGCAGCACCTAATTCTGAGAATGAACCTCCTTCTTCAAATAGAATTAATTTAGCACGTTTACCACGTACTACATCAGGATTATCTTTCAAAGTAACGCCAATAATCTCTGACTTATAACCCATTTCTACTTCATTGCCAAATTCATCTTTAGTCCAGAATCCAGCTCGTTTACGCATAGTACTGTTAACAGATCGTTTCTTACCCCAAGCTGTATTCTTATCTATAAAGTCCATATAGTCCCAAGCTTTAGTAAGAATACCATCTTCGGTAAGATACTGCTTGTTAGAAGCGTATATATATGTTTTACTATTAGGTATCAAATAATAATTACGACACGCCATAGCTCCACCTTTATAGCTATTATGTGTTACTACGAAATCTCTAGTTATATATAATTGATTATCATGATCTACTCTAATACATCTTTGCTTTTCTTTATACCCAAGATTTCTAACTGCTTTTATACCTATAGAATTATATTTATATTCTCGGTGTCGTAAATTCTATAATTTTCTTTCTAATTTAAATATAGGTTCTTCTGTAGTAATACACACTTCCCAATGAGGTAAAGTATCTGACTTATAACCATTTCCGAAATCTACATCAGTACGACCAGGAATCATTTTAGATTTTCTGCATCTTATACCTAAACTTCTACATATAAAAATTAAATCATCTATTAATCTTTCGGATGTACTTACGAAATTACAGCTACCTGTAGAACTAGATGAACCGTCGGTATCCATAAGCCCTTGTAATAATTCTAATCTGGTGTTTACATCTGCATATTTATAATCGTCTGGTATAAACTTATTTTCTGCTTTTACTCTTACACCATACTGTTTTAGATATCTTCCTAATTGGTGTTTTGTTTTATTATGTGATACTATCACATATGCAAATCTATCGTCTACTTTTTTAATACTATAATTTGGTAGTTTCTCAGTTAAAATATCTACAATCTACTAATCGTCTGTAGAAAATCTTATCTGCGTTCCGCATATGTATCCATCTCCTAACAATACACCCATTACGTATGGATCTACTAACGGGGCAGTTTGATTAAAATGCAAAGGATTAATTGATGGTAATTTGTATGGATAACAATATTTTCCAGGACTACCTTGCTACAACTTTAGTTTACTGTATTCTTCTGTAGTTTTAATATGTAATTTTCCTCTTGTAGAATTTAATGTAGACCATAAATGATTTTTGCCACATCTTACTTTTCTACCATCCTACAATTCTATTTCCCATACCTCTTGTTCACCTTGTTCTATTATTTCAATAACTTTACAAGGATCACCGCAAGGATTCATTACTAAATCTCCTACTTTTAAAGATCCCATTTCTACAAAACCAGTAGGTGTAAGAACTGGTTCACTATATGGCTATTCATATCCTTTACGACGTGATTTAAGTAAACATATGTGTTTTCCTTTATCTTCTGCTTCTTGTACTGCCTAGAAGTAGAAATAGTCATAATCATAGAAATCAGGGAATGTTACTACACTATCTCTTTTTACTTTAGTTTCTCCGTTAGGTAGTTTAGTAACAGTGTTAACTATACGTTGCATTGGACAAAAGTTAATATAAAAATAGTTATACCCAGTGATGTAATCTCCATCCTCTGCGGTATAACCATTAATGCAACGATCTTTCTATTCGTCCCAGTATTGAAAGTATTCTGATGAACCAGCTGGATATAAACAATAACGCCCTGTAGTTAAAAACTACAGAGCTGGCTATCTAAATTTATCAGAATTTTTAATTTTCTTCTAGAAGTCAATCATAGTTTCTTAATATGTTTAACATGTCAACAAGTAGATTGTATCAATTCTTTCTTCCAAGTAAATCCTTTACATGTTTTAGCTTTACCATTACAAGCTCTTTTAATAGAATTATAATCCGTATTTACTGCTTTTGCAGCATTATGCATACCTTTAAATGTATTTAATAATTCTCCATTTTTGCTATATTGATAAACAAAATATTTTGTAGAAGAATTTCTTAACTTCTCTTTTTGTATTTCTGACATCTTTTTTCCTTTATTTAAACCAGGCATACCTTTATACCAGTCAGAATTGCAATGTCTATTAGTTTCATATTCTTTCCACAAACTGTATATTTTGTCTTTTTTCTTCTCTAATTCTTCTTTAGAAAAGTCAGCAATAAAATTGTTACAGAAAGGATGTATATATTTATTATTACATAATTTACTTATATTTGATCCGCTTAGACCAGTTATTGTAGATGCGGCTTTTATAGTATGCGCATATATATAATACTTATCTATAAAATTGTACATATATACTCGTTTTCCTATAATTCCATCTCGTATTAATTTCTTAGTATTTTCAGAAACTTTCTTTCTTTGTTCTTCTGTCATCTTCAAACCAAGAACACCAAAGTCTCCACCTTTAGTACAATTATATCCTTTAGTATACCCTTCATATTGCTCTATGTATTTTATTTCTAAATCGTCTAATTTATTTATTAACTGTTCTGTAGTAATTGATTCGTCGGGTATAAAAGATTCTACTATATCTATAGTAAAGTTATGTAATCCGTATTTTTCTATAGCTCTATATAATGGTAAATCGTATCGTTTATTTCTAATATTGCTAAGATGATGTTTGAGTCTTTTTCTTATAGATACTCCTTGACCAATATAACATTTACCATTTATATTGTTTTTAAATAAGTAAATTCCAGCTAGTTTTGGATCTATATCTCTATACGTCATTATTAATTTTAATTAGTTGGAACGGTAGGATTCGAACCCACACACATACCGGGTTAGAGCCGGCGACGCTACCATTACGTTACGCTCCAGTGCCAGGGAATATTTAATGTCTGTCCCTGTCAGACCTCTCTATCAGTTCAACGAGATTATTTCTTAAACAAACTCTTTAGCCAATGAATAGTACGCTTGATAATACCTTTCTTCTTAGGTTCAGCTACTGCTTCTTTCTTATATTCTTCAATTAAAGATTCACTAGCTTCTTTAACTGCTTTATCTGCTTTTTGTTTGTTATCAATTTCTTTTTCAAGCACATCACAAATTTCTTCAGTGCTATTGCATTTTGTTAAATCAAGTACTTTCTTCATAGTTTCTTTATTTATATTCATATAACGTACTCATTAATTTATTGTTATAAACTTGTGTATAATTTGCACAAATTAAGCTAATTCATAAGGATTAATCTGAGCATCTCCACGTACTTTAGTAGTACTAACTTCTTCAGCTTTAACTGCTTTTTCGAGGAAATCTAGTGTCTGAAAAGTAGCTTTTACTTTTTCCATACCAGCTAATAGATCTTTAATCTTCTTTTCATCTAGTTGCTCTTCTAGAGAATCTTCGTAATACTTACTAATAGTATCTACTTTGTTTCTCATACTATCCAGCATCCTCAGATTCCTAGTGTATATTAGCTTCTTATAATCATCTTCACAGGACTTCTCTTCTACTGTAAGATTATAATTCTCATCACCAAAGTATAACTACTTAAGCTTCTTTTCTCTGATATCTGGTTCTAACTGAAGTACATATGGAGATTTAAAATACCACATAAGTACTATATAACTTATTACATTTGTAGCTTGTGTTTTGTCTGGCTTATCAGCCTCCCATAACTTTTTAAAGAATGGGAGACCTAAAGCATCAGGGTGTATTACTACTTTACCACCATTGATATCAAATAGTTTCATCGTATAGATTCGCAACAATCACAACATAATCCTTCGTTATTAATTTCGCTTTGCTTACTAGCTTCATATTTTTCTAGTCTTACAAAGTAATCTTCAAATAATTTTCCCGGTACTAAAAAATATTCTGTTTTGTTGTATCTATCTTCAATACCATAAAAACTGATTATTATATCTCCAGGTTTAGCTGTATATTTATGTTCACCATTAATATATACTTCGCTCTCTTCTTTTATACAATATGCATTTCTAAGAAGGCTGTTAGACCCCAATGGTGCTGGATTCAAATTGTTATCTAATTCAATAGGATAACATTCATTACTTATTAAAACTTTCTTCATAATTACTCAATTACTTCTTCAACACTAGGTTCAAAATTCTCTGGCATGAATTCTTCAGGATGCTGAGCTCTATATTCTTCTTCTGCTTTAGTATTAGTAATAGCGTCTAATAGTTGATAGAATTTCAATTCTACCGCTTCTTGTTGTTCAGCAGGAATCTGATTAGTGATTAATTTATTCATTAACTCCTTCATTACATCCTCTGTGAATTCTCCTTGGACAATATCGGTCTTATATCTACTATCACCGATAACCACTTCTATAAAACTTCCAACCCCTGATGCACTTACTGGAGTAATTGTAATATTTAAATTTTCCATAATTATTCTTTTACTTCTTTAATTTCATTATTTTGTTCTGCTGTAGCTTCTCCGAATCCTTTTTCTCCTCTTTCTGTTTCACTCAATTCTTCTACCAAAGTAGGTTCTAATATAGAACAAGGAACAATGACTAACTGAGCAAATGGTTCATCTGTAGTATATACTGTAGGAATAGCATCTGTAGTTACTTTAAATTTAGCCATCAACTCTCCACGATAATCAGAATCAATCACTCCAATACCATTACACATAATAATAGATCTTTTAGAGATAGATGATTTCATACAGATAAATCCAACATATCCTTCAGGAATTTCTACAGCAATATCAGTGTGATACACTAGTACTAACTTACCACTATTATCTACTTCTTGAGTAATACGAGTAGTATATAGATCTAATCCTGCACTACTACTAGTAGCTCTAATAGGCAACTTACCTTCAGATTTTTTAATCTCTTCTGTGCCGTCTTCTTTCTTTACTGAGTAATCTAACTTTTTAAATTTCAATTGTTCCATAAATCTTTTTCTACTTTTCTATAACCTTCTTCTAAAACTTCTACTATCTCTTTAATTATTTCATTCTTAGTTGTGTCAACATTAAGACCTTGTGTAATTTCTTTAGAGTGTACAATTCCATGAGTAATACCTTCTTCATTTTTACGTATGAAGTGAACGTGTAAAGTAGGATTACCAATACGGTTTTTATTTACATCTATATCCTATGTTTCCCACCAAATGGCTTCTAAATTATTCATCTTGTTCAATATCTTTTGTATTAATACTAATTGCTTTACCGTGATGAAATCCCCAATCTAAGAATACTGTATTGCAAAGTACATGATCTATATGAGGTAGTCCACTTTCAGGATCTATTAATTCTCCTTTGTCTATCGCAGTAAGATGTCTTAGTAATGCTGCTTTATATCTTTTCCAAAAATCTGGAAGGTTTTGCCAACTGTTATCTGAGTATTTCTGAGCTCCGTAAGTAAGTACCTTACCAATGTTTTCAACAATATCTAATGGAACTAGATCCATTCTTACTTTACCACAATCATATTTCTTACCATCATTCTCCATCTTCAATATACTTATTAGTTAAACAATTGTACAATCCTTTTATCTGTAGCTGTCTAGTTTCAATACTATCTGTATCTTTCAACTTAGCTAAACCTTCTAGAATATCATCTAGAAATTCATTATATGTTAACGAATAGTCATTTATCTTTTTATCCGCAACTTCCATTAATTCCCTTAACTCTTCGCTGATATTAGAACCTAATCGTTTAGTATTGTTCTTCTCAAACTCCCATAGAGCTAATGAATCTTCTTTACTTTGTCTTTCCATATTCTTCCATTACTTTAATAAAACATCCAGCTACCCAACCTACTAAATATGCATATCCTTCATTGCTACTTGAAAAATCTTCACTGTTCATACCTGTAACTTCAAAGTAATAGTCAGTAATATGCACGGATTCATGTGCTATATTAGATCCATCTACTAATTCTGGTTTGTATATTATACATAATATTCCAGTAAAAGAATTAGAGTTTTGAACTACAGGTCTGCATTCTGCTATTACATCATCGTGATATGCATCAATCATTTCTTCTTGAGCCTTTTCTCTTATTTTATTAAACTCAGGAGTAATGTCTAATATGGTAAATTTCTTGCATAGAAACTGTATATCTTCTTCACTATCTACTACAGCTATCCAAAGCGTTCTAGGATATATATTAGTAAACTTTCTTAGTATCATATTCTCAACAATCTGTTATCATTAATTGCTATATACAATTGCAGTTTGTTAATTAAGGCAGGATCAAAGTATATAGTATCTAACCAATGAATTTTATAACTAGGATTTAAGCATTCCTCAATAAATTGTCTCATTTTGTTTCTTTGTATTTCTTTTTTAATTTAAGTTTAAATAAGTAAGCAAACATTATATCCTTAATATCCTCATTATTTGACATTACTTCTTTAGCAAATTTAAATGGACTGTTACATATTACTTCTATAACAGGATATGGTAGATTATATTTATTTGCGAGACTTGAGTAAATTGATATCTTTTTTTGCTGTTGCATTTATATAATATTCACTAGTTTCTAACTCTGTTAAAGATTCTCTGATGGTATTAGGTCTAATAGAATTTATTATTACTATGATATCATCTTCATCCAAGTCACGATTTCTGTATAGTATATCAGATAATTTCTTGATTTCTTTATTAGAGTAAGGTTTCTTTGGAACAAAAGAAGTTAATTTCAGATTAGAACGTAAGTTAAAGAGATGTCTAAAATATCGTACTAACCTATTACTTCTATTCTCTACATGTACTATATGCCCATTATCAAAGATCATATAGAAATGTTTATTATTTATTTTATTGTTCATTTACTCTTAGTATTAATGTTATTTGCACCCTATCTTTTATTATCTCTGGAATTAGTATCTTATTAACTACTAATTCATCTTCTGCTTTTCCCTGTACTAAAAGACCCTCTTTCTTGAACTTACTTATATATCTACTTAAGTTATCTGGAGTAATACCCATAGTACTTTTAATCATCCTACGATTGTCAGTATTAGCTACATTTTTACTTACACCAGGTATTGGAGTAAAGTTCACATCTAATTCAACGAACTTGGTAAGTAACTCCAATTCCCTATTTGTAAGTTGTAGTATACCATTTAAAGCGTTAAGGTATTCATAGTAAAGATTGCCTTTATTAACAGTCTTTACTAATTTATTCATCTAACAAATCTTTAATACTATTGAGAACTTTATTTAAATTATGGTATACAGTTTCTGCTTCTACTTTAACACACTGTTGAACATTGCCTTCATTATAATCCTTCATCAATTCGCTATAATCTTTAGTATATGTATCAATCAAAGTATTAACGTATTCTTTTACTTTCTCTAACTTATCGCAACAGCATTCACATTCATCCACACCTTCTTGTGCTTCTTCACTGTACCAAATTACATAATCTTTATTAGCTAATTCTTCCATAGTAGAAGAATCAAACGCCATTGAAGTATAAGTTTCTGTATCTGATACTACTTCAGATTTCTGAAGTTCCCACAAGTTTAAATCTTCAACTTTAGTAAACACATCACCTTTTTCAGCGAAGCTAAAATCCTTAATTACTTTGTATCCTTCCATATGTCTAACTTTTTATTTAATATCTTTTGTTTAAATTCTTGTATCTTATTAAAGTTTTGTTTACACTCTTCGTAACCATCAATTCTACCTTGAATGTATCCTTCGTGTTTTCCTTGAGCATAAGTAAGAGCACCAAAGCCAATAACACTTACAAGTATTATTATTATTGTTCCCATAATGCCCTTAAAACGCACTAATATAAAAAGTGTTTAAAATATTTAACATTTATTAATGTTTAGTAAAGTAATAGCAAAAAGAATGCCCCGCTTTGATGGCAGGGCAGCGATTTAATACTCTAAAAACATTCAATTCATGAATGATAGCTTATTTAACGACTTTGGCTACAACGTCGTATGGCTTAACTAATTGTGAGTCTTTAAATAGATCAAAGTCTTTAGCAAATTTCTTAGGGTATACTATAGTATCACCAACCTTAATGGTACTATCAGCACCGGTTGGAATAGATAGAACAATACCTTTTGCAAAATCTGATTCAACTTCTTTAGTATGAGTCTTTACTTCATACTTATTAAAACCTTCTTCATCCTTTTCACCAGTAGGAATTTGCTCTGTATATTCTTTAGTAACCATGATAGGAGCTAAAGGTTTTACCAATATATCTTTTTCAAAACTATATTCCAATCCGTTTACCACTGTTTCTAGTACTTTATCTTCCATAATATTTACTTTATAATATCTATTAACGCAGTAAGTAAAGTAAGGTTACTCATCCATATGATTAAATTTGCGCTTAAATATATATCCTTTATGACATATATCCATTCTATCTTTAAAGTTAGCGCAATTCATATTATTAACAAACGCACAACCTACACAACAACCTTTACTAAGTTCAGGAGTAGCTATATAAGTTTTATTCCTGAAAACATACTCAATTCTATCTGCTTTTTTTTGTTCGTTCTTTTCCATAGTAATACCGTTTTAGGGGCTACCTTTTTTATTCAACGACCGCCAGAAAGGTAGCTAAACTGAGCCTACTTACG